AACAACTGGGCTGAAGAAGAGCGGACCCTTTCTAACTTCCTGTTGCATCTTCTCAATGAGTTGCCTGTCTCCGTCGTCTTTGGCCTTTCCAATGAATGGGAACATAACCTCCAATACTGCCTTGAAGGCCTCGGCCGTTGCCTTTGAACTTGTTCCGGCGATCAAGTCCGAGAACCCTTGTGCGATAACTCGAATCTTGTTCGCTTCAATCTCCTGGTGTCTGAGCCAAACACCGATGAAGATTGCCTCTCTGATAGAGCCCTCTGGAGGAAGGCGACCTGACGCTTTCGCGAATTCATAGAGCAGGTTCGCCTTGGCCCAACCTTCAGCGGACTCTAGCCATTTTTTAGTCCGTCCGCCGTAATGAGCTTGCGCACTCGCAAGTCGAACCAGACGTAATTGATGCCCATGTCGGCAACGATGTACCCACTCTTCTTAAGGATGATTTTGAGCTTTGCCTCGAACAGCTTCTCGTCTGGCTCCCCGGCTTGATTGCGATGATCCGGGAGCATCCTGTCGTTGATGGCAACCAGCGAGCAAGTGAGGAGACAAAGATTGTACTTCTCGAGCAGGTACTGGTCAGAGATGTTCTGCTCTCGTGCGATGTATCGCTTTACGAATAGGCTTTCTTCAGGTGTAAGTGAGCGGAACGTTGGTTCGAACTTACCAGGTATGATTGGAACTCGCTGTTGGACTTCGTTCTTGTAAAGTAGGTCCTCGAACGACATTGGAGCGCATCGAGCCTCGATCTCTTCACGCCGCTTCTTGTTGTTGAGCAACCTCTCAGCTTCCGAAGCTCGTAGATCGTCGAAGTCCAGTAGGTCGAAAGGACTTTCTTCCTTCTTCTCCTCTTTTTTCTCTGATTTCGGCTCCTCTGGAGGTATCGGTTCGTTCTTTTGCGCCTCAGCAATTTCCTTTAGTTCCTTTAGCTGCTGCTCAGTTTGAGGACTGAGGATTGGAGAACCTGCAGGCCTTGGCTGGACACCTCCATCATCAGACAACCCAGATACAGCATTCTTTTGGTCTCTTAATGCCTGAAGTCTCTTGAAGTCAGGCATTGATGACCTATCACCACGTACTGGGTCGTTTCCTTTAAGCGCATTCACGCCACGATTCCTGGCGTTCTCAATCTTCTTTCTGTACTCGGCCTCCTGCTCTGGAGTGAGTTTTTCCTCACCAAAAACAATCGCAGATTTACCTTCGGTCATTCATTCTTCTCCTTCTGGAATTGGAAGTCCTTTACGAAACTCCTGTGTCAGGTTGACAGGTCGTATTAGTTCCCTCACCTCACCATGCGGGCCCCTGAAGAATTGTATGACGGGCTGGTTTCTTGGGTCTGTTGGAGGAACTGGGACGTTCGGTTCCTGCGGCTCCTGAGGAAGACCTCCGTGCCAAACGTTTCCGCACGTCAAGCATCTCCAAGTAACCATTCCTTGAACGTTACGACCAGTGTAATTCTCAGCCTTGCATTTCGGGCATCCCCTCATCCGAACCGGCTCTTTTGAAGTCGGTATGAAGAGTGGGTTCCTATCGTTCTCGTCCATGTTCGTCATCCACCACGACGATCTTGGCCCCTATGGCCTTGGCATATTTCTCAAGTGTTTTGATGGAGGGGTGTCCCTGCCTACCGCTCTCAATGTTGTAAATCTGCTGCCTCGAAACTCCCATTCTTCGAGCCAGTTCAGATGCGGTAATACGCTGATTTCTTCTTATCCGAATCAGCGTCTTCAAAACCTTTGTCACGGCACTCTCCAGCAAACCCTGTGAAGACGCTAGCCTGAATGTCGATGACTTTGGCGGCAATCTCATCTTTCAAGACCTGCTGGATGAGCGCCCACCCCACGTCTTCTGTCAGCCTCTTGGAGATACCAAGACGAACGCGAAATCCGACGTTTTTACCTCCAGGTGCTGCTATAGCATCGACACCGACGAAAACAACTCCTGCCATGGCAGGTAGAGACTGAAAACGCCTCTCTATCTCCCTGGCAAACCCTGCTGCTTCTTCACTGACGTATGGTACGTCTCTCACGAAAAAATTAGATGAGCACACGAAATGAGAGGTGTCAAGTTATTCGTGTACTTAGGTATAAGGGTTTTGAGTCGCAAGACTCGTAACCTCACGATTTACGATTTTTGGAGGAGCAGTGGGCTACATACAGTTCAGTGAGACCATAGATTGTCTCACCCAAAGTGAAAAAGAGTGGGTAAAAACACGTCTTAGCACGGTCGATGCTTCAGAGTTTTTGTGGGAACTCAATGGTGATCGGCTGTGGATACACTCGAAGTTCGGCAACCCGCTAAAGGTTGTCGAGTTCGCCAGAGAGTTCCTGAAGAAATTCAGGCCGGAAGACAGTTTCTCAATCACTTGGGCCTGTTTCGAAGACGATCCGAGAGGAGAGTTCGAGGGTGGTGGGGCATTCGTGACGGCTAGATCGACGAAACTGTTCTTCCCAAAGAACAAGGTGGAGGAAGAGCAGGACAAATTCGTCAGTAAACGTAAGGGAAAGTGAGGTGACCCTGTAGTTCCCCGACCTTCATCACCCAAGAAGAGGGCTCACCAAGGTCGGGGAACTACATAGTCGGTCGTTACTATACCTCTTTTTAGACTTTATGCAAGGAGAAATGCAAGATGGCGAAAGGAGATCAAATTCTGGACCTGGAGCAGGTCCTATTTGTCCTGCAGAAAAAGAACCCAATCACTCAGGAATGGGTAACACAAAACCGCCACGTCTATCGCGGTAGGACAGATGCCAACGCTGTTCTTCAACGCATTCGAGAGGACCCTGCTCACAAGGGAGAAGAGTGGAGGGCATTGCAGAAGCAAGAAGCCGAACGATACAGAGAGGGATGGAATGACTGCGCCGAATACGTCGAACGGGTTTACAAGGTGGTTGTCTACGATGAAGAGCCTGATACTCCGAATATGGTATTTGCTCCTCGGCGCGCTCATAGCGGCCCTAACCACGGAGTGCGTGCACCTCAGAAAAGAGGTGGATGAGCTCTCTCAAGTGGCCAAAAAGTCGCTTGAGATGGTCGAACGTACGAATTCTACTTCGGTCGAGTGCCTACAAACTCTGTCGGACGTGAGAAGGAATCTCAATCAAACGCTCCAAGACACGAAGATCCAAAGCAATGGCTACCAGAATGTAGCCACGTACAGATCAACTGAGTCCGTTCTGGCTGCTGGTAGCAAGTAGAAGAAAGATACATTGTCAGAGGTATAAGGATACAGACACGAAAGACGCGCCTCATTCGTGAGGCGCGTCTTTTATAGCCTACAGAAACGGTGAATCATGGCGACCGAATGGACAGTAGAGGATTTGAAAAACTTTCAGGACAGGATAATGGAGCTCGGGAAGCAAATCCTCACTCAACACAAGTTCTTGCTTCCCACGTTTTTCGTTCTCACGAGGAAGATGGAGCTCGATCCATGGTTGCGGGGGAATGTGCTTGATATATCCACAATGAAGCGTCCAGAAAAGATGGACGAGGCTCCGGGTGAATTCATCATATTGGTGATTTCTTCGGACTGGAACGACGCGAAGACGCTTCAGCACATGATCAAGTACATGTTCAATGACCCAACGGCCATTGAACATGACATGAACGTCGTGCGGAAGTCGGTCAAGTCACTCGGCCTTGACGACTTCCGCATCGATGAGGCCATCGTCGAAGCGTTCAAAAGAGTGACCGGCATGAGCGCCAAGGACATCATCGCGTCCTTCGTGAAAGTACTTTGTAAGAAGACGGACGCCATCGCCTACGTGCAGGTCTGCGAGGCTTGGGTCAAGGAAGGAACGAATAACAAATCTGACATACCGACAGACCTGTCGAACGACGTCGATGCCGAGGAAGTACTGATGTGTGCCATGGAAACGAAGCTGAACTACAGCCGCTTCATCCGAGAGCACTTCACCAGAACCGAACGTGGCAAGGGCGACATCATTGGATGGGGCAAAAAGAAAGTGCTCGAAGACAACGGAAATAGTGGGCAATTTCTGACAGGACGATTCTTCGGTCTCATCAGAGAAGATAGGGCCTCGTAATAGGCCCGGTAGTCTCATGGACTCGGCTATCGTTGGTGGGCCACGATCCCACTCAACCACGACAGATTCTTTCTACCAAACCATTTTCGTGTATACTGTGTTCTGATGAGCGGAGGACTGAATGAGCAAGAGCCGTCGTTTGGAACTCATCGATGAGTTCAAAGAAACTCACGACAAGTACCTTGAGACGTTATGCCTCTTCGAATCGCCGGAAAATCGTAAGCCTATCATCGAGGAGTCGGTTAAGAAGTTCAACGAACTTCTGTCGAAGGCAGAACGTGGAGAGTTGGATGAGAAACAGCTGGAGGCTCTCATCGAAGCCATAAAGGAGTCTGATGCTAGCCTCAGGTACCCAAAAGGGGCCTGCGGGAGAGACTGTCTTATGGCATTCCTACGGGCGCAAAATATCGTTGTCTGGAGCGCCATCAAAGCGAGGCTCGAAAAGGAAGTGGTGTTCGCTCTCACAGATGCAAGCTTGAGCATCGTTGCGGACACCATCTCATCCCTTCTCAACCTGGCGGCCAGCGATCTGAAGCCGTGGGAGGCAAGGGAAAAAGCCCACGAAATACTGAGTTCGACAACCGACACTCTCGTCGGCATGGCCGATGGGATTACAAACAGTCGTGTACTATCGGTGAAGCCGCCAAAAGAAGAAGACAAGAACAAAGGGTTCGTTAATTGAGGTACTCTGGAGCTGTATGAAGCCTGAAACAATCAGGGCTTTTCTGGATGAGCTGACAAAGATTGGAAGCACTGCTTTCACTCCGAAGCAGTACAAGAAGCTCTTCGGCCCAAAGCACCTTCGAAAGGGCAAAGAGTTCGTGAGCCCGAAGGACAACGTACCGGCTTCGCAGTTCCAGAGTCTTACTCCGAACGACGCGACATACAACCCCATCAGCTCGGCGAATCGAGTTGGTGAAGGTCGTGAGACTCCTGGCGGACCTCTCTAGACTGGCCGCACATCTACCACACAGAAAAGCCAAGGGTTCAGTCGTTGAACTCTTGGCTTTTCTGTTTTTCTCTCCCAAACAGGTTGACATGACACTCAATGATGTTCTTCCGCGCGTGTTGCCGATTGGATGGACGAAGAACCAGTCGATGTTTTTCAACGGTCACGAAATTGCCAGCTTCTCACACAGGAGTGGGTTAAAGGTGATGGTGAGCGTCGAGACGTATCCCGACAAATCCATCTGGCATCACGTAAGCCTCTCGTTCCAGAACAAACTGCCGAGCTGGGACGACATCAGATCGGTGAAGACGCTCTTCATGGGCAAGGACAAATTGGCCATTCAAATTCTTCCAAGAGAGGACATTCCGGGTGAGTACGTGAACGCTCATCCGAACTGCTTCCACATCTACAGGAGGCTGGACGGAGACACACTTCCAGGACTAGCACCAAATGACAGGACAATCACGTAAGAAAAGACCCTATGGACGTTGGAGGGTCAGACGAGACGACCCTGTTCATAGAATCGTCATCTATCCCTCTGTAACTGGACCGCACAGGATATTGGTAGAGGGGCTACGAGAATTAGAGAGGAACGTCGACCCAGGCATCCCATTGCTGGAGTCTCGGAGGGAGGAACGACCTCAGACTGAACTGCATACGATCCTTCAGAAGCTCAAACTCAAAGACGCGGATGATTCGATGCTGGAGCTTCTGAAGGGTGGTGTAGACACAATCTACCGTCTGGCGAACCTCTACAACTGGCGACTCAGAAAAGAGGAGGAGGATAGAAAGCGCAAGGATCCGAAATTCATCGAGAGGGAGCGCAAGAAGCGACAAAAGATGCTGGAGATGGAGAGGAGGCTCAGAGAAAAGTACAAAGCCCAAGAAAGAGCCGAGAAAAAGCGTAGACGGCGAGAACTTCTCAAGAAGAAGAAAGAGGAAGCCGCCAAAGCCAAGGCCCTCAAGAAGGAACTAGAGCTCGAAAAGAAGAAAAGAAGGGAAGAGGAGAGGGCTCAAAAGATGGCGGCTAGGAAGGCTCTCGAAGAGCAGCGCCGAAAGGAACGAGAGCAGAGGGAGGAAGAAAAGCGGCTGATGCAGGTCTACTGGCGGCCCATCCGTCGTTCAATGGACATCTGATTTTCGAATGGAGAGACAAAGATGGAGAAGAAGGTCGTACGGTATCTACCGGACAGCGAAGTCGTGACGCTTGCCCAGGGGATACTCGCAAACAAGTACTTCCTCTCGACCTACATCCGCGAAAGTGAGATGAGAAGTCTGAAAGAAATCTTCTTGCCGCTGGCAATCATCGACGAAAAGACAATCCAGAAGATGAAGGACGACGATGTCGTCGTCTTCTACGAGGAAATGGCGAATAGCATCAATAGGATGTCGGTCAACGGCTACCCGTGCTTTGGATCAGTGCGGATGCTTACTCGGGCTGATTGGGAGAAGGTTCGTGGAGCACTAGCAGCCATTGAAGACGCTATCAAGCAGGCCAGTGCGTCCTACGAACTGTCAATGAAAGAAGCCAATCCGGAGAATAATCATGACAAGGGATCTCAAAAAGGAGATGTCCAAAGTTAGTCTCAATCAGAAGAAATGGGAGGAGGCAAGAAAGAAAGCCGAGGAACTCAAGATTCTGGAACTCGAGTCCTGGAAGAAGTACGAGCCGAAGTACAGAAAGATATATGATGAATTACCAGATAACCTGAAAGGCCCTTGGGGAGACTCATTTCCAGAGGGCCTAAGGTGTGCAGAAATTCAACTCGTCGATGGTTCGGGTACAAAGCTCGACTTTAGAGTTGGCCCTGTCTTCTCCAAAGATGGCGTTTGGGAGACGCCAGGACTTTGGATCGGTGTCCAACGCCGTTACATGAGCTCGGATAGGGACATCGAGCTTCTCATCAGTCCAGAGACCTGGATCCGACTCAACAAGGAGCTTATGAGACGGTTCAAGAAGTACGATCCGAAGGCATACGCAGGCTCTCGGAAGGTCCTAAAATTGAGGAAGATGCAATGCTCGACTTCTCGAAAAAACCGCCAAAAATAATAGAAAAGCTGTTGTGCAGCATCTAAAGAATCTGGCCAAGAACATACACACGGTTTCCAAGTTCATACCAAATTGTAAGTCATAGACTTAGAGCCTTAATCCTCAAGCATCTTCTTTCGAACCCTCTCATTGTATCGATGGACACCGTAGGCTACGGCAGGCAGTCCTAGAACTCCTGTAGCAATCAGTGCCTTTGTCATCGGTGACATCTTCTTGTTGCCGGTATCCGTGGACACATTACTTGCTGGGGAGGTATGATGACTGACTTGTGAAGAGGCAGAATCGTGCGAGGCAACAGCTTTGGGCGGTGGAGCAGCTTTGGGCGGTGGAGCAGCTTTGTGAGCTACTGATTTAGACGCAGTGTGTGGGATACTTTTCTTGTACACAACATCGTATGTTGGAAGCGGCTTGCCTTGCTTCCACTTTGTGAAGTTCATTAGAAGACTCTGTTTTGCGTTTTTGAAGCCCTTGCGAGATGCAGTCATGATTGCCAATGCAAATTTCGCAGGGACTTTGGCTGATGGAGTGCGTCTGATTGCATTCATCGCCTTTGCCAGGAAGTAGCTCTCCGAGACAGCGATCTTTTCGAGCTCCGAACCAAAGCTTTTAAGCATGAGTATGTCCATGAAGAGTAATCAAAACACATCTTTGAGGAGGTGGAAAGTCCTATTTGCTTGAGGTGATAAGAAGGTAGTAGTCAAACATCGTTTGCCCATCATGGGTAGGAGGTACAGATGACATCGAGAGCGCGGTCCAACCACGAAAGTTGCACCACTCATGACCATATCTCAGAGGATGAGCTTCGGTCGATGCCGAAGAAGAACCCCCATCAGGCGTTCATCCTCTCCGAGATCGACAGGCCTGGGTTTCACCCATTCGCGACCGAGGTCGAGTACACGATGTACGAGCCAGATACGGAGCGAAATGCCCTGTTCGAGCTCATGGTGAGCGAATTCCCCAGGAGAGTTATGCTCTGGGTGATTCTCGCAATCCCAATTGGCGACCTCAACACGGTCAAAGAGGTGGCCAAGAAGTACGGTTTAACCTTGGTCCCTGGCATTCTTCCGGTCTGTATTGATAAAAATGGGCCAAGAATGTTCCCGCTCGACCCAAGCGAGAACATTTTCTGCGTTCAGGGGGGCCTGAAAGACGAAAAACTGTTGAATGAATACACAAGATATTGGGACGACGTCATTCAGAAGCACTCCAAAGGCGTCCCATGGAAGGTCTGAATCGAGCAGATCCGTCCAAAATGGGCCTCCAACCACACGGTAGGCCCTCTTTTTAGGTGTCAGGCGGCGTCGGAGACCTCAAGAAGAACCGGTTCCTGCTTGATTGGGCACATCGCCCAGTAATGAAACACCCTTTTTCCCTCCAACCCATCGATGTCGAACTCTACAATCATGGGGTTATCAAGCCTGGAGAACGTCAAATCCGGGTGTGTCTCAAGGCATCGAGCGCATTTTTTGATTGTGACGACCAGAGTTCCATTCATGAGGGCCTCTCCAAGGGACAAAATACGTCGTTCCACGGGTTGAGTGGCTCTGGGAAGACCCTCCACCAGGCCTCTTTTTTCGCTGTCAGACCTCTTTCTGAGGCGTTTCTCCTCCTCTAGGAACCCATTAAGGTGCTCATTTTGCCCTAAAATGCAAAATTTGACACTTTTTCGGTAGAAGGAATTAAAGCGAGAGGCATAACGCCTCTCCAAACCCCCTAGGAGGAGGGGACTACTATGGACAAGATCAATTTCAAGTCTCTCAAGTTCAAGTCTCTCAAGGTGCCAGTTCCGAAGGGTCTCAATGAAGACCTGGTGAAATGGAACGCGGCGCCATGGCTTCAGACCCAGGTGCGCGAGGCAGCGGCGGGCACGGCCTTGCAGCGCGCCACCGCGCGCGCCCTCATCGCCCGTTTCGCCGACGTCCCGCTCGACGAGCTGTTCTCACTCGACCCCGGTGAGGGTCCTTGGGCAGAGGCACTTGACGAGTGGGACAGTCGGCCCGCGAAGACGCGGTCGGCGCTCGTCGAGCACGCCTGCTTCCTCGCCGACGAGCTCGCCCACGAGCTCGAGCAGGTGCGGCGAGCGGTGGCCGCGCGGGAAAGCCACGCGACGGCCATGGCGCGCCGATGGCTGCTCACGCGCGATGACCTGCACAGCCTCGACCTCCTTCTGAAGGAGGCTGATGAGGGCCGCGAGAAGTTGAGCGCGGCCCTCGACATCCTCGACGAGGAGGGCAGGTCCTGGTTCGCTGTGTTCATCGACTCGGGAGTCGATGACGAGCGGCTGGCCGAGCTGTCGTGGCGGGAGCCAGAGGCGTGGTGGGGCTTCATCCGGGTGAGGCCCCCGTCCCGCTGACCACCGACGGACCCGAAGTTTGGGTCCGTTTTCTTAGCTCTTCTTTTTAGCTCTCCGGGACATGCAGAAGCATCCTTTTAATGGGCATAAGAATCCCAAGAAAGGAGGTGATAGAATGGTTCCTGTCATCGAGCTCAAGAGTGGCGTGCGGGTTGCGAATTTCAGCAGCCCGCACCCGTTCACGTTCGACTCCGGGGAGACGCTTCCAGCGTGCTCCCCGGAGCGCGCGAAGGAGCTCATGCTGGAGTCGGTGGAAGTGACAGTGCCCGGCATCAAGGGCACCACCGACATCCAGCTTGAGTTCCGGCTCAGCGAGGCGGTGAAGGCCGCTCTCGCTGAGCTGGAGCGGGACGAGGGCATCGACATCGTCCTCGTCCCATTCCCGGTCATGCAGGCTCTGAAGGACGCCGGGCTTCCCATCGGGAAAGCCCGGGTCTGCAGGGTTGCGGACCGGGTTACGAAGGTCATCTTCAGCGACAAGTTCTGCCGCTGATGAAGATGACCTTCGGGGGAGGGTGGTCATGAGACCCCCTCTTTTTAGCCCTAAGAGCAAAAAGGAGCTATTTCTTGGTACAAGGAGAATAGCAGTAGAGAACGGTAGCATTTCGCTCCGTTCAATTCCCATCATGGGAGGACAGACATATGACCAATAAACTCAAGAAGATCAACAAGAAGATCAAGAAGCTTGAGAAGCTGACGAAATCCACCACCACTATTGACGTCCTGACTATCGCACTGGGGCTTGCCACGCTCATCATCCCGGCGATCCCTAGCCTCATCTATGAGGCCAAGAAGAAATTGTTGAGAGGCCCCGGGTTTTTGGACCGGGACGGCAATATCACATCTACCATCGAAATCGATGGCGTGCGTGTGGAAGGGGAAGAGATTCTCCAGGTGGCCCGCGAGGGCCTCGCCGCCCGCGCGAAGCGGGCTCGGGAAGAGCAGGAGAGGGAGTTCGACCGGAAGGTCGCAAAGTCCCTGGAGAAGGCCCTGCAGGGAAAGGGCTTCTTCAAGGACGTGAAGGCGACCACCTCGCAGCAGTACAGCGAGGTGTAAACCGCTCGGGGGCTTCGGCCCCCCTTCTTTACCTCTCAGCCCCCTCAACTGAAAACTCCTTCGGTTTTTCGTGATAAGTCATTGGGCAGGAATCTCCCTGCCCCTGTTGTTAGCTCTAAGACTCTGTCTTCCTTTTCAAAAAGAGGCGTGAATTCGGAATAAGAGTTATGGTCAGGGAGAGCAGTACCTCCTTGACCCACCCCCATGACCTGGGGTGATGAAATCAGACAGAAGAGGGAACGGAAACGGTTGGGTAATTAATTACCAACTTGTTTCTGGGTTGCCACGTGGAGCACCTGCGGGTGCCCACCTATGGCAGGTCCTGAGCTCCGGCTCATGGGACCAGAGAAAGGAGCCCCGTATGGCTCCTCTCTCATTTAGCCTTCAAAGCAAAAATGTCCTGTTCCTAGGTACAAGAATAGTAGCCGGGAAGAAGTAGCCCGGTGGGTCGCAGTTTCTCCTTTCCTCCAAACCATACGACCCAATGCGACCCGAGAGAGGAGAACCCTAGCCATGGGCCATCTCCTCTCTCTTTAGTTTTCAGAGCCGATTCACAGAATACCCAGGAATTTTTTGAGCCACCTCCATACCCACCTCTTGGACATCCCTCTCGACCGGTTAAAAAATGACTTCCTTCTTGGGATAAGGACTCTGGAAAGGAGGTGAAATAATACTATGAAGGAGATCATCAGGGACGCGGTCGGTCTGTATATCCGTACCCTGAAGAAGATCTGCCTCGCCAGCTACAAGGCTGGGAGGAAGATCGGCTACCGGGTCGGCTACGAGATCGGCCGTCGGATCGAGGACCTGCTCGCGAAGTGAGGGTCCTCGATCCGCCAAGCCCCCACGGGGGCTTTTCTTACTTCTCAGTTCACAAATCTGTCGCCCCTAGTGGGTGAGATTCGAAAGGAGGAGGGCCATTGGACAAGGAGCTCTCGTTCATCGTAATCCCAGCCATCGTGGTTGGGATAGTACTCGGCTTGAGGTTCGAGGAATCCGGATACCCGTCCTGGGTTGGCGGACTCATCGGTATGTTCCTAGGCGGTAGGTTCGGCATCTCCGTCTGGAGCGCCATCGAAAGGGTGCGCTCCAAGAAGAACTGAACCAAACGGCTCCGGGGAGTGTTAAAAATCCCCGGATCTTTTTATCCCTCCTGGCAATATATTCCATAGAGAGGACCCCCCCCCTTCAAAATACCCCAAGAAAAAATTGAGCCAGTGGTAGTGGGGGGGGTCTACGGAACCTTCTTTTTAGCCCTCCGGTATGCCCTCCAAGACAGGGGCATTACAAGTACCCCAAGGCAAGGTCATCGACGAGTTGTCTCTCCACAACAAGGCCACAAATCAAAAATACCCCCAAGACAAGGTAACCACTGTGGCCCTCTAAACCTTGGCTAGTCGTTTCTTCATAGCCCTACCGATTAGCGAGTAAAGGCGAGTAAGACCCTCATCTGGAAAATATGCGCCCATACTTGGGATAAGCCACATAGCAAGAGGGGGAATAAACCCTCTCTTCAATGGAGGCGCAAATATGAAGAACAACAAGAATGTCATTCCCGAAGTTGAGGAAATCATCGGACGTTGGGGTGAGCTCAGGAAACTCCAGGATGACTTCGAGTCGAGCATCGAAGCTCTCGAGGCCTCCATCCGGGCTCGGAGGTCCCGGATGCGCGAGATGCGCAAGGAGGAGGACGAGGGCGACGGCGAGAACCGGTGAGAACCGGTTCTCGCATCGAAGAGGTCCAGACTGGGCCTCTTCTTCTTACTTCTTAGCTTTCATTCCCATTTCAATCTGACTGCGCCTCGTGGGGATAAGAAGGATGGAGTCAGAACCTTCATCTTTCATTAATTCACCTGGAGGCGCACGCATGGAAAAGATTGACGGCGCAGAAATCGTTGTACGAGCAGCTCGAAGGTACTTGGTCGACAGGTTGCAGTATCTGAGGGATACTGCAAAGGATGTGGCGATGGGCATTCGAGAGCATCAGCTCCAGAAGGCTCGAAGCGCCCTAATCGCCCTCATGGAGGGCGGCATCTCGAAGGAAGAGGCTGTAGACCGGATTCAGAACATTCTCTGGATGGCAGAGGAGAGGCTCCGCCATCTTGAGGAATTGAAGGACGAGGCCACAGTCCAGATCCAAGTCTCGGCCTCTCAAGTCCAGGGTGATGAAATTGATGTCCTCCACGAGGGGAGCGGGTATCTCCTCGATGTCATCGAGATTCTCAGGGATGGTCTCGATGACATCGAGACCATCACCAAACTCCTCCACAGGGCCTCTGGCCCTGAAGAGGAGCGCTGATCCTCCCAGATGGGAAATTCACTGCAATCCAGGGGAGGTAAAACCATGGATGAACTTCGTATGGTCATGAACCAGGTCGCTGACGAGCTCCTCGGAGCGTCTCAGGACCTCATTGTCGCCGCCGATAATCCACTCATCGACGGCTGGGTCCTCGAGAGGGCCCGGCAGCTGGAGAAGCAGATCCAGGAGTTTGCCAGGGGCGTCAAGGAGGGGAGGGAGGAGTCCCTCGGTCTCGTGCTGTTGGAGATCGAGATCTACCGTGCCCAGATCAGGACCCTGAGCGACGCTATGAAAAACCAGCTCGCTCGGGTCATCCACACCCTCACTCAACAGTCCGGCGTCAAGGCTTGAACCGGATGTCGGGGCGCAAGGAGGGGTCCAGTTGGGTCCTCTCTTTGTTAGCCCTCATTGGAACCCAGCATCTGAACCAGGCCAGGGGAGGGGGCTGGCGTGAGGAAGTGGTGTGGGGAACACAGTGGTGAGTGGTGAGGGGGGTGAGTGAGTGGGGGTGAGGGACATGAGGGACAGTGGTGAGGGGAGGGATGGGATGGTGAAGAGATGGGGAGTATGGGGGATGGGATGGTGGTGGGGATGGGAATAATGATGGGGGTAGGGATGAGGGGGGGGTTTCAGAGGGGATTCAGGGGTTGAATCTGGTCTACCTGGGAGACCATGAACCCGTCATTTCCCTCGTGGCGCCGAACTCCTGTCACGTGAGGAATTCTCGTGGGTTCAGAAGGGGCCTACGGCCATTAGAATACGAACGAGCGAACCCATTGGAGGGCCACTCAGGGATGGGATACGTGAGCCCTCAGACTGTCCTACGGCCATTTGTCTACTAATGGACGTAGATGAACCCCGTAGATGACCATGAAAAACGGACATTGAGCATGGATGACCGAATGGTTCCATGTTCAACGCAGCGCCATCCACAGAAAACGGGGCATTCATCGGCATAAGAATATTGGTCGGACATCCACTTAGAAGGGAGGATATGAACTCATTACCACTGACCGTCCGCCTCGCTGTAGAGGCGGATGTCCCGGTGCTCCTCTGGGGACCACCGGGGGTCGGCAAGACCGCCTGTGTGGAGGCGGCTGCCGAAGAGGCGGGAGCAACGCTCGTAACGCTTTCCGCCGAGGACGCCCGGAGGGCGGACTGGGCCGGGATCATTATCCCGGACCTGTCGGCCGGACGGGCAAAGAAGCTGGCGCCTGAGTGGGCACTCGAACTCCACCAGGCGCTTTCCCAGGGGCTGCCGGCATGGCTGTTCCTGGATGAACTAACCGCCTGGCCTTCCGGTGCCAGAGCGGAGATTCTCTGCCTGGTTCAGTCCAAGCGGTTTGCCGGACTGAACCTCAAGGGTCTCCGCGTCTTGGCGGCCGCCAATCCCCCCGATTGGGGCGAGGATTGCGGCGAGCTGGGGCCCTCATCGGCCAACCGCTGGGCCCACTTTCAGTGGAAAGTGGACCCCATGGCGTGGGCCGAGGGGGCCAAGAGCGGTTGGGGCCGACCGCAGACGCCTGCGCTCGCCGCAGCGCGGGCGCTGGTCGCGGGATATGTCCTGGCGGCGCAGACCGCCACGGACAGCCACCGGAAGGATGGGGGCGCTCCGGGCTCGAAGCCACCCCTTCTCGTCCTTCCGAAGGATCCCACGAAGCAGGGCCAGGCCTGGCCCTCACCGAGGTCGTGGGATAACGCCTCCCGCCTCCTTGCCGCGGCGGGTGGGAACGTGATGGCGGCGTGCACCGCCATTGCGGGCTGCGTCGGAGAGGGCGCAGCCGAAGAGTTTCTGGCGTGGGTCCAGGCCTCGGACCTGCCAGATCCAGAGCGGGTCCTTCTCGATCCTCTCAACGCGCCTGTGCCGACGCGCCTCGACGCGGCTCAGGCTGCGTGTGAGGCCGTCGCCGCTGCGGCGTGCGCCGATCACCCACAGCGAGAATCGAGATGGGCTGCCGCCTGGCAGTACATCGCCCGCGTCGATGCGGACCTCTCGCTCGGCGCGGCAAGAACACTGGCGAGGGCGAGGTCCGCCGACCCCGTCTGGCGTAATAAGCCCATGCCAGCCGAAGTTGAGACGGCGGCGGCCCGCTACGCCGACCTCCTAGAAGTCGCGACTGGAGGTGACAAGCGGTGAGCGCGTCGTCGATCCCCGTTCGTCGCGGACCCGAAGGGGGAACATCATGGACACTTGCGACCAGTGAGGCCTGGTGCCTCTACTGGTCGCTCGAGGCGCTCTCGCAATGGACGGTGGAAGAGGCCGCCGCCGTCCTTGCTCATGAAGTCGGGCACGTCGTTCGTGCCCATGCGGCGCGTTGTCGGCGTCTGAGCGCGATTCCGACAATGTGGAATCTCGCAGCGGACGCCGAGATCAACGACGACGACCAGCTGGCGCAGCTGTTACCAGATGGTTGTTGGAGGCGGGGACCATCGGTCGTGGAAGAGGCGAAGCGACTCGGTATGTCCCCGTTGTCTCTTGCCCGCGCTGCGGCAGTGCAGCGGTGGCCCTACCTCTCCAGGGCAATCGCTGCACTCGTCCCGATCGAGCGCCAGATTGCACTCGGCCCATGGCCGCTCAATTGCCCTGGGCCAGCGGAGTGCAAGTGCGTGCGCTCGATTCTCCCACGCGACTGCGGGGCCCCAAACGGCCTGTTGGCCGAGAAGTACTACAAGGCCCTGCAGTTGCAGCGTCCTCTCTCTCACGGCGGGAGGAGGGGACAGGACTCCTCACTGGACGGTGTGGCCACGCCATCCAGTGGGAATGGGGCTGGTTCAGGGTCAGGAGGCGCGTCTCCTGAGCCTGGTGGCGAAGGTTCGTCTGGTGGGCAGTCACCAGGCGCCGGTGGGCAGTTGACACCGGGCACCGGAGGAAGATCGGAGGGTCCTACGGGTGGGGACCCCACCGCCCCCTCCGGAGCTACCCCAGCCACGACACTCGATGGCCATGGGTCGACCGGCTCCGCCGGGGACGAATCCCATGGCGGCGTGGGGTCTTCGTACCCTGCCTCGTCTGGGGCCAGCGCAGACTCATCGAATGGATCCCCGCATGACCACGGTGACTCTGCGTCTGAGCAGCACTCGGGTCCCGGTAGTCCTGTCTCCTCTTCCCCCCGCGAGCGGTGCTGCGCGGGGGGGTCCGCTTGTACGGGGAAACCCGCCCCGTGGGAACGCCCGGAAGACGCCGAGAAAGGCCGAACCGAGGCGGAGGCCGAGCAGATCCGCAAGGAGGTCGCCAAAGCGGTGCGCGAGGCCGAGAAGGGGAAAGGCCCAAAAGGGTCCAAAGGCCGGGGTCATCTGCCTGGCGGTTGGCTCGTTTGGGTCGACCAGTGGGAGGAAGGTCAGCGGGCGAGCTCGGCCGAGGCAAATCGGTGGGAGCGCCGATTGAGAGCCTACCTCGGCGTCGAGCTGACGAACCGCCGGGGCGAAGAATCCCCGAGCTACTCCAGACCACGATGGGCACCGTCCATCGCCTCTGGCCGTCTCGTGCCGGGCGGTGTCCGTACATCGGCTCGTGTCTCCATCGTGCTGGACACATCTGGCTCGATGAGCAACACGGGCCGCGAGGTGGCGAGCGTCGTCGCAGCCATCTGCCGCTCCGTTGTGGGCGGTGGATCCGAAGGCGTGCGCGTGATCTCCGTGGATACAACCGTCCATGGTGATGCGCGTGTGACTTCGGCGCGCGACGTGTCCCGCCTCGGTCTCTACAGCGGTGGCGGGGGCACAGACCTCCGCTGGGGAATCGCCCGCGCTTGTGAGCCTCGGCGTGGGTGGCGTGCGGACGTCATCGTCGTCGTCACTGACGGCGATGGTATATGGCCAGAAGAGCCACCGCACATCCCCGTGATCGTCGCGCTCGTCGGTGGACGCTACAGGTCCTACGTTCCACCGTGGGCGCGAATCGTAGAGGTGAATCGAGAAGAAAGGAGGTGAATCGATGTCGAAGCTCGACGAGGCCGTCATCGAGCAGGTGACGGCCGTAGTCAAGAGAGCTGCGGACGCGGCCGAAGTGCTGAGACGGAAACTTCGGACCAATCCGCGTCTGCACATCCGCCCCCCTCAAAGCCCGTGGAGGGCGGGCGGGGAAGTCCTCTGGGTCCACGTCCAAGGGAAGCGAGAGGACGTTGGATACAACGTCCATCAAAGGGCGCTGATCCTGTCGGTGGCCAACGACGGCTACTGCGACGTCCTGTGGACGAGGTACCAGAAGCACGTACGCCACTCGTCTCCACACAGCGTGGCCGACGAGTGGCTGAGGTTGTGGCGAAGCCCCCGCGACATCGCCAGCTGGATAATCGGCTGGAACGAGGTGGAGGTGTGGCTCCACAACAGGACCGTTGGGCTGGAGAGGTCCGTCAAGGAGATCGAGCGGCAGCAGGCCTCATACTCTCGACACGTGAGAGGCAAGGCCGCAATCGATCAACTCTCGTCTCTCTAGTCCCTTCACAACCCGCACCAGCTCTTGGAGATCGGAGGGCCCGGCGATGAACGTCGGGGCACCCGTTGAAGATCTCCACGACGGGTAGGCGCGGGGTTGAGGCCTACGTGAGAGAGAGATGACTCTCGGACAAGTCTCTCACTCCGGCGCAACCCCGCTTCGTGGTGCGTTTCAAACTCCCCGGCCTGGGCCTGCTACGGGCCCGGGCCGGGGAGGGAGGTCTGGGATGAAAGAATTAGAAATCAGGAAAGGCGTCAAGCTGCGACGTGTCGTTGCACCTGATCCAGATGAAGCCGAATATCTTCGATCTCTGTTTCTTAAGGTTCTGATGTATTCCGAGAGACGCCTTGCACAACGTCTTGGCGTCGCTGATGTATCCCACGGATTCGTAGAAAGCCGCTCTCCAGTCACCGCCGCTCTACAACATGTCGGACCATGGACGGCTACGGTGACGTGCGACCTGAAATCCTGGTTTGACAGCGTCACCAGAGAACAGGTGCTACGTGCGTTGGTTCGTTCTGGTCAAACACCAGACAATGCACGGGAGATAGCAGACGCTGTCACGTACCAAGCATCATGGCACAAGCAGCCTGTTACGGCTCAGGGACTTCCGACATCTCCGAGCGCGGCCAATCTGGTCGGTGCGAGGTATGACGCGGAGGTAGTTCGAAAACTCGATGCGTTACTTGGTCCCCGTGGCCTCGAATACATTTACACGCGCTACGCCGACGATCTGGCTGTTTCTCTGCGTGACGAAAGACGGTGGACCGATGTTGTTCGGGTACTGGAAGACGTCGCGAGTCGACGTTTCGGTTGGTCTCTGCATACTGCAAAGACTCGTGTTTATCTCTCGAAGGCCGGAAGGCGTATCATATGCGGAGTCGCTGTAGACGAAAACGGCATTCACCCTACACGTAATGCACTGCGACGCGCTCGTGCAGCGAACCACGTGAGGGGACGTCACAGGCGTGCAGAATGGAGGGCAGACGGACACGAAGAATGGATTTCGTATATACGGAGGGCAGGTAAGGGGCAATCATCTATTGTGAGAGTATATCCAAATCTGTCAGCCCAACAGCCAGTTGATGTCGATCAATCGACGACCGAACAGGAGACGGCTGTTGGTCAAACACTGGTGGAGACGCCACAATCTCCTCCCACTCGGCAACCTCGAATAAAACGCCACTGGCTTCAACCTGCTCCTCCAGCGGCGGAGCCTGGATATGCACGTGGTGAGTGGCTCTGGCTTGCAATGGCCCGTGCGCCAATGAGGCTCAGTCGGCGTCCTTTCCCGATTCCGTACGTCCGCCTGTGGCAGGTCGTCTGTACCGGATCTCCGGTGTGGGCAACAGCACCAAACGTCGTCGAGCGCAAACTTCTCGGTGAATACCGTTTGGGCCTGTTCCTTTGCGACGTGATCGGGAAGTGGCTTGACGAGAACAAGCGCGGTGGGTTCGCAGTATCGCCCGGTGTATGGAGGTACGCAGCCAAAAAGACAAGAAGACGACTCGAGAAGATGGAGCGCCAGGCTGGAGCCATCGGTAGATTGGCGGCTCTCGATGAGTGGTAGATAGACTCGACAGTGATTTCTCAAACGGAGCTAGGAGGCAATGAAATTCGACAAGATAAAGTCGAGAATGACGGACCTTGGTTTCAAGTTGCAGGAACACAAAACTGGGACCTTCTTTGTCGGACTCTTCTACAAGAGTGTCCAGACGAAGCGTCCATGCACCGCCAACGGGAAGGCTCAGCTCGTCGTGGAAGTATTCGACCACGCAAGCATTCCGGGCGGGAATGCCGTGTCCGAGGAGGACCGCTACAAATTCGAGGTGAACATCACTGGCGAGTTTCCAGTGGACATCGCCTTCCCATCAAAAGCGATTTCAGCTTGGGCCAAGCTGAAAGCGTACAGCTTCAGCCCGAGTGACTTCTTCGAGAACTACGATATTCTAGAGCAAGCTCTTGTACGTGCATGGGAGGCACTGGCCTGATGAAAAAGAAAATTGGCAGCCGAAGAGAGGGGACAGTGAAAACAGTGAAATTCGACACTATAAAATCGAGAATGACGGAGCTCGGATTCAAGTGGCAGCCGAGGATAGATGACAACTTCCATCTCGGACTCTTCTACAAGAGGATCAAGACGGAACGGCCCATCACTGAGAAAGAAAAAGACCAGAATGAAAAAGACCAGATCGTCGTAGATTTGTTCGACCGCGCAGGACTTCCGGGCGGGCATTCAGTGGCCGAGTCTGACCGTTACCACCTTGAGATGAGCATCATTGCCGAGTTCCCAGCAAAAGTGGTCTCAGCTTGGACCAATCTGAAGATATACAACCTCAGCCCAAGTGATTTCTTCGAGAACTATAACGCTCTGGAGCAGACTCTTGTACGTGCATGGGAGGCACTGGCCTTAAAAGCCTGGATCAACCTCTCTTACAAATAGCAATTCTTGGTAAAACCATTGGATAAGGCATTTCGCTCTTCGTAAAAGGCCCCTCGTGGGCAGAAAGAAAGGCGCAACATGAACAAGATCGTCCCGCATCTCATCAACGCACTGAAGTTCGCCGGCAAGGTGGCCGGAGCGACCGTCGTCGCCATGGCGACGACGGCGGCGGTCGAGAAGACCGCCGAGCTGGTCCGGGGGAAGAAGGCCGCCGCGTAGTAGGAAAGGCCCTCTCCGAAAGGGAGGGCTTTTTTAGCCTTCAGAGCGGTCGCTTTCTCGGGATAAGAAGAACAGAGAGAACAACCTTCTCTTTCACTCTGAATCAACATCAAAACGAGAACCGTTGAGGTTCCGGAAAGACCAGTAAACTGGTAATTTCATCGCCATCGGTGAATCACTTAGGTCTGCGAAAGGCGGTGAAAACACGTTTCCAGTGAAAGCTTTTTTTCACTCAACGTTGAAGACATGGAGAAAGCACAATGAACTGTCCACACGGTGAAACTGATTGGAGCGCATGTCCAGTGTGTTCGGTAGTCAGCACTCATGAACCAGTTCCAGATCCATTCGACAGAGCATTGGAATATCGAGCCGAGCAGAACAGCGAGTTGAAGAAGGTGCTCACTCGTATTCTTGAGAAAGTCAACAAACGATCTGGCGTTCCACTTCTGACGACCCCTGCATCGCTTCCAAAGTCGGTGTCCGACTCCACACCAGATGGGGTGTGCGAACTCTGTAAGCAACGGACATGGTTGTCTCCGAGCTCGAAGCGAACACTCGAAGATGAGAAGGACAAAGACTTCGTCATCATCTGTCTGAAATGTGTGGAGAATGAGTCGGAGTTGTTTTGGATGCCGAAGGAGGCCCAATGCTGAAGAGGATCTGGCTGTCAGTTGATTGGGACTTCTTCCAAGAGGAACGTCTGGAGTGGGACTGGCATCACGCCGAGAACAAACTGTTCCAAGAGGACGTCTGGGTCTGCAGGGCGTTTCTCTCTGGGGAAGACATCAGGGGCATCACTCATCCAGACTTGCATGAGCCTAAGGCTAGTGAATTCTGGCAAAAAGCCGTCCAGAACTGGGACTTCTCGGAGTGTGTTGCTGCCTATGTCGCAGACTCACACGTCAGAGCACTGCCCTTCTTCCACTCACTCGGCGACCTCGATGATGTTGCAGACGAGCTGTGGAATTTCGACGCCCATCACGACCTCGGATATAACGCTCTATCAATCACCTACAAGTTGTCGAAGAGCGGTATCGCAGATGCAGGTTCGTGGGCCTATGTGCTGCTGTCTAAGCTGAAGAAACTTCAATACCGTCACTTCTATCCTGTGTGGAAGGATCCATCAGTAGAACCGAATCCGTGGTCCGGTAGCAGGGTTTCAAAGAGGGTCTCACAACTCAGAGCGGACAAAGTGCCGTGGGACGAGAAGGTCAAGGTGACTGCAATCTTCATCGCCAAGTCCACGGCGTGGAGCCCTCCGTGGAACGACGGTGAGTTTCATAAGTTTGTAGAGACAGCAGAAAAGACAGTGGGCATCGTGTTCCCAGAAGATCGTAGCGTCACTACCATTCGTGATTGGCGAGAAGACGTTGCTCGTGACCTCAGCGAGAAATCCATGAAAATGGAGGAGAGTGGCAATGTCGATCTCAAGGTCAAAGAGAGCGGTCGATTACCTGCATCGTGAGATGGAGAGGATAAGAAAAGCGTATCAGTCTTACGCTTGTATCCCAGAATCTGAGCGTTCAGAGAGCGTGAAGCGATGCCTTATCGAACTCGGCGCTCAGGATCACTGGCTCTCAACGCACATCTGTGTTCTGGAGGAGATACTACTCCCACACTCTACAAGAAGGGCTCATAAAAATGGCCGCACAGCGGAAGTTCAAGATCGAGTACTCGAAAGGTGATAAGGATGTCAAAGAGTCAGTATCTGCTGAAAACGCAGCAGACGCTCTTAGGCGTATGTTCCCAGGAGCTGGAGCAGTCAAGCTCACTCCGGCTGAAGTCATTCATTACTACTTCGAGGTTGAAATCGAAGGCGGTGAGACTATAAAGGGAGAGGTATACCAATCTCGTCGTAGTAAGAATGGCAGCGAAGACGCTGGACGAATTTCTCGCTGAGGAGCTACCTCGTTACGAGGACCCTAAAGCACATTGGGTCCCAGCAAGGGCTTTTCTCAGAGAGCCAGGTTTCTCGCTGCTGTACGTCAGGATATCAATGAGAACCATCAACGGCGTTCGCTTCCTTCCAGTACTGGACATTGCGAACGTCGAAGCCACACAAAAATCGAAAGGGACTTTCACGAATCTCGTCAAGAGAATCAGAGCGAAGTATCCGAGCCTGCCGATTCTCCTTGAGAACGTCATCTCGAAGAGATTCTCGAAGAGGCTAGAGAGAATGGGGTTCGAAAATATCGGCCCGGGCGAATCCATGTCGATGTTTTTGTATCCTCATCGTGAGATAAAAGACGTCTGACGAGTTATTTCGTGGAAGAAAATACCGTCGACATGACGGTATAAAGATCTTGAGGAGGAGCTTTGGCCAAGTTCATCCTCCTCCGCATCGTACTTTGCCATTGTTTAGGCTCTTGGGAGCACCCTATCTGTTTCTCACCTCCCCTCCCCCGGCAGATGGGGTGCAAAAGATCGAGCCATCAATGGCAGGACGAGAGCTAGCACGAACTGGTGGAAATGGGGGGACGTTCTTGCGCCTGACGAACCTCCCATTTCCTTTTAGCTCAGAGAGCTGATGTTGAATCGGTCGGCAGCCTCTTCAGGAAATCTCTCCATTCTTCGGCATAAGCACATAGAAACATAGAAAGGAGAGAGACATGATCGTTCTATTCCTATATGGGCTGTGTGGATTGAAGGTGGCTCTCTTCGCTTGGGGCATCTACCTCATCGCGAAGAAGATGACTGATCGCGGTGAAAGAATCAAACAAGAGTACGAGGACCGGATTTACGAGTTGGAAGAAGAGAACAGGCAACTCCGCCTAAAATATCTCCGCGACAGTAGGAAGCGCGCGGAGCTACCGCCTCCTCAGTTCCCTCAGCCGCCTGGCACGGCGTAGCTGAGAAATAAAAAAGGACCCCGGCCAGAGCCGGGGTCCTGCCTCAATCGGAGCGGAGGGGGAAACTCCAATCGAGGTCTGTCTACATGATACGGACAGATTGAGGAGATTGCAAGTCACTTTAGTGCTGAGAAAAAGATTCCGGTGGTTCGGCATAAGTAGTTTGAGGATGATACCCACAGATCATCCTCATTTTTTTACTTATTAGCTAGCTCTCAAGGAGAGGGGAAGTACGTGAAAATCGCTATTCCAGGTGAGTTGGTCGAGGTTTTTATCCAGATCATGAAGGACGTTAGCCGGTTGTTGTCCATCAAGGCCAAGAAAGCTGGTCTTGAGGCGGAGATCCTCGACCGTCAGACGGACATGTCAGACGAGGAGCTGGACCGTGGACGGCTCCTCATGAAACAGGAATTCGAAAACAGAGAAAGGAGGGTAAAGGTAGAAGCGCTTGAGCTTGAGGCGCGTGAGCTCAGAGCGCAAGCGGAGAAGATCGAGGCGCAAATAAAGTACAGGTCGGCTCAGATTCGACAGTCGAATCTGAGCCGTACGGTTCACAAACCGAGGCTGCCAGCAAACAAGCAGCCTCAATCACAAGAAAGGAGGAACGAATCATCGGAAGAAGGGGGGAGCTCGGAAGTAAAATTGACGTACAAGCTCTCCGAAAAGATTGGTGACAATCTTATCAAGTCCTAGCGTTCCAGCGACCCCCGTAGGGGGTCGCACTACGCTTAGCTGTCAGAGTCCTTTCCAGGCGGGTCTACAATGATTGCATCTCCGTCATACTCTGCCGCATCCTCGAACATATCGAGCAGGTCCTGAGGAGATGTCTCGTGTGGCTCAGCTAGCTTTGACCACCCGACTCCGCTGAGTTGAAGAACAGTGAGAGCCATCTCTGAGCAGAACATGGCGTGAGAGTTCTGTAGCGGATTCCGCCAACGTCTCTTCAAAATGCGGCCGAGGACGACCCACGCCATGCCAATCAATCCACCGAAGTCGTAGGCAGTTCCGAGCCACTTGGCGGCCCACTTTAACCCGTCCGACAGCGACGTTTTGGTCGTAAAGATGGCGACCACTTCATTTCTATTGCGGAACCTCTCGAACGGAATGAGACGGAAGCCGAGTTCATGGGCTTCCATGACCATCCACATCTCGAAGTCTGCGTCGTAGTACAAAAACCAAGTGTGGCTGGCTCTGGACTTCGTCAGTTTCCGAATAATCCACGAAACAGGGTTGAAGCTCTTCGGTGTGCTGAACCCAATGCTGACGACGTTGCTCATGACGTCTTCTTTCCAAACCGATTGAGAAGAATCCATATCATGAATACACCCAGCAGAACCGTCGACAGGTCACTGATCCACGAGTTCCACCAGCTCTCCGGGTTCAGCCAGGTATCTGGCCATTTCTTCTCTGCGAACCTCTCAAAAATTTCCCACCCGGCTGCCACTCCGAGACAGATGCAAAGTGAAACGAGGACTCGAACTCTCTTGGCCCAGAAACATGAGCCGATAAAGACCCAGAAACAGAAATGGACCAGGGACCAGACATCAATCAATGAGTAGCCTGTCTTTCCAACGAGCCAGCTCATACTGATTTCCTTCTGGCAATCAGCAAATCCCAGCTGACGCTGAGAGTGCCTGTACCACTGTTGTTGTAGATGGTCACGCGCATCTTCCACTCGGGAAGAATCCACTTGGGCTTGATGGATGGAGCCATCAAGTCTCGCGACCCTTTGTCGAGGCGGAGGTGAAGTTTTGCGAAGTGCGCCAGCTCCAATGGCACGTCGAAGAGGTTGTACTTCCCGTTGCCGGGACTCGGAGAGACAGTGCCCTTTCCCAGCCAAGGCTCGGAGTAGTTCCAGTAGCCATTCTGGACATTCGTCTCGTCGTCGTAGGCTGGGACTGGTACCGCCACGTCGATGTCCTTCGAGCCGTTGCCAGCCGCAGGGACGATGAGGTTGAAACCGAGTCCGGTGGGGACGAGATTGCAGTTGCCGTGTCCCGGTGTGGCAGGCTCCTTCACCGTCGAGGCTGGCGCAATCAGCCCCATGCATACGTACGAGCCCCAGCTACCGCCTGTCCAGTCGACGTGGCCTCCAGCGAGGAAAACTCCGTCGAGGAAGTCGAGGTCCATCGATGCGGTACCAATGCCAGTTTGCTGGAGAGCGAAAAGCGGCCCATCAAACCTCTTCGGTGGCGACAAACTGTCGCTGCTTCCTGTGAAGTTGAGCAGCACCTCTCCGGGGAAGATGTTGGGCAGCACGAAGGGCTTGCCGTCCATTGCAACAGGCTGAGGCGTCCCCGTCTGCGTGTAGATTTGCACCGCCTGAATGTCGGGAATGAGTGGCTCGCCGGAGTGCGAGAAGACGAGCTGCTCCAGCGTCAGCACCTCGGCTGGCGAGAGGTCCGCCTTGAAGGTGACGATGCAGTTTCCATTGGACACCTTGACGGAATCCAACGCCACCGTAATTGTGCTGTCGCGAATCTCCTTCTCGAATCTGTCGAGCGCCACCTTGCGGTTGGGGAAGGTGCCGTCCGCGTCGATGGTGAATTGAAACGTGGTGCTCATTCACGAATCTCCTAGTAGTCCGTCTCGATGTACTGGCTGACGACGGCCAGTGCGACAGCCGCAGCCGTCGTACCGTTGTTCACCCAAATCTGCGGAGACAAGAGCGTCGTGTTGGCAGGGATGTCCGTCGTGACGCTGCCTTCGACGAGTGCTGCCGAGTCAAGGCGCTCCAGCGAGTAGAAAACCTCTGCACCGTTTGGCGCGCAGAAGAGCCGGGCCTCGTAAACGACGTTGGCCGTCGTCGCCGGAAAGCTGGCCCCCAAGTCCGTTGCCGTGGCCGCGCCCGTGCCGTCGTTGTTGAAGAAGCGCACCGTCGTCTGGCCGGAGTCGATGCCGAATCCGAGGATGTTAGTGAGAGTCGACGGGTTGACGTTTCCGATGACGGCAGCCGAGCCGGACAGCCCGACGAACCACCGCATATCGGTGACGACGGTATCAACGACAAACCGGGCGACGTAGAGAAAACCACCACGCCCAGCCGCGTTTCCTCTCCAGAACTGAAGGGCGTTGTGGCGAGTACCTGCGGATGAGCCTGCTGTCGTTGCGCTGACAAACGCCACGCGACGAAGCGACGATGCGAAATCCGTCGTCGCCACGTTGCGTGCGGTGGCTGTTCCAGTCACCGTGTTGTTGAAGCCTACAAGGCTGACCGTGGTGCCGTTGCCGTTGGCGGTCCACAGACTCACCTTGTTCGCCGCCAAGAAGGGCTGGAAGGCGTAGTCCACTCCAGACGGCCCAACCTGCCCGGCCATCCGACGCCCTGCACGCAGGCGGGAGAAGAGTGTCGAGCCCGCCGACGGTGAAGCAGGCGTCGAGGTGCTCGCCTCTCCGAGAATCGGGTAGCCACCCGCATCGATTGCGAGTTTGCCAGCACCTCCGAAGTTGCCAGCGTTGTTGTATTGGACCTGCCCGTTGCTGCCTCCGGGAGTGCCGCTTCCGCCTCCACGCACATCGACTGTCACTCCATTCTCGCGTGCGCGGAACTTGCCAAGCGTCGAGTCGTACCAGATGTCACCGTCAGCGAGGTCTGCACCCGGAGAGCCAGCAATCGGACGCAGGGCTGCCTTGTACATGCGGATTGAGCCGCTCGTCCGGTAGAAGCTTTCCGTCAGCGCAGGCGCACGTGCGAGCGCCGTTGGGTTGTCAGCAACGTCGTACAGCGGATTCTGTTGGAGTGAGTCGAGGCGGGAGAAGACGCCGTAGTTGAAAATGCGTCCGACGCCGCCAATCGTAATGTACGGGACGGAGCTATTGCCGTGGCTGAATACGTTTACACCCCAATTCAAAATGGCGGGCTCTCCGAACCCGCTGCAAACGAATACCGACTTCGTGCTGGCTGAAGAGCTGATGCTGAACTGGTTGCTGCCATAAAGATGAAGCCGGTCTTCTCTGGAAGCAGTCGAATTCAGCTCCCACACGGTGCAGTTTGTTGCCGTACCCTGAATGAGGACATTCACGTCTGACAGGTAGGCGTAGAAGGCAACACGTGTGGACTGGACGCTTTTGATGCAGGCGACTTGGCTTGAAGAATTGCCGTTCTCCGAAATACCGATGTTGCAGTTCTTGAGGGTGAGAGCACAAGTCAGAGACCCGGCGACAGTGTTGTCCACGAGCCGAAAGACGTGGATTTGCGCCGCAGAAGGAGCGGTGTTTTGGATGGAGAAGGAGATGTTTTCAAACTCCACCCTTGGAACGAAGGACGTCGGTGCGACCAGCGTCACCAAAGCAAGGTCTGTCAGAGACGTACTTCCGAGTGAAATCGAAACTTGATTGCCTATCGGCCCACCACCACGGACGGATGCACGCTCACCAATGATTTTGACCTGACGCGGCCCTGTAATCGTCAGCGTCTCGGCGTAGGTTCCGGGCGCAACGCTGATGACGACAGGCTGCGGCCCTGTTGCGTCGATGGCCGCCTGAATCGTCTGGAAATCTGCGCTCGGGTCCGTGGGGTGGACGCGGACTGTGGCCGCAGGGGAGAAACGGCTCGGCCACAGCGTCGTCACGGGGCGAATCGCCCCGTCGTGGTACATCTTCAGCAGTTTGTCCGTTGAGTTGAACCAGACTTGCCCCTCGACGGGGGAAGTCGGGTCCGACGTGAGAACGTCGAAGACAACGCTTTCCGTCCGAAGGGACACTCTCCAACCTCCTTACGCCGACTCGCCGGACTTGATGGCCACCCAGTTGACGTGGACGAGGCTGCTGATGCTGTTGGCGCCCATGTTGATGACGAAGCTTCCAGCCACCTGTGACTCCACCTTCGGAGAGTAGCCCGCACCATTCACCGTGACGACAGGTGTCAACGTCACGGCGTAGTCAGCGTCAGCAAATGGCGTGGAGAAAGTCACGGTGGCTTTCTTCGGGTTGCCAGAAAAGCTTGCCGCCAACACCCGACCGGCCTTGTGAGGAAGTGCAACGCTGATTGCGAGCGTGTTTTGCCACACCGCCGCGCCGGTGGCGTTGCTGATGCACACCCACTCCGAGTTGTTGGCGGTGTTAATCCACCGAGAGCCCGGAACCCACCCCGCCGTGCCGTCGTCGTTGACAGTCGGATTCGTCGTCTTGTTGAAGGCCGACTGCGGGTAGAAGCCTGCACCAGCTTGAGAAGTCAAAGCGTGAAGCGTCCCGCCGCCACGGTTGCCGTGCGCGTGCTGGTGGTCGCTGCGGGCAAGCGACGTCGCCGTACCCTCTGAGTTTGTGTTGTCTGTAATGCCGACAGCCGTCGCCGTGGCAACGGCGTCCGGCCCGCCGGGGTTGTGGCGAGAGCCGTGGGAAGTGATGGAGACACCGTTGATGGTGCCTGCATTGGAGATGTTGTTGCCGCCCATGTCGAGGGCGCCAGTCATTGGCCTCACGCCAGAGCGCGGCAGGTACTGTGGGTGGTCGTCGTTGGTGAGGTTGAGAAGTGCGCTGTGCGAAACTGCGCTTCCGAGATTGCCCCACGAGCTGCCGTCGAAGGAGTAGAGAAGGTTTTCAGCTTCGACGCGGGTAACCCACCCCTCGTTTGGTGTGTAGAAGACCCAAGCGGAGCCATTCCACTCCGTAATCTTGTTCTCCTGTCCAGTCCAAGCGCCCGTCGCCGTCGCGATGATGAGGTAGCGGTCGCCCTGTGCTGGTGTCCCCGGCGGAGTCGAGAGTCGATTCAGTACCGACTCCTGCCAATCCAACCCGGCAATCTTCTGGTTGATTTGGTCAACAACCCACTGGCGCTGTGCCACGTCAGTCGGCCCACTGCCAGCGGCGACGTTGGTGATGGCAAAGCCGCCCATGTTGATGGGCCCAGCGAGCGTGTTGCCAGCCTGCCGCGCTTGCTCCAACGTCGTGGAGTGCGGATTGGACGTGTTGGATACGTGCGCGGCGAAGGTGTCGGCGTCGGTAAAGCTTGTAACGGCGCCGTTCCGGTACACCTTGAAGAGATGCGTTGTGGTGTTGAACCACATCTGGCCTTCGACCGGGCTGCTCGGGTCTGTCGTCAGCTCGTCGAGGATGATTCCATCGAGTTGTAGAGCCATGTGTTATTCCTTTAGCTTCCGTTCAGCAGTGTGTGCCAGCCGATTTCGATGAGACCGGCCACGTTGTTGGAGTGGAGGTTTACAACAAATCCGTTGACTGTCTTGTTCTCGATGGCTGGTGAGAACGTCTTCGAGCCATTAGTAATTGGGGCAAGAGTAATGGCGTAATTTGTCGACGTGTACGGGGTTGCGAATACGACAGTCGCCTTCTTGGGGTTTCCAGAAAAGTCCCCCGGTACGACAACACCAGCCTTCGATCCGCTCTGCTGAGTAATTACCTTAACGACGAATGGATTCGCATCCGTCGCCTTCTCGACACCATCGGCGCCATATGCAATAAATGCCGGACTGAGGCTCATACGATTGTTCTCGTCCTACTCACTTCGAATACTCCTGAATAGGTGATCGTATCAGTTACCGTCGCGAGCACCGTTACCCCGTCCGTGTCGTAAATCTTCCATTCGATAGTCGTTGGCTTCGGTCCTGTCCAAGTGATGTTCTGCTCGACTAACTTCGTCGAATCTGCACGGCGCCAGAGAATCTGAGTTGGAAAGACGGGACCACCAGATATCGTTTTCGTAGCCCCAGACGCAAATCCCTCAGCCGGACCTTCGTCAATGAAGTGAATCAATTGAAGCAACGCTTTGTGCGTTGCTTCTGTGATTCCAGAGCCGCCCGAGAGCTGAGCTAGAGTTCTGGTTCCGGTAATCGCATCCTTGAGGACGAGATTACCGGAACCATCTCGTTCAATACCTGCGGCTTGGTCGTTACTTGTTGAGTTCTGCGGGTAGAATCCTCCAGCAGACAGTCCATCGACTGCTGGATCGATTGGCTCCTCGTAACCCTCGGTGCTGTCTTTGAGTGGTTTTACGAGGTTCGTTGCCATCTACCACACCACGAAGAATTACACCGGCTTCTTACCATAGTCAAAGACTTGGACGAATAGGTCCGTCGAATTCTTGGCGATTCCAAGTTGCACAGTTCTACTTCCTCCTGGCAGGGCGCTGATCAATACGGGCTGGCCAGTGCTTCCCAGGAAGTATCTCGTTCCAGCTGTGGCACCGGTAAGTACTCCGGTCACAACTCCAAGAATCTTGATGGTTCCGCTGGCCGTGTTGGAGATGTTTTGATCAGCGACACCGATGATTCTCGACTTGGTGTCGTTCGTGCTGTCCCCTGTCGAGACTGTGTTGTTTCCAGAAATATATACGCCATCACCCTTCGTGATGTTACCTGAAGCTGTCCAGGTTTGAGCTACCTCGTTCGAGGATCCACTGGAGTGGACGTGTAATGCGTCCGCGTTCGAGCCGTTCGTGAGGATGTCGAGGTTCGGTGCTGTGACAGTCGCACCAACGCTGACTCCGTTGATCTTGAACAGGGACGGAAGGCCGACAACTTTGAGACCAGCCGGAGTGATATCGAGTGTGTCCGGTGTCTCGTCAGTCATCACGTAGATTCCGTTGGCGTCTTTGTTCAAAGCACCAGTGGTGCTATTTACCTTCACCTCCAGTAATCCGCCCGAGAACTGAAGACCCGGGTTGGCGGCCAAGGCGATGTATGCACCAGCAGCGTCCTTATTGAGTCCCCTCGTTGTGTCCGGATTCCAAGCCAACTTCTTGTTTGGTGATGTTCCATTGAGAGCGAGGCCGGAGTTCGTGTCGAGATCGACATTTACGGCTGCGCCGTTAGACACGAGCTCGATCCCGTCGCCCTTCTTCACCGAGATTGTGTTCCCGGTCTTTACAAGACCAGAACCAGCCGTTACCTGGCCGAGGCCCGTGAATTGGGTGAACGTCAGTGCGGTCACGTCGACCGTGATGGGGTCGTCCGTAATGAGAACGTAACCTTGGTCGGCATTCGTAGCTCCTCCCTCTACGAACACCGCATTTCCTGAACTCACTTCTCCTCCGGGAGTTCCGTCGAAGTCGGTCGCTCTCGTGAGGACGTATGGGTTCGACGCATCACCTGTCGCTGTCACAACGTAGATACCGTTGTGTACGCTGGTACCGCCTCCTTCGTCTTTCACCAGGATACGATCCGAAACGGAGACGGCAACACCGTCTACGATCAAGGCACCGTTTGCCGTGCCGGTGAGTGTTTTGCCAACTCCTGAACCGGCCGCCGTGTATGAAGGGAGAGGGGCAGCCGTTGCGTACTTGACAGATGCCTTCCAATCGAGACCAGCCGCGACAGAGTCGACGTAGCTCTTGTTTGCAGCGTCTGTATCGGCGGTAGGTGTCGCCAGCTGTACGATCTTTTGATTCCCGGCGTCTACGGCAACCCCGGCAATACCGCTCAGTGTGATTTTGGCGAGCTGGGTCTCGTCCGTCAAAGCCGCTGAGTCAGCGTATCCTTCTGTTGACTGGAACAGGAATCTGCGAAGGGCCACGGATGAACCTCCTCAAGAAGGAGAGTTGGATCTCTTGAATTACTTATCAGATCCTAGGTTTTGACAGCCTCAATGGGAAGTTCCTTGCTCTCCATGCTAGACAAGGACTTCATCTCGGATTCCGACGCCTTACCGATGTAGTTCAGAGTCCCGGTCTTGTCGTCGTACGCATATTCCTTGATGTCGATACCGAACTTCTCTTCGACTTGGCGAATGATGAGACGGTACTCTGCCTCTGCCGCCTCCTTTTCTTGTGTCAGTGAAAGAATCTTTCTGTCCAAGGCCTCGATCTGATTGTTTGGGTCAATCTTCGACAGGAGCGCCTTCTTCGACGCCAACGTCATGATCCTCTCACTTTCCGCGGCCCTCATAATGGCTTGAAGTTTCTCCATCTTCAGAAGAGTCACCTCGTCGAGTCTCAGAGGTACTGGGTCCGTTTGGACCTCTTTGACCGGTGGAGCTGAGTTCTTTCTCTGACGACCAAGACCACTCTTCTTGGATTCGGTCTTCATACATTGGCTCCTCTCACTCGAGTAAGATTTGGGTTTGCAGCAATGAGAAGTACGTTTGTATCCAGCGCAATTCCAATAGCCTGGTGAAAGAAGGTTTGCGTCGGACCAGGAATTGGTGCATTTACAGATGGACGACCGTCTGTACCGGCGAAGTAGATCTTTCCGGGCGTCAGACCTGTATAGACCCCACTCACGATTCCAGCGGTCTGAACGACGCATGATGTTGCGCTGGGCTTGGAGATGATGCAACCAACGGAGGGCATCTTCGAGTAGTCGGTGATGTCGACTTTCGATACGGCATATGAGCCGCCGCTCACGTACATCAGGTCCCCAACAGCGTCACTCGCAGAGCACGTCCCAGTGAACGTTTGAATGATGGATGGCCCAGGGCCAGGTACTCCAGTAATCCACCCCGGGTCGAGTGTGCCGTCGGATCGAGCTCTTGGGACCTTGTTTGGAGATGGTACCGTCGTTACTTCTTCCGAGTTAAGAGCCGTCGGGACAGTTGGAACTGCTGGGTCCGTAGAAAGTCTCGTGATTCCGATGACGGATGAACTAGCAAATGCAATGAGACTCTTTACGATTGCCAGCGCCTGTTGACGGAAAAAGAGCTGCTCTTTCGCACTTGACATCTCTACGGCTTTCAATGCCGTAGGACTAGTCCCATCTGGGACGGTTGAATTTGGTGTGTTGAGGGTTGCGCCAGTTGTTCCGTGCTTCAGAATCTGGGCAAGCACCGCTACAAAGCTCTCAGCTCGTGCTGTATCGGCGTCCGTAATAGGTAGCGGGCCACCTGGAATTGGGACCGGGATTGGCATCTAAGCCCTCAACTAGCCTTGGCTTTTTTTGAGGTCTTGAGTATGAAATCTTCCACCCATTCCTCCTCTATCCTCGTACCACAAAATGGACAGTAGAGGATGGGCACATAGAATGTCCGGAGCGGACGTCCTTTGGATATCACAACAAGATGAAAAGATGAGGCCCCTTCTGGAATGATTACGAGCTTTTGGAGAGCCGCCTGCATATTGGCGCAGGGCTCGTAATCGCATATGGACAATGACATTTACCCCTCCTTGTGCTGAGCGCCACGCCGGGCGAGGTACCTCAGAATCTCTTCTTCAGAATCTCCCTGCTGTACGAGAATCTGAATCGCCTCATCCTCCGTAAAAGCGTCCAGCTCTTCTTCCGTGACCCTTGGTTTGTGAATGACTTGGATGGAAGATGGTGGCATGAGGTGAACCCTACCCAGGACATCTACCATGAATACTGCCATTCGGTCCTTCCGGATTGCGTGCGCCCCAACCATTCCGAGGAAAAATATCGAAGGTCTATCGCCACTTACGAGCCTATCGACCGTCAGCTCTCTATCGACCTTCTCTGCGTTCTGTGAGGCAGAATCAGAAGAATTCTTCGTCATAAGAAACTAGGAACGAACGATGCCAGCCCTTAACTACCGACTTGAAGTAAAAGTTTCCAGAGAGACTAAGAAAAGACTGGAGCAGCTCCGCACAGAGTACAAGGAGCAAACAGGAAAGTCAGTATCCATGAGCACTCTCGTCTCAACGATACTCGATTCTTACCTCGGAAAGCTACCGGCCAAAGAAGTGGAGGAGGAAAAGAGACTGTGAGACAGCTTTTCTACTTGCATTTGTTGTTTAACTGCGTATTCTTTCTTCACGGCGATTTTGCGCCGTGAAGAGAACCACAACGAAAGAAAGAGAGAACAGAAATGCCACGTGGAGTTTACGACCGCAGCAAGATTAAGAGGCGTAACAATGTAAATACCGTTGAGAACGCAGCAACCGAGCCGAGGGTGAAGAGAAAGTACACTCGTCGCTCGACAAGCGGTAGCCCGGGGTTTGCTGTTCAGGCCCTGCCCGCAGATCTCCTGGCCCAGCTCCGTGAGCTTGTGTCCATTCGGTCGGCGGGTGGGCTGAATTACCTCGATGGTCTCATCCAGAAGGTGGCGGGCAAGTTGGAGGAGGCCTGGGACAAGGCCAATACGACGGTCGAGGACAAGACGGCGGAGGCCAAGTCGGAAAGGAAGAAGAGAAACGGCAAGGTCGAAGGGACCGAGCAGGTAGTTCAGACTGCAATTCCAGCCCCGGTGCCATTCATCCCGCAGACTGCTGTTTCCCAGTCGTAATCGGCTCCAAGTCATGAAGACGAAGGGCTGGCTCGAAAGAGCTGGCCCTTTTTCTTTGCACACCTTTTGAGAAAGGAGAGGATAAGCTTGAGTTCTTCGGAACTTAGCAGCAAGAGGACAAAAAAGATGGCAACAGGCACAGTAAAGTGGTTCAACGACAAAAAGGGCTTTGGGTTCATCACTCCGGATGAGGGCGGTAAGGACATATTCGTCCATCACACCGCCATCATAATGAACGGATTTCGAACCCTAGACGAGGGAGAGCGTGTTCGGTACGAGGTAGAGCAAGGCCCAAAAGGTCTCCAGGCAGTTAAGGTTACACGAGCTGCCTGAGAGAGCTGCGAAGTAAGATAAAAGGGGAACTCCGCACGGAGTTCCCCTTTTTATTAGCCCTCAACCTCTAAGGAGCGAGATCTAGGCTGCGCTACTCTCTGAAAGGATGGAGTTCAGCTTAACAGACTGAGGAACGGCTACGGCGACCGGCACAACGCGCTCAGGCTGAAGTGCCACCTGCTCCTGAATGACGACGCCCTGTGCGTCCGTTGCGATGGTGTGCGACGGAACGTACGTCTCTTCAAGGTAGACCGCAGCGAGCGTGTTCTCGTTCGAGTCCTTCATGTAAACGAGGAGCCCGCACGGCTGTGAGAAGAGGTCCGAAGCCAGGTTCAGATAAATGTTCTCGAACCCGGGAGGAATCTTGACGTCGTGCTGGTTGGCGACGTTACCTGGGATGCTCTGGTCCAGTACATTCGCCGGGAATGCTGGAACCAGTGTCGGAGGGAGCAGGTCGGAGTAGAACGAGTACAGAACCCGCAAGAGAGATGGTCCGTGATAGAGTACTCGACCGAACGCTGCCTGGGCCACCGTTCTGCCGGAGATGAAATAGGACCTCTCAGATCCGAGTTCCCAGAACCGAGCGAAAGCCCTGTTGTGGGACAGGTTGAAGTTCTGGACGACGCCGATCGGCACTGCCCAGTTCTTTGAGCCCTGTGAGAGATCGACGCCTGCGGCTGCGACACCTCCGATGGCCGCAAGACGTGGGGGTCCTGCCGCGACCATCGTAAACGCACCAGAAGCGAACCGGCCCTCCCTGAGAGCCGAGTTATCGACCTTCTGAGTGTATGGCTGCCAATTTGTGATGGTTGCCATTCAAGACCTCCAAGAGGTTCGATACGAGTCTACACCGTCATCATGAGAAGGTGAGAACGAGCATCGATACGTCTCCGCTGCTCGTCGTGGCCATGATGAGGTTGTTCTCAGCAGCAGTGTTGAGAACGTTCAACTCGAACTTTCCAGTAGCGTCCGGCTGGACCCAGACCTCTTTGCTCCCAGAGCCAGCGACGACGGTTCCAGCCCCTCCATCCGTCATTGTTCCCTCCCCCGAAACCGGAATTGACTTGACTACGACCTGACTGGCCTTGTCAGTAACCTGACCAGTCACCTTGATTACGTCCGCCGCCTCGGCACCAGCCGAGAGTCTCAGGTCGCTGCTGCCTTCGATGAGAGCCTTGGAAATCATGTCGCCAGCAGCGGCGAGGTGCTTCAGGTACGCCATTATATTTGCAGAGAGTGCCATGATTCGTTCTCCTCAGTTCTTTCGATCGGTTTACACCACCAGTGTCAGCCTGATGTAGTTGGCCGGGTACGGGACATCGAGCGTGATATCCACCAGTACTGTATCCGGGTTCTCCTCGTCCTGGAGGATGTTATTGAGCTCAGCACCATTCAACACGCCGGTCTCGACCAAGAAGTTCAGGATTCCCTGAATGGTGGTTCCAACGGTGTCCAGGAATTGCTCATTGATGGTCTGAACGCCAATGAACTTCTTGATCGAAGATCGTAGGAACTTTGCTGTGAAGTCGACGACCTTCGTGATGGAAAGCTCACGAGTCTCGATGCTGGTGAGGTCAGTCGAGACTTGATGGCGGCTCGAAACGGGACCTCCTTGGACATCCTGGATGAGGATGTAGGTTCCGCCTCCTGCCATGTTGTTTAGCTGCTTCTTGGAGAACTTCTCTGTACCAACTACGCCTGTCAGTCCAACGATTGGGAAGTTGGTGAAGCCCTGTTGAGGAGGCTGTCCTGCGCACATGCCAGCGATGGCTGCGCATGCGTAGTAGCCCGGCAATCTCTTCTCGACACCACCAATGGTCGTCTTGATGGTGTCCGGGAAGACGGAGTACAGGCGACGGTTCTTGATACCGGAGTTTGCCTGCGCGACCGTCTCTGCTACCAGGCTGTAATCGAGTCGAGGCGGGTTTGAGCCAGGAATAATCAGGCTCTTTCCACGGACCTTCAACGACCACGAGGCATTCACTACTGTCTCGGTAAGTGCCGTTGTGGTGTAGAAGCCGTCCGTATTCTGGGAACCGGTGAACGTTACGTTCAGGTTGACCAGCGAGCCTGAAACGCTGGACACATTGTACCTGCGGAACTCTCCATTGACCTCGAACTCCATGAAGACGCCAGCTGAGACGGGAATTGGGAGGGCAGGGTTGATTCCTGCTGCCACCAATCCTGCTGCTGGATTCACATCAAGCAGCATCTGGTTGTTCGTCGCGGTGCTGTTAGCCTTCGTACCAGAGGCCGCCACGATAGGATTGGCCTCGACAGGCATCTTCTTGTTGATGAAGACGATGCGCTCTCCCCCTTGTTCAGGGGCGGACATCGCCACGACGTGTGTTGACCAGATACCGTGGACGACTTCGTTATGTGTCAGGGGAGCGATTGCGTAGACTTCCTCTGACTCGAGGAACCCTGCTGCACGAGCATATGCGGCCTCTGTTCCTTCAGGAGCCGACGCACTGATTTCATCGACCCCCAGTCCTTTGACCTCCAGGCCAGGGGCATTGATGAGGCACATGAAGAGAGCCAAACCAAGTGGGTTCTCTTCAGTTAGAGGGTCGAGAACAGATGCGAGAGTTGCCTGGTCTGGGATTCTGAGAACCCCGGCGACTTTGGCAGCTGGCGAGACATCCTTTCTGAGGCCCTTGAACTGGATGTAGAGGTCACCGGAGTTCGTCGCGAAGTCCAGCGGATAGCCTGTAACCTGGTCACGCAGGATCTGTGAGCCAATGACCAAGTTGTTTACGCCGTCGAGATAGGCATCTGGATACGGACGGCCGGAACCAGCAGCAGGCAACGTCGAAAGGCCAAATACGGTATCTGCATCTGCTGCCGGACTATGGTAGACTCTTACCTCAGATGCTGCGCCCTTCAACGTGGACGTCAGCTTGAGGCGGTCAAGACCGGCACCTGCCTTCGATGCAACGTTAGCACCTACAACGGAATTGATTTCGTCAACGGCGATGTCGAGGCTGTCTGAAGAGAATGTGACTGAATAGACGTGAGGGTTCTTGTCAAGGGTGAACGACAATGTTTTCCCATTCAGACCTGCAAACTCTACATCTTTTCCAGTCCCAACCGTGTCAGATGTAGTACTAAAATTCAAAGCGGCGTTTGCGGTTCCGTCAGCCTTGATTCTGATGGCCTGGTTGCGACCAGTCAGAATGCTCTCGAGAACAAGCTTTCCAGAGTCGGGACCGGAACCTTCCACTGCACTTACTCCCGGAATATTTGTCCCGATGGCCGAGGCGATAGCGTTAACTGTACCGAAAGGACCGCCTGTGAATGTGAATTCCCCTTCTGTATCGACTCCATTGATAGTCGATACATAGTGAATCTTAAGTCCAGCAAGCGATACTGGGACAGTGATGGCAGCTGAAGATTTGACTTCTGCTTTGGTTGCCGCCGAGCCGGTGTTAGTTCCAGTAACTGACGCAGCTACGGGAGATAGTTCAGAAGGGAAAAGATTTGCCGCCTTGAACCAGACATACTGAGGAGAGAATGGGTTGTCATCAAAAAGGGTTTCGACTTCGACAGGGTCGTATACCTTCGTGATGTACCGACCATTGGAGTCGGCTGTCGAGAGTGTCGTGTTGACAGTGCCGAGTCGGAACCGGTCCGACTCTACCTTCATCACTTCCGCATTCTTGACCTTGACGCCGTCTCCGAACATCAAGTCGCCAACCTTCAACGGAATCGTTCCGGATTCGCCGAAGGTAATGGCGGCTGCTTTGCCAACAGAGAACACACCTGTCTCGACATTTATGAGACCAGCCTTTGATGGGAACGCTGGTGGCTCAGCACCGTTCAGGAAGTAGGCTCCACGGTAGAATTCAATCCATGGAGAAGTTGTATCGTTGTCATTGTCGTCTTGAGCTCTGTATCCGGAACCAACGACACGCTCCTCGCCCGAGTCACCAATGCCGAGAATTCCATTTGCAGATGCTCCGGCACGAATCGTAATAGAGCTCTTCGCACCAGCACGAGGGGTTGTCAATAGAACCTTATCGTTCGGCGCGCTTCCGACAACGGAAGCAATTTCCTGTCCAACAGCTTCGTTGATTTGCTCGGCACACTGAGCCGCTGTGAGGGTTGGACCGGTTCCCTTGAAAGTGATGGTGATGTCTCGGCTAGTATCAGCAGGGACTGGATTGTCGAGGCTGATAACGAGAACCGTACCAACGATTGGTAGGCCAGCCGGGCCGCTGAAATTAGTAGTTAGAATAGCTGGCTTCGACGATACATGACTCGTCGCAAGGAAAGACTCTCCAGGATTCATCAGGAGCTCAGACAGGCTCCCACCAGCGAGGATGAAGGGTCGAATGGAGCTCTCGATGATATCAAGCTCATCGATGTTACCGCGATGATCTGGAAAGGCACTCTGGGTGATGGTCTTCCCGATTTGAGAATATGCACCGTACTTCGCCTTGGAGTTGATAGTTCCGTCGGTGTTCAGGACATTGATGATTTCGAACGCAGGACCGACGATGCACGGAACCAATGTCGGCCTGATGAAGGTCGGTGACTGATTGCGAAGGGTTTGAATGACCTCTACGCCTGGTCTGAGAAGCTCTGCCATCTTTGCGCTCCTTTTACCTTTTCATCTACTTCCTTGGCTTCGGAGTGCCAACTTGAGTACGGACCCGCTGTACGAGTGAAAGTGTCTTGTCGTACGTGAGAACTTTACCGTTCATCCCTGGTTCACGAATCGTCACGGCTCCTGGAGCCGGGTAGTTTAGGGATGACGTTAAGGCCAGGTCGATGTGTTTGAGAAGCAATTTATCTTTGGGTCCAATGGACCAGAAGTCCTGGAAGTAGAACGGAACCGAGACCGAGACCATTGTGATTTCGTTGTCAGACTCTGGCTGGACGATGGCTCCAGGAGACGACTCTGACCCAACCTGCATCTCCTCACCCACCCGGTGTATACCGGAGTTCATGAGAGAGGACTTCAGGCGTCTCGTCGCCATCATGGAAATCCAAGCGATTCTCTGGGCTTCGAGACCTTCTTTCGAAAGACAGTTGTAGGTCATCGTGCAGGCAACGAGGTCCGTGTACCGTTTGGTGCCTGTTTCAGGATCTAGGTTTGGGTACTTCAAATCGGCCCCCCTTGTTCGGGGGAGAGGACCTGGTCCTGCAAACTGATTCATCGAGATGTTGCCGAAAGAGGCCGGTCCTCTGGTTAGAATGATTGCCGGTCTCTTCTCGACGACTTCTCTTGCGATGGTGGCTTGGTCCGTGATGATGATGTCAGAGGTGGCCTCGTCATCCACCCATCGATAGGCACCCTTCTCGAATGTAGCGAATACAGCTTGAAGGAACCTGACGAATACCTTCGTGTAATGTAGGAGGGGGTCTTCACCTGGCCCTTGAGGTTGCGGAAGTCCTGATGGGACCTTGATGCTCATTTTAGCGCCTCGCTACGTTCGTGAGCGAGCCATTCACGGGCAGCCAATGCACCAACAGAGGCCGCACCTGCCGCAGCTCCAAGAATTCGTAATTTTGAAGACAATGGTAGTGAGTTCCACTTCGGACCGAATAGCTTCTCGAATGCTTTCTCGGCAATCATTCCAGCGCCGTATCCAACACCAGCACCGGCACTGATGAGCGCTGTAGATTTCAAATACTTCTTTAGTCGGTCTCTCCGGCTTTGTTGGGTTTCTTTGGCTTCTTGGGCAGCAGCAATTTTCATCAGCTCATCGCTGAGTGCCTCGAGCGTGACCGAAGAAAGCGAAAATGTCCTGATAGTCACCGTCTCGCTCCACATTATGGGGATTGGTGAAGTTTCGTTCCGCCGACGGCACCAGCCCTTTGACGTCCACCTTCACCGGTAATTCGTACTCAATGTCTCCACGTGGAATCTCGTGCAGAGTAAGCTCTTGATGAAGAGACGACCTCAACCTCTGAGTCGTAGTGACGGAAACGACACGCCACCGCCTGTTTTCTGACTCGACGAGTATGTCTCGTGGAGAGACAGGTGGGAAGGAGATGAGTCTCGCCGAGGTATTGCTAGGTTGTTGTTCTTGAAGAGAATTAGGCATCGTCTGCTTCGCGGATGGGTCGAACTGAACATAACACTCGACCGGATTGTGGTATCCTCCAAGCCATCCTGTTCCAAAGCAGAGCGCGTGATTCGACCGGGCTCTCCTCTTCAAGACAGGGTCTACGCACGTACAAAGAGGTCCGAATGTACGGACTGGGAAAAGCCAACATTTGCGGCCAATGAACTCACGGAAGAGGATGTCTTCAAGACGATTAATTTCTTCTGCAATGAGATCTGGCTCCGGATCGTTGCTACTGGCTGGATTGGACTCTGTGGTCTCTCCAGTCGGTCTGTGAACAATCTTGATTTTGTAGTGCAGAGATCTCCACTTATGGAGAAGATTGATCCTCAAATCTCGAAATGAGTACGTATCTCTGAAAGGTCCTCCAATCTGCTGGTACGGACCTGCTGGAGCCTCAGCTCTTAGTACGTAGAAATCATAATCGAATATTTCGTGAGGCTGGCCCTCGACGGTCGGGCCAGCCAATGGAGAAATCTCCCAGAAGATGTCCAAGTAGTCGAGCGTAAAAGACCTGACTACTAGCTTGGTGATTGATATCATGGTTCAAGTACGACTGTGTACGTCTGAACGTTCTCACCAACGTATGATGCCGAAATGGTGTACGTGTGAAGAAGACCAGTCGCTCCGGCGATAAGCGCATTCGCCTTCGAATCGTAGATTCTAAGACGTGCACTCGTCAGGTTATTGTTGCCGTCGAATACGGTATTGTCGAGGACAGAGTTTTCGTGCATTAGACCGAGAGCCCTCGTCAGTTTGGCTGCGATGGAGGCTGTACCAGTGCTAATAGATGAGGTGTCGCTCTTGATGGATGCAATGTCATCGGAAATCGAAGCCCCAGAAGGAGCGCCGAGGCGGTTGTAGGTCTGAGTGTTGTCTATATCACCTGCGCCTTTGATAGAGGCCTGAGCGGACAAAACGTCAGCTGATGATGCCGTCGAAGCTAGCTTCTCTCCAGCGCTTCCTGGGATCGTGTGACCTGCCAACAACTCGTCGAATACGGCCCCGGCAATGGCACTCGGTGGCGAAATCGAGCTCTTGATCTGATGCAGGTTGTCGACTCCAGGAATGAACGCTCCAGCTCCTGCAATCTGAGTCAAGTCTCTCGAATCCGCTCCTTTGATACTCGCTACAGCGTTCGTGATGCTCGTATTAGTCGCGGACTGACTGGCCGGGTCTGTTGGAAGGTTATCAGTTTTCAGTTTGATGGCAGCCGTGTCAGACTTTACGTTGGCTATATCGGCAGAGACGGACGGGCCTGCTGGTGTGCCAAGTTTGGTGTTTATCGTATTGGCTGTTGATTGAACATTCGCTATGTCTGTTGAGATGTCCGACGAGACAGGAGCTCCAATGCGAGTGTAGACCTGCTTGATGCTGTTTCCGTCGGACAGTCCTGGAGCGTCGCCGCGAATGTTCTCTTTATAGAGAAGCGCCTTACCAAACAGAGATGGAGTAGAACTCGTGTCGCTTGACGATCCGATATCATCGACTCTCTTTCCCTTTTGTCCGGCAGCGTACGATGCACTGTCTGTCCAGACGTCTGTGACGACTTGAGAAATTGGCTCATCTAGGAATCTGTCTCTTGGACTGATGACGCCTTTGATGTAACGGACCTCTTCCGTTGGGATTGATGGGCCACCATCGACCTCGAAGATGATGTCTACGTCCGTCGGCGTCATCCATGTCCAGTCGAACCAGTACATGCCGTTGCTACGCTCGAAAACCGTCGGAGGTGGCACGTCGTTGAACGGAGCGACTGCCTGCTTGAAAAAAATGAACGTCGGAGTCAGTCCAGTATCTGAGTTTCTGAAGTTCAGGAAGTACCTTGCTGTGACTGGGAATGGCATGGCACTCTCCTTTCACTTACCGGGCGTCTGAAGCTGGCCCTGTTGCAGACCGGTAAATGTCCCGTTGCTGAGACTATTTCCCTTATCGTCCTTCGGCTTGTCGACTGTGAAGGTCGATGGTTTCGGAACAATAGATACTATGGTTACGAATAGATCGGCCATCAGAGTAACCCACTGGCTGTAATCAACCACACTCTGCCGTCTGTGCCCAATGGTCCTCCGGCGGTTCCAACAGCGTATATCCTCTTTGTGTCTTCATCGATGGCGAGGCCTGTGGCATATCCGTCCATTACACCAACAGCCTGCCAAGCAACTGTGTTGTCAGATACGGTTCCACTAGCCGCCCAGAGAGGTTCAGACTTTCCAGAAGTTCCTGCGGTTGTGACCTTGAAGTAGTACCGGCTTCTTGAAAACTGATGAACGTCCCTTGGACGCACAAGGGCGTTCAATGCGTAAGCTGTTTGAGGCCTCCACTGCTCGACGACCTTTCCGGAAAGCGTAACTTGGGCAAGGATTTTTCCGTCTGGATCCATCACCATCACGCCTGCGTTTCCGCAAGCGACGACGATGTTTCCGTTTGAAGCAATTTGAGACTGAAAGAAGGTCCCGCCGCCTGGAAGAGTAATTGTGTCGAGTAAAATGAGAGGCTTCGAAGGGTTCGTGTATTTGTAGATGTTGAACCTGTCTGTAAGTGAAGCGTAGATCAGTGCGCCACTTGGGTTCGCTGGATCTATAACCACGGTAAGGGCGTTGGCCCTGGAGTTGAGCTTCGTATTCAGGAGTAGCGTTGGAGAAAGAGCATTCTCTTGGTAGACACGAAGTCTCTCAACCCCAGCCTCTGTCGTAGCGACGAAGATAAGAGCTGGAGATAGGAAGTTCGCTACTGCAATAGCCCTGACTCCTTGAATGCCAGTGAGAGCAGTTGCAGTTGCTCCTGTGGAAAGGTTAACGACAACAAACTGACCCGCCGTTGAGGAGTTGTCTGCGTACTGGGCAACATATCCATATGAAGCGGAAACGCCGAGAGAGACAGCACATGATGTTCCTGGAAGGTCTACATTCAGCGTTCCTGCGCTCGGCGTAAGAGTATACTCATTGACATCGTCACCATTCCCTGTTGGACCAGCAGAGGCAACAATGGACGGGACGATACCAGTGACGATCATCTTCGAGACGGCGCCAATTCCATCGGATGTTCCTTGCTGGATCCCATCGAGATGGTAGAGCTTCGTGTTGTCTGTTGATAGAACGAGTGCTCCTCTAAGGTTGTCCGTCAGAGTCAAGTCATTTAACTTCGACGGCTCGCCAAGGAAAAACTGATTAGGAAGCGTTGGATGCTTGACGATGCTTGTGAGAGGTCTTGTTCGAATAAGAGTGAATACCTCTTTCAGCTTTCGTGTCTCCGTTCCAATCTGAGCAATAGACGCATTCTGGGATGAGAACGAAACGACTTCTATGGATTTCGTATCGGCGACCTTGTTGTTGAGCAATGGGTAACCAGATTCCCAGGTCAGACCTCCATTCTTGCTGACTCTTCCATAGACGCCGCCATTGCGTGCCGTCCTGTAGTAGAGAAGCCAGTCACCGACCTGTCCCTGCCGATACGCCAATCGTGGATTTGAGCCTGGGAAGAGGGATACAGGACCGGATACTAGGGCACCAGTCGTTGGATTGAATCGAGCTGAGTACAAATACCCATCTCGATTACCGTCGATGGAGGTTCCATCGTCCCATATGACGACTACGTGATCAGTGGCAGGATCGTATAGAGCCGATAGGTTGTTGAACAGGCCTCCGAGTTGAGGACTGACTTCCGCGAAGTTCGGGGCGTCATGCGGCTTCCAGCTCAGACGCTTCAGGGTGTTCGTGATTGGCGTGTGCCACATCACATATACGACCCCGGATCGGATGAAGCTCGAGAGCTGCTGAGGCTGCCCCTCGATTGTGATGCCACTGATAGCAGAGACAGTCACGAATCATGCCCTCAATCCAGTTACGTATCTGGTAATTCGGAATCGCCTCTCTCCATATACTCGAAAAGTGATCGGTCCAGCATCTGGTGTTAAGGAGACCGAACCGCCTGTGTAATGATTCACCAGCGTGACGGTGTATTGGTCTATGACAGAGGCAATCTCATAGACTCCGACATTCGGCCCAGTATCAATGTACAGAAGCCTTCCTGCTGAGTCTGGATGGAAAACAGGTTCGGTACTACCACCAACAAATGTTGAACCTCCAGGAGTCGATCCGGTCGAACGGCTCCATCCCTGACCGATGTCTTCGGAGAAGAATCGGTGATGACCAGTGCTGTCATGGCAGATATCGCCGCTCTGCACAGGATACGTCGACTGAGGAAGCGTAAGGCGAGCTGTCTTGGACGGATCTGTCGTCGTAGAGGCAGTATTGTAAGCTGGTCTCCTTATCTCCCACTGAACGCCCGTTCGTGGTTTCTGAAACGTTTCGGCGATCGTGATTGTCTGCATGTCGTCGCTGATTGAAGCGATGGTGAACTCCCTCCCATCAGCAGGGAAGTAGAGCTTGTCAGGGTACACACCCCCGGCATTGATGCCCTCGTACACGCTGAAGGAGATGTTTGATTCGTTCGTGAACGAAACTGGTGCACCAGACATTCGTGTTACCGTAACAGCTGTCGATGATACTAGCGTCGCGATTCGGTAGTATCCGGCATTTGGGCCGGACAAGATGTGAATCATTCTACCGACATCCGCGCTGACCCAATTTGCCGTAGCGGACGAGAACGTATTTGGAGATGTCGCAACGCCGTCGGTGAATAGTGGGCGTTTGACACCGAATCCTCTGAATGGAAGAGATCCTACTGTTGTGAAGGTATCTCCGTTTACTCCACCAAGGTTCCCGTTCCCGTTCACACCGGCGGAAGGTCCACCGGCAGCGTCGTGAGCGGCTTGAATAAAATCTACTCTGCTCAGGTAGCTGTAGAAGAAGTCGGGATTTGTACGAGCCTGGTCTGTCATAGCGTACCTGCTCGTTCCCAACTTGTTTCCAGCTGTGTCATAGAACTCGAATGAGCATAGGTGGAATAATAAACCGCCTAAAAGTTGGCTATTAAACCTTGGCATGGCAGTAAATTTCCACCAACGACCTGTTCTTCTTGATGGTGGCAGGTCCGTGAGATCCATGTACGATTTCGAATCTCGCGGTTGGCTGTAATCGTTTCGACCGTAATTCGAGGACCAAGTACCATTGTTTTTGACGTCAGGAGGCTCGGCCTCGGTGCTGTAGGAGAGCCTCTTCACATGCTCCCATGTTGGGATGACGGCTGACCACGTGGCGTTCGAGGTTGTAAACGATGGGGCCGTACGGACCTGTGCCGATGTCGGTGTGAGAAGCCTCTCGACACAAAGCCGAGCACCCGAAACGTTCAACAAGTCTTCTTCTCGAACGGCATCTCGCACTTCATAGGTTACGCCAGAAGCGCTCGTTCCCCAGAGCTTATCAGTCTGGTCTAGGTTCCGAATCGTCACTGTAGAACCGTCCAAAGACACACCAATGATTCTGTACGAACCGATGTCCGAGCCGGCCCCGGCTGTGACTTTCAGAACTTTCATGAAGTCACTTTGAAAGAATGTTCCAGGTGGCGCAGAGAACGTCTTCTGCCCTGCGACCATCGAACCATTTGTGAACGGTCCAGAGGTCAGAGGACCTAAGAAATCTCCTGAGGTCAAGGAGACAGTCGTCGATCCAGACGTTGTTGCCAGATTCGAACCGCTCGTTCTGACGACGCTTGAGTTGGACGGAGAACCTCCCGCATTGTTTGCCTTGTAGAGGTTCGCAATCAAACCATGGTATGTAGAGGTGTAGTTTGTAATGGAAAACGGAGCCGAACCGCTTCCACGCCACCTGATTTGTACGAAACCAACCTCTATGTCTTTCCCAAAATCGACCATCAGTGACCAGCCGAGCGTCGTATTTGGGGATGAGTTATACCAGTCGGCCCCAGAATCCATTGTTGCCTTGGCACCGGTCCCGTCGAGGAACTTATCGACCATGAAGTCGAGTACGTGACCTCCACTGGGGTACTCAGTACTGGGCAAAGCGCGGTGGTGGCTTACCGCTGGTTCGTACTGATTGGAAGTACGAGGATACTTCTCGAAGTAGACCTTTGGTGCCTGTGTAGTTCCTTCTACTGGGAAGGGCGTCTCGACGCAGAACTTACGACCTTCTTGCTCCTCGTAAGACCGGCTCTTGAATCCAAACGCATCGTACGTGAGGCCCGAAATGTCTTGTGTATTGTCCTTACTGATCCCATCAGCAAGTAGGATTGTCACGTCCTCTGGTCCTGCGTTCGAACCGGGCGTACCGAGATCCCATACGGTATAAGTCAGACCAGAAGCAGACGCCGTCGCCGAAAAAGCAGAACCATCGAGGTTTACAAGTGTTACAGAGGTGGATGAGGTGTATCCGCTGATTCGATACACACCAGCATCTGCCCCAGTCTCGATCCTGAGAAGTTTTCCAACGTCGCCGATGACGAATCCAGATCCTCCGAACGTAGCCGACGAGGCTGTTGTTGAACCGTCAGATGTCGTTGTTCTGCTTTGTCCGGCCCTGCCAAGAAACTCGTTGTTTGGTGGAGTTGCTCCTCCTTGACGGTTGAAACGGAGCTTCACTCCAAAAACTACATCCTCGAAGGTTGAGTGAATCGGTCTCGTTAGGCAGCCTGGATTTGTAGTATCTGAGACAGATTTGTTTGGAAGGCCTTTTTGAATGACTTCGCGAGGAATCCATTTCGAGTTTGCGTTGTCCCACTGGTATTGAACTTCGTATTGCCCAAGCATTACTCGTGGAGATCCAACTCCGCTAATAAAGGGTGGTGTGATATACAAGAAATTACCGTACGGATCATGTACCTCGGCTGGAACTTCGTTGGTGCTATTACCCCTGAAGTCGCCTTTGAAAAACCAGTTATCTGCTTCTTGTGAGTACCAAGCTTTGTCAAACAAACCTGAGTTTGGAGCTGAAAGACCAGCACTCATTCTTCCATCGGCATGTTCCCAATATGAGCGAACGTAGTTGTTGACGCCTGACGTCTCCCACCCAGCACTTCGTTTGAAACCGACTGGATTTTCGTATGTCGTCGCATCGTTACCGAAGTACCGTTTTGCGGTAGCTCCTGAAAAATTTGACTTGAGAAGACGAACGTGTCCTTGATCCGTACCGACCCAGATGTGGTCAAACTTGGTGTTGACGTGAATTGCTGTGAAGATGGTCGGCGTAGCAGGATTTGCAGGGCTACCTCCAGCCGGAGCTTGGATATCTGAAATCGTCAAGAACGAGTGTGTGTTCGATGCGACGTCGTACTTGTTGATTTGTTGTTGTACGTCGTTTGAGAGCCAGTACACGTCTCCTGTCGCGCGATCGATTGAGCACAAGTTCTTCTGTCCGTAGCGAAGTCCAGCACCACCAGCTGTTCTTGTATTGATGTTGGCACCGTTAGTCATCGAGACAGTTCTGGTCAAGAACGTCCCAGGAGCCATCGACTCCATGTAGTTAATCTTACCGGCGCCGGTCGTGTTATCGTTGAAGAACAGATACAGACGATCACCGATTTCGGCCATCGCACCAGAACTGCCGTTGAATGACACTGTACCGCCAGACAGAGTCTGGACTGTTACTGTGTTTGAATTTACGATGGTTGCAATCTTGTAAGTACCGGCGTCGATACCACTGTGTATTTTGATGACTCTTCCTATATCGGCTGCTGTGAACGTAGCTCCTTCGTTGTCGACAATGACATTAGTCGAGGCGGTGGTCGTGATGTTGGAGAACTCACGGGCTCGGCTTTTGTCGACTACCGAACCGGCTAGCTTCGAAGCCGGAACGCCATCAGCAACCCTATACTGAAGAGTCGTCAGGCCCTCTTTGATGATGACGACGCCTGCGTTTCCACCAGACGCATGGTAGATGGTGATGTAGCACCAGTTCTTGGCCGAACCCGTTCGGCTACCCATCTCGACATTCGTAATGACATCTCCCGGACCAAGAACGATTGGCGGGTTTACGAAGTTCGCTTGCTTAGCGTTCCCCAAATAGCACGCGATATGACGGAAACCTTCGCAAGTCTTGTATCTCCAGAAGGCGATGCTTGATTGATTGGAAGCGTCCGTATAACCGAACCAAACCCTCTGGTTGTCCCAGTCGATGTCTATGCCATTTACCCCTCCGGTAAAGTGAGTAAACCACTGTGGATTCGGATCGTTTTGATTAAACCCGACAAGGTAATTGTTGGATGGTCCCCCTTCATCTCTGTTGGCCTGTGTATCTAGAAGACTACCACTTCCGTGAGTAAATGGCCTGAGAGAGATAAAATAGCTCCCCTGCTGTTCCGTACCTGCGGCCGCTTCAGTCGAGCCTGTTTTGTCGAAGGTCACACGCAGGATGAAACTATTTCGATTGTTTACATCGTCCTTTCGAGGATTGAATCTGCCACCCGCTTCTACCGTTCCAACCGAGAGAGGAATGATGTTGGTTTCGTTGAACCAGGCACGACGTCCGCTGCAAGCAGTCATCGTCAGACCGGATGCAGTCGCGAGAGCGGAAAACTTACGACCGTCTAAACAACGAAGGTAGAGCCTGTTATTCGTCCGGTCATTGTGCTGAATGAAGTAGAAACCGGCGTCCGCACCCGTTTCAATACGGACCAGGTTGAAGCCGCCTGGTCTAACCGCGATTCCATCCCAAAATTGTCCGTTCGTGTAGGTGACGTAGTTAGCACCAAGAGTTGTAGAAACGGTATCTGTTGTTTGGTAGGCAGGGTGAATATAGACATTGCCAATCTGTGTGTAATCGATTGGAATGTCGACGATTGACAATGTCTCATCTCCTGCTCCCCACCCACCTACCTGACCTGGATATCGACTTGCCGCAGATACGGAACCGATGACTCTTGGAATGTCTGATGCCGGGACGGTTCCGAGAGTCCTTGTGTTCCGGAATCGTGGATGATCGTAGGTCGTCATCTGAGACGCCGACATCGAGCTGGTGAAGAAGACGGGGTAGTTCGTTCCAGCGAAAGTACCATGCCCGACTGTGATGTCGTCATCTTCAAGAAGATAGGCTTGTTTGAATGGCTGCGTATAAATATACGGCTCATCGCCAGCGTAGTTGTTGTTCCATCGATAGATGGTCCTGTAAAGTGCAGGCATCCGAAAAGAGAGATTGCTATCTTGCAGAACATCTCCATTCTGTGTTCTGAGTGTCAAAATGCCGATGACGTCTTTGATTGCCATGAGAGAATCCCTCAGTAGATCGGGTTCATCGAAATTTTGTAGACGACCTCAAGTGTCTGGGTCGTCGTTTGAGTTTTTGGAGGCGTCAGAAGAGCATACGCCCTGATGCTCCAAGCCCCAAGGTTGGGATCGTGAGTACCTGGTGCAGCGATGTAAATCGTGCCAAGTGTTCTGTTCGCGGTCGGAGCGCCGAACGTCGTGGAAAACTGTTTTGTATATGTCGACGGAGTGACCGACCCACTTCCCAGGCTTCCTGACAAGAAGCTCTGCGAAGCGTCCGTAGAAATTGACAGCCTTGTCGGTACTGGTGTCTCTTTGGATGGGAGAAAACCGATGGCGTTGTTTGTGAATCCAGAGACCCAGAAGGCGTGTCGTCCGAGGTCTGTGACGAGATTATCTTGGCTGTGATGCCACTCGACTTCTCCAGAGTCAACATTACGAGCGATGAGCTCGAACTGACCCTTGAGCTCGAATCCATCCGCTGTCAGCATGCGACGGTGCTTATCCGGAACATGCTTACCAAATATGGTAAGACCTTCCATCATCTTCAGAAATCTCTCGGTCTCTTCTTCTGATAGAAGTTCGACTCTGTATGGATTCATTGTGCCACCACGGTGATGGAGCCCTGATTCACAATCGCCGTTTGACCGGTCGAAGAATCGCCAAGAAGATCCACGCTCGGGTCTTGGGTCGATAGTTTGAGGGGAGCTCGGTTTACGTACGAGAAGTCAGATACGAGAATATCTCGAGCACCAATTGACGAGTCGCCAAGGCTTCCGTTATCCGTTCCAGAGCCGTTTCGACCGTACTGAATGACTCCAGTTGGAGATTCGAAGGTCTCGTTGAAAAAATCGACGATGACTGGGGTGAAAACTCCGCTCGGTCTCCCTTCTACGGTTAGGGCCTCTGCGTAATAGGCCATTCCGTACGGTCGAGATGACAAAGGGACAAAGTACCTATTGGAATGATCGGGCAACAGAATTGGACTTGGGAGAGCTGTTGCTACTCCGCCTTCGAGACGGTACGCCATATAGCCGCCGGTCTCGGAGTCTCTTGGACCAATCACCAGACCAAGACCATATGTCGGCAAGGTCATGATTTCGATATTCGGTGCGTTCGGAGTCCCCTGAACAACTGAAGAATAGGAACCTCCTGTGCTCGAGTCTCCTAGGTTTCCAGCCTCGGCTAGGCTGAGTTTGATTGGAGTCCTGTTGACGTAGATAAAGTCTGACTCCAATGGAGTTCTCTGTCCAGTAGACGAGTCTCCTAACCGACCTCCATCGATATTATCGACTGATTTGATGATGCTACCGGTGTCTGCCGTATACGGCATGTTGACGGTGGCCGGATCGTCGGTCGAATTTGCCGTCAGCTTGTAGATTCGGTTCCCAGATACAAAGAATACGTAGAGTGTGTCGTTGGCAGCGTCATAAATGAGCTCTGGAGACCCAGTGAGAGATGAGTTGCCTCCACCGACCGTCGTGAGCCTGGTCTCTGGTCCAAAGTTTCCGAATGGAGACTCTTTGACTACGTAGAGGTCTTGGTCTCTCTCGATACACCACCACCTGACTCCAGCTCCCATGTCGTAACTAGACACAGCGACGACTGTGTTCGTAGTTGTCAGCTTAGTAGTCTCTGATCGAATAGATGCTCGATAGTATGCCTCGATCAGGTATGCATGGTATGGGCGGGCAACGTCATGGACGGAGAGTTCGTCGACAGCCCCATGCCAAAATGCGAAATCTGGTTCTCTCTGTGAACGACCAACGCTGAAGATGGCCGAAGGATTTGGCAACGGTGGAGGAACTGGCATCGACGACGGTGAGCCACCAACAGTAACCGTCGTCGACTTCAGAACGTTGTCGACGTAGATTTCGATGTCTTGGTTCGGTCCATTTGCGATTCGACGAATCACAATGAAATAGAACTGATTCGTCCTGATGGTGCCCGGAGGCGTTGAGACGACGACTTCTCCGGACGCTGATGTGTGACGGTATGTCAGTTGCCCAGAGAGAGTTACTGCAACACCGTACAGTAGATTATCACCCGTCGTTGGACCGCCACATGATATGAGTGCTCGAAGCTGTGTACCTGACGGGTTGTAGGAATTGAGCTTTGCCCATACCATCAACGTCAGGTCACCAGTCAACCTGAGTAGTGCGCTGGAGATTGACGCATACGATGATGCGCCATCAAACAGTCTAGAGTTTCCAACGCGACCTGGAGCTGTACCACTCGAAGCGTTGACTGTCAGATCGAGTGAGTTGCCTGTTCCATCGATTGCAGTATCTGTCTCCAGGGCCTCGTCGAAGCCCCAGTAACCGATGAGGTGTGCATCGATCGGCAGGCGCCTGGACATTGATAATCCACAGGTAGCGCGAGCTCATTACTTTCCAGCGAGACCACGACGGACACCTTCGCCAATCGCGCCACCAAAACCTTCACCCTTCATACGACTCAACAAGCCTATGGCGTGTGGTGCTCCTAGACCAGCCCCTGCTCCAAGGGCCATATCACCCAAAAGCGATGCCGTACCCTGATTATTACCGACCAAGTAGTGTTTTGCGGCTCCTATCCCTGCACCGATAATGGCCCTTGTAGCAGATGGTGTCCTAATAATGTGCCTCCCGAGGGAACCGATGGCATGACCGATGTCCGTTCCAAATGCCAACTTCTCGGTGGCCTCGTACATCCTGTTCAGCGTATAGGTTTCCCTTCTTGCTCTCTCACGTCCCCACTCCTTGACAAGTTCAATGATTTCTGGAGATGCGAGCTTGTACATGGCAGACCCAGTTTTGAGCTTAGTTGCAATAGCGCGTCCAAGGGCCGCTCCGGTTGGAACAGACGCGAGAGCCATAGACACTGGATGCTTAGCAGCAAGATCTGCTATTTCTGTTCTCGTATTGTGAAAAATGCGAGCAAGACCTTCGGCAAATGTCTCGTCCTTCTTTGGTCGCTTGAGCTTGCTCGACTCGCCTTGGTCAATCGATCGGCCGGATTTACCAGGTCTACTTACGATATATGTCCCAAGTGCCGCGAGAGCTGCTCCAATACCAGCACCAGCAATCTGATGTGGATTCTTCTTGACCCACTCAGCAACTCGCTTCGCTGCCTCTGACATAGGCTTACTAACAGAGGCATTCTTTGAAAGATAGTAGGTCATCCATCACCAATAGTAACTGAAGATGTTGTGTGTCGGAACTAGCTCAGGAAGAACAGAACCCATTCTCCACTCACCGCGTCGTGCTGAATCGATACGATCGTATTGACGTTATTTGCGGGGTCAGCAGCGAAGGACGTGAGGTCGTTGTAGCTCTTAAAGGAGCGAACTTTGAGTGCAACAGCCATGTATCACCACTCACCGTAGAAGTTGTTGACGAACCGGTACTCTGAGTGAATCCCACCACCCCAAGCCGATTCAATATTGTAGGCCACCTTCAACCGCAGCTTCTTCTCTTCGTATGAGTTCCTGAAGAGCTGAATCCAGGACTGGATGAATGGTGTCTTATCGCTGACGCCGACCTGTAGACCACCATCAGAGAACGAGAGGTGATTTCTAGTTTGTAAGAGGCCGACAGACTCAAGGAGACTGATAACCGTTCCACGTACGAGAAGACTCTTGGATGGGAAGTTCGAAATTCCGAAGAACGTGAACGGTGGAGTCGTGTTGAAATCGTCTAGAGCGTCAAAGATGGCCCACACAATCTGTCTGTTTGAGTTCTCGACTCCAGCGATGAGACGGTTGAGCTCGGCGTAGTCTCTGAGAAACGCCCGAACCTGGGCAACCATGGCATTCAGTTCGAGGTCCGCATTCGGAAGATTGGATGCGTTGACATCGACAGCCATGGACTATCTCTCGTTAGAATCGCTTCTTTTTGTAGGCGCTCTTTTCATCGTTTGAAATTGACGACTTTTCCACGACCTTCACTTCGTCAATAACTTCGAGTCTAGCTTCTTTTACTTCCTCGTTTGTCTCTTGTGTCGAACTGTGTATTTCCTTACTGACTTCCATCTGGTTCGATGGTTCAGTATTAACAGGCGAATGCTGTTCTGGCTTTCTCCACCATTTTGGAAGGGCGCCAAATGAGAGGATGCCGTTCTTCTCCAATGCTCTGTCGCGGTCCGGGATGAATGTGATGTCGTACTCTTCCGACCCGTATGGCGGAATCACCTTCCCACGGTAGTCCACTATTTGGTCGGTGAGATTGAAAACCTTCATCATCATTCCTTCCGCTTCTTCTTTCGAGGCTGTTCGTCTACCGACGTAGTATCAGGTTTGGTGTCTTCCACAGCAGTCGTAGCAGGTGGCTCTTCAGAGATGATGGACTCGGTCTGTTGTATTTCAGTGGCCTTCATTGTCTCATCAGCTGTAGGTTCTGTACCTGTAGAAGAATTATCAGCCTGTGTGATTTTTGGAGACTCCAAACCAACAGATTCTGTGATCGAGACGTCTTTGTCCTGTGGTTTGTCTTGTGGAGGTTTGATGATTATTGACCCGGCTCGTTCAAGTCGTAGGAGCTGAACCTTGTTGCGCTCGAAATCTTCTGGACTGATACGGATTGGACCGGCTCCACGCCTCAAAACCCGACCAAGTACTACAGGCTCCTCAGCGAATAGTGATGAAGTACGCTGTGCGGGAGTGAGACTCTTACCGACTCGTAGGCCGCGAGTGATCTCATAGTACATGTCAATAATTACCTCTTGGACTTGGACTTCTTGTACCTGTCGCGAAGCTTCTTCAATCCGTATGCGCCCGCAGCAACAGCTCCACCAGTTCCAAGTCTTGCTGCCAAAGACTTGAGTGCCTCACGCTTAGCTTTTAGAGTCACACGATTTCCAGGTAGCAAGGCTCTAAGGACGTTACCTGGACGGGTGTCTGTCAGCATCTCCGGCGTTTTCGAGCGGGCCAAAAAGGTCATTTTCTTTCCACCCGCCAATAGCTCTGCATAGCGACCGAGTCCAGAACTCGAGACCTTCTCAAGAACTTCCTGTGCCATGATCTCAAGGTCTTCAGGGTCGACATCAAGATACGATGCAATCTTCTCGACTGACATTTGTAAGGTCTCCTCTTGTTGTTTCAGACAGGTTTAGTCAAGAAAGGGAGGGAGGTTTCTCTCCCTCCCCAATGTTAGACCATACTATCGATTTCAGAACTGGTCTACTGCTGGTACCGTTAGTCCTGCATCAGCTCTGTTGTTCACTGCACCGAGGTCGCTCTCATCGACAGGCAGCTTGGAGGTGTAGCCTGGGTCGGTCGCTCCTGGCGTGACCGATCCTCCGTAGAGCTCAAGCTTGACAACGGACGCGATGTTACCGATGCCAATTGCGATGTCCTCCCACGACTGCCAGGTGATGAGGTTCGCAATCTTGTCGATGTAGAACTTGGTCTGGTTCAGAACGTAGAACCGGCCCAAGAACTCCGGCGCCGTGAAGCAGTACACGTTGCCCTCACGAAGGATGTCGGTCTTGATGGTGCGGATGATCTTCAACCCGACCACTGTCGACGCCTTCCATCCCTCGACCGAGGTCTCACCAGCGATGGTCATGCCAACGTCCTGGATGGTCCAGGCCGAGATGTCATCGTAGTCAGGCTCGGTGATGATCATCCTCTCTGCACGCAGCTTGCGGCGGTGCAGTAGCTTCTTCAGCTTGATGAGGTCCGGCTTCAGGATGGGGTATGAGACGAAGTTGTTTGCACCGGCTGCAATTGCACCGTCACCCTTGACCACTGAAGAAGCGACAGTTGTTCCAAGGTTTGAGACATTGAATGGCGCCGGGACCCCACCATTGGCATCGAGTTGCATAGCCTGAACAGCCGCCTCGACGTAGATGAGGAATTGACGGTCCTCGATCTCTTGGATGTCCTTCACCGAGTTCTCCTCGATGATCTTGGTGATGGGCATCTCGTAAGCCAGAAGTTCCTGCTCCGTCTTCTCGAACTTCTCGGACGAGATCGTGAAGAACGGAATCTCGAAACGAGGAGCACGGATGAAGCGAGCAGTCGGTTGGCCACGGAATGTCAAGGCGACGGCCTTCGAGTTTGGCTCGATGTCGACGATCTTGACCAAGGTGTCGTGGTTCACAGACCTCTGACACTCAGTCCGTTGAACCGGCTGAGGAGGAAGGATCTTGCGTGCGAATGATACCTCACGCAGGCGGTCTCGGATGTATGTTCCACCGAACTCGGCAATCTTCTCCTTGCCATCTGTGGTGGCGACCTTTTCGAAGAACAGGTCGTTGAGGACTCTTGCTGGAACAGCGCTCATGTTGATTTCTCCTGAACTTTGTTAAATGGTCACCTGGATTTATTAGTACTTGGTGTTCGCCATGTGGACAAAACGAACCTTGGCCGGACCCGAGGGGTAAAGCTTCGAGACGTATCCTACAACTACACGACCCGGAGTTGCTCCGGCCTTCTTCAGACCACGACGAACGACACCTCCAATCAAGATGTCTTGAACGGTCAAGGCATCCCCAAGAGCTAGTCCAGTCGTGTCCACAACCTGAGTTTCAGCTTCGTACATTCCAAGCATCAGAACGTTGACCTTTCTGATTGCCTGTACGTCATATCTGCCACGCTCTGTATGGACGACGAAGGTGTTCATTGACAAACCTTCGTCCGGCGTTGCAGCGTTGTTGTCGCCTCCACGAGCAAGCTTGTAGTTCGAATCAAGTTCGAGCCACTCTCCATCGACGAGAGGACGAGCACTTAGTGGGTTTAGAGAAGTCTCATCAGCCGCAGGAAAATCGCGGCGTGTGAGGGTTTGAAGCTCCGTCACAAGTTGAAAAAGTGGTGCTGACATGTTTCAAATCTCCTTCAAAGTTGATGTTTAGACCTGTGAGATGGGTCAGTCCAGTCCTGCGAGCGCTGCTGCGAAGTTGTTCTCCGCAGCAGAGCTGTCCATTTCCGATCCACCCTCCACAGTCACTCTTCCTCCCTCATCGACGGAGGCAAGTTTGAACTGTGGCGCCGAGAGATTTACGGCCTCTTCGATGACATCCAGGTTGTCCTTCTGAGAAAGTACTGCGACCTTCTCTTCGAAGGAGAGCTCGGGCTGAAGGCCCTTCTCCTCCATGAGCGAGGCCACCTTCTCGACACGTGCCCGGTGCTCGAATTGAGCGACCTTCTCTCTGAGACGCTGGTTCTCCTCCGAAAGGAGCCGGATGGAGTGGGCAGCGACTTTCATCATCTGTCCAATCTGAACTTTTCCGATTTTACCCATGGCGGTCTCCCTTCTTCTTTACCGAGCCATTGGCATCGGAGCAGGAGGAGTGGTCGGCATTGGTGCTCCCATTCCAAGACCACCCATGCTCTTCTTCTCCAGACGCTTCTTCAACGCTTCCTTCAACTTCTCATGCTGCGGATGGCACTCATCCGCAGCAATCTTCTGAAGGAAGGCCTTTGCTACTGCGATCTTCACGCCCCCTTTGGAGGCATTGCGCAGATTCTCGTGAACCTTTGAGTCATGAGCCTTCGATTGGGCTGGCTCCGTCAGTACTTCAGATAACATCCTCTTTTGTGGGTTTTTGCCTTCCACCTTCTTCATATCGATGGCGGCTTTGTTCGATCGGATGTGGCTCCGAGCATCGTTTCCACCCTTCGAGTCAGAAGGAGGCTTTGGACCCTGCTCTGAGGCGCTGTCCAGCGTCTCCCCACCCATGCTCTTTTCTTGAGCGCCGAACGTAGCTACCTTACCGAGGATGTATTCTAGAGCTGAAGACTTTTTCTCCTGACCAGCTTCTGGAGACGTTCTCAACACACCCTTATTTGGGTATTTGGCTCGTAGGTACCTTAGAAGCTTACCTGGCCTGTCATCCGTCTCAGTTGCGGTCGCTGCTCCTGGATTGTCAGACGTTGACTTCTCAGGAGTGCTGGCTGGAATGTTGTGAGACTTTGAAGAGTCCTTCGTGTATTGCTGCTTTCCTGGGACAGCAGAGGCGGTTGGAAGAACTTCTCCACCTTGACTCTTCTCGCCGCCGACGTATTTCGAGTCAGCAAGCTTGTCTCCGAGCTCATAAAGAACAGATGCTAGCTTCAAAAGTTCATCTGGGTCAGAGAAGTCGAAGGCAGATGACGCCTTCTCCTTCTCTTCCTTCTTCTCTTCCTTCTTCTTCATGAATGGAAGAACCTTCTTGGCCTCTTCCTTTGACTCCGCACCTTCGGCAGCGAGCTTGTTGCGAGCACTATTGATGGTGTTTGCAATCATCTCGTGCAGGGGAATGTGACCGGCGAGCTTGGTGTGCATCATGGTCTCCTACAAATCTCCCCCGGGCATCGTCGCAGGGGGTGGTTGAACAGTCTTTGCGCTCTCAGTGAGCTCTGATGACGATGCCGGTAGTGTCTGCTGTTTATTGACCTTTGCATAGCTTGGCTTTCGCCTCGCTAGTGCTGTTCCCGCGTACGACACTTCCTTCCTCACGTCTCCAAAAGATGTCGGTTTAAATGACATCGCAATCTTCTGAAGCTCATCTGAGAAGCCCAAGACAGTACCCAAACTGATATGCCACTTGGGCATTGTCGTTGACCTCTCAGATTGGGGATTCCTGGGATTGAGAAATACCAATTCCCAGGAATCCCCAACCGTCAGAACTGGTATTAGTCCTCGAACTCGTATCCTGCGTCTTCGAGCATCTCCCGAGCACGTAACTCAACGGCCTGAGCGAGAACATCGTACTTCGAATCGCTCTCATCGTTTACGTCGATTCCATTTTCCTCTAGAATCTCAAGTGCCCTCTGCTCGGCGAGTGCATCGAGCGCCGGAGTGGCCGAGGCGTGCTTACGCTTCCCCTTCTTTCTGCTAAGCAGGTACGCACCAGCACCGAGACCAGCTAGACCAGTGGCGACTCCTGCTGTGGTCTTCGGATGGGACTTAATGGCCTTCAATGCCCGCTCGAGCTGCATCTTGCCCTTGCCGTAGTATTCTCTCAGCCTTGACCTTTTCGCGAGCGCCGTCGCCGCCGACGGCTCCGGAGCAGCCGCCTTTTCGATGCTCTTTAGTTCCTGTACGTAGGCGTGTGCCATTACACGCCCAAGGTAGTCGGCCTCGGCGACCTTCTCAGCGGCATCATCGTACTCGTCGTCATCGTCGCTGTCGTCACCCTCTAGGACTTCTCTAGCGAGGGCTTCGATTTCCTCATCGGACATTCCGTCGAGGTCGATCTCGTCATCGTCCGCGAGCTCCTCTGCCAGCTTGGCAGCGGCTAGCTTCTCAGTGTCGCTGATGTCCTCGTTGGTTCCGTAGATTTCTGCAAGTCTTGGATCCATTGTTTCTAGTTCTCCGTGTTGTGGTTGTTATGAGTCGATTGCCATCTTCGAGGTTAGGACCTCTAGGCCATTAAACCTGACACTACATCAGTAATGCCAGTATTGAGCAACAGGCCTCTATCCGTGAAGTACGCGCCCATCATGTACGACAACGAATCGTGAGACAAGATTTGGGAGTTGGCCGTCTTTGTGAACAAGCTAGACAACCGATTCCCCAAGATCTCTTTTCTTAGCGATGGGTCGTTGTAGATCACGTTTTCGACCTGTGAAAGTTTCTTCAGAAGGTTCCGCCTATACCCATTATAGGCGGCACTGATTTTGTCGAGTAGAGGATGTTCGATCGGCGTCCGGGTGGGAAGAGGCTTTTTCACGCCCAGCATAACTTTAACAGACCGGATCCGGAGTGGCTCCCCCAGTCCCGAACGAGTTGAGATAAATCGACGGAGCAGGTGAAGGAGACCAGTTTCAGGAAGTAGGGGGTCTGGTTGGACTGAGTCGTCCACAGCTTGGACGTGTCTGAATACGTTGCACTCGTCGTCGAGCTCGTCTGCCAGTTCTCCATTTCCCATCCTTACAAGTACAATCCTTTGGAACTCAACAGGCTTCAACACAATGCCAAGGGAGGCGGCGCGACCCGTAATCTCCCCAATTGTGTGCCTAGATGCCAGGTCATTGAGAAGAGATTTTGGTAGGTCTGGTTCTGAAGCCTCAATTGCTGGAAGGATGTTCTTGGCAAAGTTTCCAGCTGGTACGGTCTTGATGATCTCCCCGACCTTTGTGGCACCAAACGCATCGGCAAGCTTTGACATTGGATCACACGGCCCACCACATCCGCAAGAACAATCTGCAGAAGCGACCTTCCGGAATCCATCTTCAGAAGGTGGTGATGAAGTGAGCTCGTGAACAACGGCTGACGGTCTCGGTATTGCGCACACTTCTCCAAGGCAAACCGAGTTTCCAACGGATGCCACCTTGGCCATCACCTTCGCCGTCTTGTCTGCACCAATGAATACAAAACTGATGTCGAAGAACTTCGGCATCGTGTTGATGACGTAGATGCGACGGCCATCGGGGAGAATCTTGTTCGGTCCGTATACACTCCTCAGCTCTGGAGGAGGCATCATGTGATGGCAATTATGAACCGCAAAGCATCCGGCTACGTATGAGTGGTCATCCTCGACTTCAAAGTTGAAGACGTCTCCATGGTATGGAACTTCTTCAACTCTTCTGACAGTAGAGCAGAGGTAATTCTTCCAGAAGAAGAGCTTGGACTGATTCTCAAAAACTTCCTGGGGACGTTGCTCACGAAGAGCCGCCGAGGCATCTCCCGAGAACGTGAGATACCAAATATCCTGGTGGCAGAAATTGGTATCACGAGAGTATAGCTTAAGACCTGATAGAATCCCACAAGATGCAGCAAGAAGTTGCATCTGCCTCGCAAGGGATTCAGACGAAGTTGCGATCCTTGTTACGTTATCACCAGTGCTACCATCTCCATCACACCAACCGAGAAGAACACCCCTAGCAAATTCTTCTCCCAGATGCCAAACTGCAGGATTGAGCGTCTTAGTGTGACTACCACGCCCACCCATCAGTAGAAGCCACTCAGCAATCTCTCTATTGTTGATTCGAATACTCTTGCTGTGTCGCTCCTCTGATACGCAGACGCTAACGTCTGCGGCGTCGCCTCCCATCAAAGTTACGGCTTCCTTGACGCGGTCCTCAAAGGATTCGCTTACGTTGACTGACAACGTGACTGATTTCGGATGCGCGACACCAGGAGAGAAGCTTGGGGACCCTTCTGCTAGGTAGAGCCCGAGTAACCACCCGACGCGTGCATTGCTGTATTTTGAATCCTTGGAGAGCTCAATTTTTGGAATTGGCAGAAAGACAGTGTCGAATTGCTGAACGTCTTCTGCGGCGACCCAATCTGGCGGCGACTCGTCGAGCTGTGCCTTACGACCTCCTTTCACACCGGTCTTTGTCCTTCCAATCATGAATGGGTGATTTGGAGTAGCTAATATGTCTCCAAATCCATAAGCCGTAATCTTGATCAGCCCGTCGTGAGCCGTGCTAGGTAGTAGACGAACGACCCTTTTTGTAGATCCAGTGTGGGTGATAACTTCGTCACCAACTCGAACTTCCTCGATGGCCTTGAACTGTCCATCGGCCATCAGAATTGGCGTCCCAGGTGGGAAGCAGTAATCCAGCCTAGTCTTGGATTTCTGTCCACATATCGAACAAATGTCAAAAGGAACTTTACAGTTGTGAACAGCCAAACCATCGATCAGATAACTGTCGTCGTTCTCGACTCCAAAGTTGTAGACATCGTCGTCGTATTCGACCTCATCGATACGCTCGATGGGAGTCATCAAATACGTCGTTCCCTCGAAATCGTAGAAGAACCTTTTGTTACAGATCTTCTCTGACCGACCGGGTGAAAACCTCGAACCGGTAAGTCTCCAAGCCGAGTCTTTCCCAACACGGACCTGAAACTCTACGGTCTCTGTATTAACCAACTTCGACGGCTTGTGGACAATCTCGTTTACGCTTGCGATGCAGCGCAGACGGGCCAATAAGATTCGAAGTTGGTCAGCAAGTTGCTCCGATGCAGTGGAGAAGTAGATGGAACCCTCGTAACACCCACCGTCTCCGTTCGCGTAGGCACCGATGAAGAGCTGTAGAGTCTCTTCGTCAGCCCCCATCAATGAGGCGGACAGAAACTTCGTCTTTGCTCCACTCCCACAATGAGTGGAGCAAAGATCAGCCAGATTCCGATCCCAGATGGCGATGTATTTTCCATTGCGCTCAGGGATGTCTCGCTCGACGACTTTATCTGCGAGGCCAGATAGAGTGGCGAGCTTACGAAGTTCGTCATGGGTTTCGATCTCATTCAGCCCGGTGCAGAACTCGACCCCGATTGCCTCGCCAGAGTTGTTCTTTAGGACGTAGCCCTCTGCCAAATAGTATCCGAGAAGCCTTGCCTCGACGGCTGTGAACTTTCGTTCAGCCTCAAAGGTCGGAATAGGCATCGCAAGATAGTCTCCCTCGGAAACCTCATCTGCTCGGACCCACTCAAACTTGAAAGAGGGCCTCGTTAAACAGCCAGAACAGCCCTTCTTCGTGAGATGGCTGTCTGGGGTGCATACATGCTGTCTCCGACCCTGATTTATGGATTTCGAAGATGGACGGCACTCCATCTGCTCAGCACGAACGATCCAGAGAGGGTGCTCCTCGGTCAGAATCAGAGCGTCTCTGTGACCATAAGGCTTGATGTGAAAGATGGTTCCCTTGTGACGGCGGACCATCGTGCTGACGACTCTCTGAGCGCGTCCTCGATGTGATATGACCTCGTCTCCCTCTCGGATCTCCTCGATGTGAACGATACGTCCATCCTTCCTCAATATCTTTGCGTACTTGGGGACGCAGCCCATGCTGACATCTGGAAACTCTCCGGCTTCGATACGAGTGATGATGCCGTCAGCCTGCTCTTCCTTTGCCTTTGCTCTGTCGAGTCTGACGATGAGCTCGACACGCTTCATCGGGTGGTTCAGCACCGAGAGAACTGGGACTCCGAAAGCCCTAGTCGGGTCCTTGTTCTTGTGATGCTGAAATGCATGGGCGTTCAGGAACGTTTTGTAGCCGTAGTCGTCGCCTTCATGCGCAAGAGCATTCCAAGGAAAGTAGTCCGCGTTGATATTCGAATTGTGGACGACAATCCCATTCACAACATAGGAACTGTCCTCCTCGACTGTCAGGTCAAATACCTCACCGGACCACTTCTCATGCGAAACACTCCTCACTGGTGAAATGATGAACCCACGTTCCTTATCGATGTAGCTTGACGCCCTAGTCGAGCCATTCCAGTCTTTGGCCCACGTTTTTCCTATGTGAATGGTGTAAATTGGGTTGCCGTTGTACCAAGTGGCCTTGGTATTATGCCGTCCGTTAACAGATACCACGATCCCGAGACGAGCGTAGAGAAGTCGTAGGTCCAAGGCCAGATTCTTAGATGCGGTGGATATAACCACTGAGCCGTTGTACCGCTCAAACTTTGAGTTCTCTACAAAGTGTCCATCACCCTCAACATATGGAGCTAGAAAAGCCTCCTGCCACCCATGTGGCATTGTGAGAATGTCCCAAGACAAGCTCTTCTCGGTTGAATGGCAGCCGATGTGCTCCAAACAAGCTTGAGCCAACTCCTTCCAACAAAGTTCAAGGCGAATAGATTTGGTCTCTGGGGTCCTTTTTACGGTCACAGATCTCCCATGCTTCTCTACAATGCGCTGTACATTCCTGACGATGTGATCTTCATGATCCCCTATGACGAAAACAATCCTCTCAACCAGCTCCGATCGTTCCTTGTTCCTATCCCGACCGTACCTCTCTGCTAGACACCCCTCAGCCGCGAAGAGTCCCATCAAGTACGCAAAGTCATGATCTCCCCACTTCTGAGCAAAGTCTGAATTCCGAGTTTCAATCGGAAATGGCTGAAACAGAAAGTCACCTGGGCGGATGAACTCAATCGGCATCCAGTCTGGATTCAGAGATGAAACAAATTCATTGTAGGAGGATTTCCAATCCATCTCTCCACGCTTGTAGAGAATATCTCTACGAGCTCGAAACAAGTCGTCACGAGGAACGACAAAAACCTCATGATTCGGGGTCGCTGAGATAGCCGGAGCCAAGTGCGGAACCCCGGTGACATCCAAATGAACCAACCCGAGATCATGAAACTTGCGGTTGGTTGCAATGACCCTTCTCCATCTATTTCTGTGAGTGAGAACCTCGTCACCAACTACGACATGCTCAATAGGGATATCTCCTCGCTTAGAACGAACAATGGAGCCTGCTGGGAAGCAACCGAAGTACTCACCAGCTCCGAGAGCGTTTACGAGAACGTATACGTACTTTTTACGGTCCTCTTTGGTAATCTTTGAGATGTACTTTCTAAGCTCTTCTCCTGTTGGCCAATCAGCAAAAGGAGGAGCTCCAGCAATCTTCTCAAACGCTCCTGAACTTCCAAATAGCGACCGACAGAAGACACCAAACTCTGTATGTCCTCTGAATTGAACTTGTTTCTTCATCAGACACCTGGACGTCTAACCGTTCTCGACTTTTCAACCCCGCCCTCATATCTTACTTCTGTATGACCGCTGTCTGGGACGAGAAGTGGAGAAAGCTTTGACATTTCAGAGAAGTATCGGCTCTTGGCATCAGCTATATTCTTCTGCGCACCAATTAGTTCGACAATGGTCTTGTGACTCATGTTTGGAAGCTCTGAGATGTTCTTTAGGAGAGCTCCACCGAGAAGCGGATCTGCAGTAAATTCTGGAGCATACCTATGAAGCGTGTCATATGCCATTAAGAGGGTTTTCTTATCTACTTCCCTCTTGAGATTTGGATTGGCCTCCATGATGCGTTTGAAGTTACGTCCCTTTGTGAGACCGCGCTTGGCAGCGTCGTAGAGGTCGGTTGCGATGGCACTTAAGAGACCACCTGCAACAGTACCAGCGATACCAATCGCATAAGGCTTCAATCCGGTCATCTTCTCTGCCGTCTTTTCATTGACGACTGAGCAAATGGTCTCGAAATCAGAGATGATACCTGGAACGAACTCCGGATAAAGTCGCTCGGTTATGGCAATGATTTTAGCCGTCTTGGCCATCATCTCTGGATGGGACTCAGAAACAGCTGTAAGAATATCTTCAGTAGTCATTCTCGTCCTCGTACATCATCTATCAAGACCAAGCTCTGCTCTATGAAGGGCCGGGTTGAACCCAGACTTGTAAGCTTGGTACGTGGACCGAACAGCCTTGGGCGTTTCGGCAAGCGTCATTCCACCACCAATCAATCCAAAGGTTCCCCAAATCGGTCCATGTTTCTTGATTTGATTACCAGCAAATCCAAGTGCCTTGTCGGCAACGTACTTCGCCGCACCTGCCGCGGCCCGACCTAGGCCCGCTTCCTTACGTAAGAAGACATTTCGAAGAGCTGCTGAACTTGACGCAATCTTCTGTAGTCTCTTCATCATACGCATCAGTATCCGGGGTTCATCTGCGCCGGAGGGGTTGGAGCTTGCCGTCTCTGAGGAAGCAGTGACTTGGCTGTGGATATGGTCGAGATTGGATTGTTCTTGAACTCGTTTAAAGCACCACGTCCGATCTGCCCCAATAGACCTCGACCGGCTCCGGCTGCGAAGCGGCCGATAGCAGGAAGGGCTCTGGAAGCCGCTGCGACGAGTGGAGCGAGTGACTCTTTCGTGAAATAGGCTTCTTTGATGAAGCCGTTGAGAGTATTCAGTTCAGTTCCAACCTCCTCAAGTGCGGCTGCTGTCTTCTGTAGCTCCTCACCAGCGAGGACCATGGCGGAGTACGACAAGATGATTGGATGCTCTGGGTCGACCGTACGATGAGCAATCTTTTCGACTTCAGAGTACTGCTTCTTGAGCTCCTGCACAGAGGCGACTTTTTCTCGAATGAGTCTCGCGACAACTGGCTCCAAATGAAGTTTGAGGTCATCGTCATTTGCGACAGTACCAAGTGCGGCAACGACTTCACCAAAGGAACCACCGTCTAGCAAGTATGTCTTGACGTTGTTGTAGAAGTCGGAGGCGGCCTCCTTAAATAGGCCCTCATGCTGATTGTAAAGGTCCCCAATGTTATCACGCAGACCAACCAGAAGGTCCTTTGCCGCCATCAGCTCATGTACAACGGTATCAGGGCTGTAGTCCTTCTCTTCAGACTCTCCAGATGACGTCTTGAATAGACCAATTAGTGCGGATTCAAGCTCCGGAGACGATAACTTCTCCTTTTTTGCCTGACGGGCATAATCGATATCGGTCTTGGTAACAATCGTTGGTCTGGCGCCATCTGATAGGTCCTGAATGATTCGACCTGCATCAGCAAGTTCAAATTGAGGGTAGCTGTACTCTCTTCCGGCATTCTTATTCTGGTCGTGCTTGGCCAGGTACACTGCGGTATTGGCGAACTCAACGATTCTCTTGATTTGCTCTGCTGAGATATCAGGATGTTCCCCAGCAATCCTTGCGATTCCATCGTTGAGAGGAATACCCTCATCGAGGTAGAGGTTCGCCGCCTGCTTACCCATTAACTCAAGAGCCTCGGCGGACAGCTTTGCGTGATTCTTTCCGCTCAAGAGATAGTTTTCGAACTCATTCATTGAGGTAAGCTCCGTCGCAATAAGGTTGTCGGTGTGCGACTAGAATAGGGTAGTTTTCGGAGGGAGACATGGGAAGCCTTTTCTACACCTTCGACGAGGCCGCTAACCGGCTTGGATGTTCGAAGCGTACCATCCATAACTACGTAAAGCGAGGCTACCTACGCAAGTCCTTTCATGATGGTCACGTTGTCCTCAACCGTGAGGATGTAGAGCAGCTCGCAAACGAGTCCGGCACAGATCTCCCGGCTCTCAATCGAAAGAACTTCGCCATCTTAATGCGAAGAGTACTGAAACTGGAACAGGACATGGCCCTGTGTAGGAGGATTCTGGAGATTCGGGATGACCCCCTCCGTCCGAATGCCGACGAGGCCAAGATGCTCTACGCAGCAGCTTCGAAAGCCCTGGCCGCCGGGGTCTGGAAAGATGAAGAGATTGAGTCGTGGGCAACAGACGTATTTGACCGTCTCGATGAAGTTTCTCTTGACATGCTCAAAGAGTCTCTCGGACTTGAGCACCCATACGAGGTCTTCTTCAAACTCTGCTTGGCGCAGATGAGATATGTCTCTACGAGGGAAGACTTCAAGAACAGCCTGCCACTTCAGATTCTTCACAAGAAGCTTGATGAAGGTCGAAAGAAGATTCGATCTACATTACTCATGTGGCACCAAGTATCAAAGACACCAGTTTCTGACTCTCTTCTTGAGAAGTTTGAATCAGAGAAGGGAACGCTCTTCAAGAAATTGAGCGAATCGACCAGCAAATAATTCTATCCTCTAGGTATAAGTAAGTTGCCAGGGAAATTTACGTCCCTGGTAAACCTCATTCGGAGGAGCAATCGTGGATAAGAAGTCAGTTGTCATCGAAATGAACGGGAATGAAGCGCGCGACGGAGTGACCGGTGAACCGGTCACTCCGAAGCAGATGATACAAATCCCGCGGGAAGAGTGGGATCGGTTCATAGAAGAGGTCGCTAAGGATCTCGAAAGCGAGGGCAAGTTCGCCCTCGCGGCCAAGCTGAGGGGGAAGCAGTACAATCCCACATTCGGGGAGAGGGTCAAACACACAGCAGTGCGCATGAAGAGCGCGACGGTGACTGTGTTACTCGCAGCGGTCACACCGGTCGCACTCATCCTGCTGTGGGAGGGCATCCGGTTCATAATCCCGAGTGCCCGGCAGTTGCCGGGCTTCATCAAGTACGAGCAGGAGAAGCTCGTATCGGGAAAAGTAGTACGTCTCTCGGCCGGAAGCCGCTGATGAGATGACCGGAGGGGGGAGGGAAACTTCCTCTCTCCTTTTTAGCTGTCATGGTCCATCGAGCTATTCGTCTTCTGAGTCGGCACCAAAACGTCCGGCCTTGGGTGTCGAAGCATCGAGGCAAGAAAGCAGAAAAGAATGGCGTGGAATGAGTCATCCGTTGCGTCTGGACTCTTCTTGTATTGGATCTGCCTCTGTTGATCGTTGTATTCGGAGAAGATGTTCAGCATGTCCCTGCCAAATGGGTCTTCGAACTGCTCCCAGGTCGGGAACCTGAAAACGTTTCTTCTCTTTATGGCAGTGAAAATGTCAGTCATCACCTCTGTCCGATGGACCAAAAATCTGTGCAGCCCCTCGTCCCATCGCACCTTCTGACTTGGCTGAGAGTACTGATATTTCACGATTCGGTTCTTGCCGAACTTTCTAGCAAGAGCATCGTTACGATCGAAGCCGCCGCCATAGTCGACTCCGACAAGCCTGACGTCCCAGTAGTAAATCAGCTTCTCGATCAGGTCGAGTTGAACGAGTGGTTCGACCTCCTGTCCTTCGAATCTGTGGATGTAGAAGATGGTAAATTTTCCATCCAAGTATGTACCAAGGGCCATCACAGAAAACGTGTTCTCTCCTGTGTTCCCTTGATAAGCGATGCAGCCGTTTCTCTCAGTGATGATGTATCCAGATGGAACGGAGCAACAGTATACCTTTCCATTGTATGGAACTCTCTTAACTCTCTGCTTGGGGTTGTTGAATTCGAAGTCTCTTCCAGGAGACCAAGAAACTCTCCATATGGCCTTACGGTTTCCTTCAGCCCTCTTATGCAATGACAGAGTGCTACGGAGTCCTAGGCGGATGCAAAGCTCCTGGAAGTCTTCGCAGAGACCCTTGGAAGTCGAGCAGTAGCGACCATTGGTACGTCCTCTTCTTTTGCCGCCACCTCCGTCTCCAAGCATCATGGCATCGAAGAGAATTCGAAGTTGGCGCTTCGAGAGATTCAGAAATCTCCTCGGTATTCTCTTCTCGTCGTCGAACTTTCCGACTTGGTCATGAACCCACTTCCAGAGCTGTTTACCGTAGATTGTCCAATCGATGTAACCAGTCTCTGGGTGTTGTATCGTAGATAGATCATTTGGGAAGAGCCGCTGTAGCAGACTTCCAATCCTACGAGCCTGCTCAAGATTTACGGATTCCCGATGAGATAGTTTGATGCATGATGGATTATCTCCATCAAAGCAGATAGAACCCTCTGACAAATAATAGCCGAGAAATTCCAACCAATCATCCATGCGGTAGATACGATCTTCACTACCGCTGTAACCAGTAGTTTGGTCCCGACTGGGCAATACGAAGTACTCTTCTTCGGACCCGTCCCAATCGACGTACCCAACGAATTTTACGTTGCCACCACGCTCTGCGGTTTTACTCGCTGGCTCCGTAATCCACTTTCCCGTCCCATCATCATTGAGAGGTCTCACTCTCATTCGATGAGGGTCGGACAACATCATGTCCAACCCATTCGCCTTGAAATGGAGAAGTGGTTTATCCCATTCACGGACCGTTCGGACCTTCGGATACACGAATGACATCAACCGTGTATCAGGATCCCATTGAGCGACTTTGTCGTTGTCGGTCAGGTCTCGAAAGTATTTGAAGCCGCTATCGGTGAGAATCCGTGTCTCCTCGTCGTGGCAACCCCAGTCGATTCCGGCAAAAACCTCCATCCCTCCACTCATCTTCGAACGAATTCTCGACAACCCTTCTTGAGACATGACAATGTCGGAACTGCAGTTGTCGATGATGTCTTGCCGAGTCAGGGGCCTGGTTCCTGAGTCGTACGACATCCCGAGAACTTCGTTGAAGAACTTCTGACGAGGGTATGTAGCGTAGCTGTCGAGAATTTCGCTCCACTCCATCCACGGCACCATGAGTTGAGGGATTCGGTAACCCTCATACGGCTCAGTCAGCTTCTTTCGAACCTCTGGGTTCATGGAAGCCCACTGTGCTTCTGGTCTCAGTGCATGGATGAGCTCTCCACACTTCGAACAAATGAGACCTTTCTTACCGATGTTCTCCTCACCTAGAATGTTCCAGAACCATGTTGATGGGTCACTTGGAACGCCGTGGCGATCGCACGGAACGACCCACTCATTTTGGGTCGAGAAGTTGGTCCAGTAATGCTCAATTGGGTTGTCGAAGCTCTTCGGTGTTCCTGAGTACATGAAGAGCTTGAATGTGGAGTGCGAGGCACATTGTTCGATGACTGGGATATTGTCCGTGATGACGTCTTGAATCTCGTCAATTAGAACAAGGTCTGCCTGGATACCACGAGTACGGTCTGCGTTGTGGTAAGCGTAGCGGAGGGTAATCTGGCTACGATTGATGAACTTCTTGAGAAATACGTTGTCGCTGAGTTTGGGGGTTGTCCAAGACTTCAAAACATCGGACGTTTCGATGGGCTCCTTCAAACGGTCTTGTGAGAAGGTCTTTGTTTGCATGTTCGTTGGGGCGACGTACAAAACATTGAATGCATTGATAATGCAGCAGTACGCCAAACACTTGTTCCCCAACAATGTACTCTTCTCAACTTGTCGCCCGCACTTGTAAAGCGTCCTCTTCGCTGGGGTGTCGTATGGGAGTCGAAGATACCTACGTTTTTCAAAAGAGAACGGTACTAATTGCTGAGTCTTCTTGTCGGGTATACGAATCGCAAACTCGACGAATTGAGAAGGGTATACACCGATCAACTCGGAGCTTTTCTTGGCAAGCTGTGAGTCGTCGAGAAACCCATCGAAGACCTGAGGTTCGTAGTCCCACTCTTCGGGAAGCTCAGGCTCACCACTCTCAGAAATAATGACGTCGCGATTGCTGCGGTCATAATCATCTGAAGAAACGACTAGCATTCTTTCCATGATACCGCCACCACTCGCTTGGCTCAAATCATTTTGCCATTCAATGGAAGGAGCCCTTGGAACGAGTGTTTCATTCGAACTTCAAACCACTGTCAATCCATTGGTGTACATCGTCAAGTTCAGATTTGGTGAACCTATATCAGGCAAAAGGATGCTGCTCACCTGGAATCTCTTTCAGCAGTATGCCGCGAAGAACGATACCGTTCCACAAGGAAAAGTCGAGTCCGAAGGAACCTCAATGACCACGAAGGTGATCATCAAACGAAGGCTCGGACTTCCAAGAGATGAACATCCAGCGGCATAAGATAATAGAGGCGATTAACGAATGCCGTCAGTCATATACGGAGGCATCGACGAAGTTGGATACGGTGCGTGGGCAGGACCGTACATCTCCGCTGTTGCCGTCTTCCGGGAAAAAGACCTCAAGTTTTTACCACCCGGAGTGACAGACTCAAAGAAGCTCACGTCTAAAAAGATGGAGTCTCTATACGAGTCCATAGTAGCCGCATCTTTAGATGTCGGACTCGGTCACGCTTGGCCATGGGAAATAGACAAGATGGGCCCATCACAAGCCCTACAGATTTCTTACAAACGGGCACTTGATGACCTCGTCGTCTGCAAGCCGACAATTCTCTACGTTGATGGAAATCACAAAGTGCAAGCATGGACTGGGAACCAGATTGTAGAGCCAAAGGCTGACCTGAAGTACGTCTACGTATCCGCTGCCTCCATCATCGCCAAGGTATGGAGGGATAGGCTCATGTCCCAGATGTCAAAGAAACACCCGAAGTACGGATGGGACAAGAATAAGGGCTATGGGTCAAAAGACCATGAACAGGCCATAAGGAAGTACGGCCTCGTAATTTCAAGTTCGGAAGATGCTATCAATTACGTGCACAGGAAAAGATACTGCAGGAAATTTCTCATCAGATGAAGTCGCATTGATCCCATGTGTAGTGTGCGACTCATCACTCAAGGTTCGAATGTCTTTGTGGAATGGGTTCTCGAAACCTGCCGCTGTCTGCCAAGATTGCTTCTGCTACGTTAACAGACAAGTCATTCGACAGCTCTACATTCTGAGATGCCAAGTCAGGCAGTTACACGTCGATCTCAAAAACGCTGTTGACACTGTGAATGGGATAAAGCAGGACCTTGACGAGCTCTATCAAATGTATGTGGAGCTGTCTGAAAGGGTAGTTTGAGGGAAGGGGCTTGACCCCCTTTCTTAACCCTCAAACTCATTGTGAAGGTTCTCACATGCTTCAATGCAAAGCTCTCGGTGGAACTGATTGATTCCGAATCCAACGGCTTTGACAAAGAAAGCACCCATATCAGGGTCTTCGGAAATCTGTATTCGGTGCTGACCAAATGTTTTGGCCATTGAAGAGTTGAGTTTCTCTGCAAAGTTCTTTTTGAATCGAGGAAGAGCTACACCCCGACGTTCTGCTTCGTGATATCCCCACGGCCAGAAATGGAAAATGACATCCTCGCCCTTTACTGCAAACTCAGCCTCGTAGTTTCCAGGACTTTTCACGGGCTGAAAATCGATGGGCTGAATTGTCTTCGCACCTGTCAACGATTCTTTATGAGCAATTGGCAAGAGCTCCGATTTTGTGTTCTCGAAAGACTTCGCATCTACCGACCCATCGACGGCAGAATCACGATTCGAATTTGTATCTCTCACAATCCACGGCATGGACGCCTCCAATAGACTCTTCTACGACAGTTGAATCTGGTCCAATCGAGACTGAGGATTCTTGTCAAGGTGGAATCGTAGAAAACTTGGTGCTCTGAGGGCTTTACTCTTGAATTCTCCTTGAGACCCAATAGTTGCTACGAGTCCTATGTACTTCTCCGGGTTCTTGTACATGTCCCGTCTCTGAGCGTGAGACAGACCAGTGCCGACTCTCCCGACAATTGGTCCGTCCTTCGTCATCGAGTAGACAAACCCTCCAACTCCTTTACCCTTGTGCTGTCCTTCTCCAGGAAAGAAACCCCTGATGATGACATCTCTTTCAGTGCGGAACTTGGCCTTTATTGGAGGCTCGCTCTTGACGGCGTTCCACAGAACGACTCCCTCTTCTGTCTGTGGGTGCTTCTTATTCTTTATGTCCTCAAGGAGCTTCTTCTTCTCCTCGACGGTGAACGCCATATCTGGGAGTTCAAACACACCAGGCATGGCTCTCTGAATCTGTTTCAGAGCCATGAGCTTTTCCCTGTACGGCGCCTTTGAAAGATCCTTGCCCCTGAAGATGTCTATGTCATAGAGAACAGGTACGAGTTTTCCAAAATCCTTTTGCTTCTCACGAGACTTCCAGACGTTTGAATTAAGCATCCCGCCAATTATGTTAGCCTCAGTGGCACGTCCAGTATTCGGATTGATTGCGTAGAGACCACCTCTGGCAACTGTGTTGGCCAGTTCCTTTGGAGTCTCTTTACCAAAAATACCATCAACTTTGTGGGTATGCTCGATGAACCCGCCTGGGGCTCGTTTTGACTTCCTGTAAGATATGACCCTTACCTGCTCACCAGCCTTCGGGAAGTAGAAGATGTTGTGAGCGTCATCAATCTTTGCCGACATCACATAGCGAGGGTCATCTATAGGAACCTTCGAAACAGGAACCTCCTTGTAATCCGGCTTCTTTTCAGGTATATGCTGGTGCTTCTCCCTATGAATAGTCTTGTTCACAAAACGCCAGACCTTTCCTCCGATGTGACGGAGAGAGTATTCCTCAGGGCCCGTTCCACGATAGATGTTGAAGGAGATGTACCCAGGCTCTGCCTTCGTCACCTCGATCTTGTCTCGGTCCTTGAGGACGACCTTCCCAGCACCGTATCCGCTCGGAATATGTCCCTCAAAATCCATGTACCTGACGGTATGAGTCGGCTGCTGAATGGCCCAGATGTGCTCTCCGGGGCCGGGCCATTTTGCTGGGAGCGCCCAGGAATGGGCATGACCGCTTCTCGGGTCACCGAGTCGTAGGTCGTAGTGCAGACCTCTCTTCTCGGCGTGGTGTTCGTGGAGACCAAACTCCCACGTCGTTGGCTTATCAATCTTTGGAAGAGGGTGAGCAGTCTCCTTGTCTGGGATTCCAGGAGCGTACTCAGCCAGCTTCTGAAGGATGAAGTCTCTGGCAGATAGAGACATCTTTCACCAGTATACCTCTCCAAGCGATCGCTTCAGGTTCTGGATGGCTCTATACATTGCTGCCTTGTACTTACCGTCTTTGTACTCGTAGTGAAGAGGAGCCTTGTATGCCGGACCTCCGGTCTCTGGAGGTTTCCTTGACTCTGGGCTCTTCTTGCCTTTCCGAGCCGCGATACGAGCTTTGACTTCTGCTGGCATGTTTGGATGGTCGCGCTTGAGTGCCTTGTAGATTTCCTTCACCTTCGCAGGACGGTCCTGCTTGAGAAATGGCATGGAAGTCTTGTCTAAAGACGACTCATCATTTCTTTTCAATTTCTTCTCCAGCATCTTTGTTCCAATTACACCAGTTGCTACACCAGCTGCAAGGCCTCCTAGCCCCCATTTCGCCGCCGAGCTCATTGATGATCCGCTTGTCGATGGCTCAGATTGTTTACCTGCCGATTGAGTATCTGCTGGTTGAGTAGATGCTGGTTTATTAGCTGCTGGTTGAGTAGATGCTGGTTTATTAGCTGCTGGTTGAGTAGCTGCCGTTGGTTTTGGTGGTTCTGGCGGCTTCGTGTTTGGAGCGTTCTGTGCTGGTTGCGGTGCCGGATTCGTGGTACTTCCACGGGCGGCGGCTCTATCACGACGCCTATTGAGCCTATCCACCTCTAAGTCGCCAGGTGCGTTTTTGTACTTGGCTCGAGAGGCAGCCTCTAAAGCTTTCCTCTTTTCCTCTGCAGCTCTAGCTGCCGCAGCAACCCTTGCTCTAACGGCTCTACGTGCAGATACCGAAGCAGAAACAGGAGAAGGAAAATAGTTGGATGATATTTTCTCGAGCTCGTTGACAAACGAGTTTAGTGTAATCAATTCGATAGCACCTGACTCTTTGTTCATGGCCTTTCTCATCCTTTTCTTAGCTGAGTGGAGTGCGTGCTTACCATGAGACCTACCAATCGTCTTAAAAGACAAACCTGCTGATATATGAGTTGGCACGAACAGGCTTGCAGATTTCACGCGGTAAGGAAGACTGTCTTTGTTCGGTGTCTCATGTTCCCACTCTCTGACCTTGCTCTCGGATATTTCTCCTCGAGCCGCCATGGCGTGAAACTTTCTTCTTTGAGCTTCGGACTTGAAAGGCATAGGACGACCATTTTCAATACAGTGGGACTATGACTCAGAATTCGTATTCCTCGTCTTCTCCTCAACCCCACTACCACTGAAGTTGCCTCTAGGAGCAAGCGACTTGATGTCTGGTGGCTGTACCTGTGGGTGCTCCATACGGAATCTCTCGAAGTTCTTGAGAATGTCTTTGAGAGCCATGTCCGAAGTCGAGAGGGCTTCGTGACATTCAACGATTGTCTTTCCGAGAACACCGATGGCCTTCACCTTGTCCGGCCCGGTTCCTGGCTTTTGACTGACTTCCTCGAGAGTGAAGTAAGCAATCTCTTGAGCACGTTTGATCATGTCCTTCGACTCGATCGTCTGCTCAAGCCTGAGATGGAAAAACGCAAGCTGAGGGGACGCCTGTAACAGACCAAGGTACCTCTCGTACATCATTGATCGGCCAAATAGGAACCGTCCCCACTCATCCCATGACATCGACTTCACGTTCCAGAAGAAGTCGTGAAATGCAGAGAGGCCTTCGGCCGTGAGGTGCCAGTTGTACTTCTTGTTGAGTCGTGCTGCTACCGATTTACGGTCGAGTCGAGCAAGAAGAACCTGCTCGACCTGGAGTCTCTTGAATGGGTCGCCGAGAATGTCCCAAGCCTCGTGAGTCGCCGCCGTCGGGAAAAAGAGCTCGAACACCCCGTGCTCGCGGAGATAGTTCATTGATGTTCGGCTCAAACGGTTCGTAGGGTCGAAGTTAGCAGGGACATTCGAAATCTTCTGCCTCAAGAATCCAAGATAGTTGTCGTGTGGAGAGAGGAATCCCCAGTCCTGCAACGTTTTAAGCACCTCTGCATCCGTGACATCTTTATCCTTGATGAGGAGGTACTTGATGAATGTCTCGGCTGGATGTTTCATACTTATTCTTTACTCTTTGGAAAGAGGATTTTCTTTAGGCGTTCTAACCGTTTCTTATCAGCATCTAGGCCGGAGAGCTCACTAGTCGGTACGCTCTGTCCTCTACTTCTCATGTCTTGAATATACCTCTCCCTAAAGTTGATAGCTTTTTTCAGATTTCGATACGAATCACGAATGCTGTGACGTAATAGTCTATGACCTTGATGTAGAACCCCTCCAATTGCAAGACCACCTAGTCCACCAATAGCCGCACCTTCGATAGCGCCTTTCCCAAAAGCCTTAAGTGCACGCTTCTTCTTACGATCCTCTGGCGTGATCGATTGTATACCTTTTAAAACGGCACCACCAGCTGTGGATGCAGCAATTGGTACGCTGAGTAGAGGACGTCCAATATAGTATTTCAACCTGCGTTTGCGAAAGTTTCTCCAGAAGAACTTTTTCAGTTTGTTCATCTCTTTGGACTTTGCTGCTACAGACGCGACTTGTGCAGCTGCTTCTGTAGGTCCCTTAGAACCACCATGAGAGATGTTCTTCATGATGGGTCCACCAGAAATGTGCTTCATGATCGCGTACATAGAAGAGCCGAGCTTTTTGAATTCATCACTCTCTGTGAAACTCTTCCACTGACTCGCAATATCCTTGAACCTCTCTTCGGCACTCTTGTCACCAGGGTTACGATCTGGGTGGTACTTCTTTGCCATCTCTCGGTACTTCTTCTTAGCTTCTGCCTTTGTCGTTACTCCCTTCAACCAATCTGGAACTGGAATGACTGATTTCGCCTTTCCGAATCTATCCTTTGTAACTCTAGCCTTTGGAACTGCTGTTCTGATGAGAGACTTTCGTAGACCATACAAGGAACGAGATAGCTCAGTGCCAGCTCCAATACCCAATCCACCAAGAGCACCTCTTATAGTCTTCGACGCGATGTACTTTTTGGACCCTCCTGGTCTAGACTCGAGCTGCTTTTTAAACTTAGGGGAACTCTCAATCTTCTTCTTGGCTATATGATGTGAGGATAGTCCACCACCGACAGCACCTACGGTAGGGAGAATGAGGTGTGTGAGGTGCTTCGGCTTGAGCATTGTTTTTCTCCTTTAAGTTTGTGTTACGTCTATTTCCTAGTCAATCGTGAGAATGCTGGATTGCTTTGAGACCTTGAATTACTTCTTCCATGTTTCGCATTGAGCGTTCTACTGCACCAAGAGGGATTTCTTTCATCCCGAGGTAACCAGCCAACACCATCTCTGCCATTCTTTCGCTTGTCTGCTCAAGCTCTGGCAGGTATTCGATGAACGTAGACAGGTTCTCCGGATTGATGAAGTTGAGCGCCAAGACCTTATCGACAGTTCCTTGATCCTCGATTGCGGCCGCCTCTTTGATTAGATCTCTCCTCAAGTCTGGGATTTTGTGCAGGAAGGCCGAAGCTTCTTTGACTGCTTGCTGATAACGCTCGGAAAGAGTCCTGATGGTTCGTAGACCGGACAGCTTGACGAATCCGACTTTGCGGGCTTCTGCAACTTTCTGCTTTGCCGTCACGCCGTCGACACCGAGTAGTCCTAAGATGAACTCGGCTCCGACGGCATCCAGGTCATATCTGAGGTCGGATGAGATCTTGTCCAAGCCACAGCCGCCAGTTATGTTGAACGAGCCGTTATAGAAGAGGGTGGCGGAAGTCTTTTCCTTGCTGACTTTCTTGGAGAGGCCAAAAGCGTTCTCATTCGAGACAAGCTTTACCCTCTTATTCAGTCTCGTGAAGCCCCAATCCTTCGGCAAAGCAAACTCGTTGTCAGAGATGCGCTGCGGTTTCTTTAGGTGTGGCACCAACGATACCCTGATCTCGTTCCCAAAAGAGTCAGTGCCAACGTATGTGTGGATGCCTTGTGAATTCGTTGTTCCGTACTGAATTGTAATGGGAGCCGTGGCTACACGACCGTCAGCAGGCCGAAATACACCTTCTCCTTTTGGAATGTCTTCTGGAATACGGGACGATGAGCCGACCCTCTCTCCAACGATGCTATCTTGAATAGAGTGCACATTTCCATTGAGAAAGAGTCGTGTCTTCTGGGGAGTGAAATCTTTGTCCCAGTTCAAGAGTTCTGGAAATACCCACCCCTCCATCTGCTTTCCGTTGGAATCTTGTACTTTGTATGTCCCGAATTCAGAAACGTCAGAGACGGCGTTTGCGTCATCTCCATCAATCTGAACAGGGTCTGACACAACTGTCGCTATCTGTCCAGGTTGAAGAGACTTGGCGGCGTCTCTTCCTATGGCCTCCGCGACTTCATCGAAAGGAACCACTTGACCAGCAGCTTGATCGCCACCAACAAAGGCATTCACGTTCGCGGACTTCACAATGAAGTCCCCACCTGGAAGCTTTTGTAAAGTCACAACCGACGGCTCGATGATATCTGCGAGGGCGGAAAGTCTATCGCTCTCGGACGCAAGCTTCGTGTCCATGACATCGATAAGAAGTTCCGCTATACCAGACCTTCGAAAGCCGGCTCTGATGGTCGGGTCTGAAGCGACCTTCTCGACGAATCTGTCGCGGTCTGACTCGCGAATCGTTGGAGCGATAGCTTGAAGGAGAGAAGCTGTCTTATTGGAACCGTGAGAAATAGTCGACGACCTGAGATTTTTTGAGGAATCAATCGACCCTAACTTCGGTGCAATAGAGGCCATCTTATACTCGCCTCCCAACCCGATACCTGAGCGTTGAGGAGGCATGAGTGGCTCGACGAGGCTTGGGTCCCTCGGAACCGAGTTTGATAGATCGAATGTTGCCGGGTTGAAGAGCGCCTCACGGACACGCTCTTCAGTCATCGGTAGAACACGTTCCCCGTCAAGGAACACAGAGAACGGACGGAGCTGACGCTCCTCAGCGATGATTGGAATCCTGATATGTGGAATACCAGCTTCCTCGTGCTCAACTTCTGGGCGCTCGGTTTTGTTTGACACATCGGCGTAGCCGAATGCGAAGCCACGACCCGGGTCTTTCTTATCGATAGATACGTTGACCTCGTAGTCCGAGAGGAACGGCAGCTGCTTGTAAAGCTCACTACCGATCTCTTGAGCCCAGTTATCGGGAACCTCAGAGAGACGGTAAATGTACCCAGACTCTTTTCGGAACTCGTTTACGGTCTCTTGTAGCTTGTCGAGGAAGAGTGGACGCATTTGCTTCTCCTCACTGAGGACTTGCGAGCAACGTTGTTGATGTGATTGCCGGAATCGGTGGTGGAACCACTGGTGGTGTTGTTGGGGTTCCAGGAACTGGTACGATGATGTTATGTATGTGCGTGGCCAGCCACGTCAAAAGTGGTGGCGCAAGAGCAACTGGTTGCGGCGCATTTCCGACCATTACTCTCGAATTCATCTTGACAAGCGGTGAGCCGACGATCTCTACAATCCCTGTCGATGCTCTGATTGTTACTCCAGAAGAACCAGTTACTTCTATTGTAGAGCCGCCTTCGATCGAGACCTTGGTGTCGCTCTTGAAAAGGACGTCCTGCTTCGCCCGAATCGAGTACTTTCCGTCGACTTCCCACTGAACATCCTTCCTCACTTCCCATTTCACGTTCCCGTCCTTATCGAGCCTTAGCTCGATGTTGGTGGCTGCCCCATCCTCTCCAGACTCCTTGATTTTCAGGCTGATGATAGTCTTGTCTCCACTTCCGTGGGAACCAATGAGAAGCTCTGCAATGGGTTTGGCGTCATTTGCCATTTCACGAGCTAGAAGAGATAAGACAGCTGGTCTCTTTCCGTCTGTACTGTTCTCGGTCCTCTCGACAGTCCAAGTAAGGTCTCCACCAATTGTTTTGAGAGCGTAGTTCTCGCAGAAATCCCTGATCGTGTTATTCACCGGCAGAAACATTCTCTGACAGAGAGGTCCTCCGCCGATCTGAACGATTCCTCCCCGTCTTAGAATCATGAAGTTCTCGTCCCGGGTTCCAAGATAGATGTCCCCGGGATTCAGGGACTGTCTACGTGAGCGGTAGTCGCCTTCGTCCCCAGCTGGCGCCCATCCAAGAACGAATGGTCTGTTTCCGTCGGATGGGAAACAAATCCAGCAGAGGCTTCCGACCTCTGGCATGATGTACACACCCTCTCCGTTTGCAAAGTGGAGATAGGGGCTCGACCAAGTTATTCCAGTCTGTGGTTTCTTGGAGTACTGCGTAGTCACCGTCAGGGTGTAGTTGCTGATGTCGACGTCCAGAACTCTTCCAGACTCGACGTAAGCACCAACTAATCCTTGATGTGTAACGGCCATCAGTAGGCACCCTTCGGCTTGCCGGGCGGCGGCTTCCCAAACTCAGCACCAAACGCCAGACCCGGAATTGGATGTCTGCCGTGGATATCGGACTTCCAAGACTGAGCCGCTGCTTGCTGTATTGTGTTGTGCAGCTCTCGGTAGTTCAATCGAGCCATCCAGTCTGTAGAACCGATCAATGGGACCTGTTCAATGCTTCTCAGCATGGGCTCATGAACAATTGGCTTCTTTCCCTTTGGCAGGTTACGGTTGAACTCCTCAACGATAGAGGTAGGGGCCACATCTCCGTGTATGAATGTGCTCGAACCTGGATCCTTTATCTTCGTGAGATTGGTAAGAGCACGTACCACTACTTCGACGTTTCTCTTTCTAACACCTTCTTTCTCATACAGTCCGCTGTACATCTCGTCTGTGAGAAAGTTTCTAACGGTATGGATGTCTGTCAGTGGAAGGAGGTGGTGAGGGTTGATAAACCCCTTTGATATTGGCATGCCCTTCTTCACCTCGGTTCCAATCTTGATGTCTGGAGACACGAGATGCTTTGGAACGTAGTGCCTCTCTCCACCAATGAAGATGTCGACACCTCCGACGGCATCCTTTTTGATGTCCGTAACTTTTCCGCTTACACGAGCTAGGGTGGCCGAGTTCTTCAACTTCTTCGGCATTCTCAAGGTATCTCCAAGTCTAGTGAGCCTATCTACGGACAGAGATCCACGACCCGTTGCGACTCCGCCAGTGTGGAATGCGTCCATCGCCATTTGGACGGCTGGTTCTGACAGAGCTTGACCAGCGAGCACGCCAATATTTGTGCCGACGTCGTGCAGCTTTCCAGACTCGTTCAACCCAAAACACTTCGCGCAGATTCCATCTCCGTGATTGCATTTAAGAGGGCTTCGAACCAGGACCTTGTCAATTTTTGAGTTCTTGAGTCGGTTCAGAATCTCTGGAGTTAGAAGTGTTCCTGCCTTGATGATCGTTCCATCCTTCAACTTGTAGGGCTTCGCAGTGAATCGATCTACGATATCCTTGTGAGTAACATCCATCAGCAGGCCATGATTCGTCTTGCAATCGGGTGAGACGATGAGAGTGGACATCGTTGTATTCATGATGTCCTTTGAGACGACCCCAGGCTCTGAAGTTCCAAGTACTCTCTGAAGAGTTCCTTTTCTCGCACCGTGCTGGGCGAGCCAGTAGTCACCAATGTCCAGACCCTCTGCGTAGCTCTTAGTAATAGGTGTTGGGATGATGTTGTTCTGGGAATCCTGAACCAACATCGGAGCAGCAATCATTTGTCGTAGCTGTTCTAGCTTACCGCGAGCTCCTGAGGTAACCATCGTCGCGAGGCGATTATCGGACGGTGTATTCTTTACGGCCTCCTCAAGTTTAGCTGTCGCCTTTTGATAGATGTCGATGAGCTTGGTGTTCAGCGCATCCTTATCTTTAATTGAGCGTCTTGCAGCCTCGGCCTCTCTGTGTGCGCCCTTGAGTATTACGTCCCTTTGAGGGATTGTTTCGAGGTCCTTGAGTCCGAAAGAGAATCCCATCTTGAAGGAATACTCATTTCCGAGATTCTTCAATTCGTCAACGACGGAAGCAAATTCTCGAGTGTGATTCTTAGCAAGAGGTGTGATGATTTGGCTATTGAGTGTCTTCTTGTCGATAACGAATGATGGGTTGTGGAGAATGTCTTTATTGAGGTAGAAGTCCCTTGGCATTCTAGACTCAAGAAGCAATCGTCCAAATGTCGTTTCCTTGTTTCCTACCTTTACGACGTCTGTTGGGTGAACCTCTCCTCTCTGAACAGCTTTGTTCAGCTCGAGTGGGTTTGAGAATGTTTTGCCGATAGGCTTGCCCCACTTCGAAAGAAGATGAAGTCCGAGGAGCGCTTCTTGAGTCGGCGAATACATTACACCACCGGTTGTAGGGGAGAAGAGGTTCTTCGAAGGAAACATCTTCTTCGCTTCTTCGACGGCCTCTCTTGTTAGAGGGACAGTTGCGGCCATCGTGTCACCGTCGAAATCGGCGTTGTATCCACCAGTAACTAGAGGATGAATCTGAATGGCCTTTCCCTCTACGAGCCTAGGTGTAAAGGCCATGATCGAGAACTTGTGAAGAGCTGGATCGCGTTTGAGAAGAAGAGGCCGTTCCTTGATGACCTTCTCAAGTGCGTCGTACGCAGCCTTCGTTCCGTTCCTCATCTCTTGCTGAGCAGATAGAGGATCAAAGCCGTGGTGAGCTAGCTCGGCTACAACGAATGGCTTGTACAACTCCATCGCTGCGCCTCTTGGAATACCTACTTCATCGATTCCAAGTTTTGGCTCTGGAACGATTGTTGAGCGGATGGATAGATTCTGCCTTCGCTTGACCAGCTTGGACTGGAAATAGCCTTCCTTCGGCTGCTCACCCTCTCCTCCACCTATGATGTCGAGGATTCCCTTTAACTTTCTCTTGCTTCCTGGAGAGTCGATGTCGTAGCCGACGGAACCGCCAACCGATTGAAGAGCCCTCAGGCTGTCGTAGAGCTGCCAGCGAAGAGGAGACCTGTGTTCTTCAGAGAATACCTTTGGATCTACTTCGCTGAGCTTGTTGTTGAGTATGGCGATGTTTTTGTATAGTCCGTTCAAAGACGAGTACTGAACATCGCCATTTTGTGTGACGGTAGCAGGTCGGAACACCGGAGGGATGACCGGAACTACGTTCATGACGTACGCTTCATGAGGCTTCAGACCTGCTTCCTTCAGAGCCGACAGATATTTGAACTTCTTATTCGCACGGTCGAGAGCTGCACCTGTGAGTGTAGGAAGCTTCTCACGAAGAGCAGCGAGTTCTTTGTCGACGTCAACCTTTTTCAAGGCATCGTATATGGCCATGCCACCTGTCTTACCGTCGATCTGTCGAACGCCTTTCATGACCTCATCAAGCTCTTTGAGCTTCAATCCAAGTAGAGCCGGAATGGGTCCAGGACGGTTGTTTGAGCCGACGAAGATTGGGTTCGGCATCGGCTCCGTGAGCTTGATATAGCTCCACTTGTCTCCAACGATACCGCCAGTCGCAACTGGGTCGAACAGACCACCACGTTCTTCTTTCAGGTCCTTAGCTCGAAGGGCGAGATGTGGATTCTTCAACTCACCCTTATGGCCTCCAGCCATCTCGATGACATGACGGTCTGTGAGTGGAGAGAGTTGAAGAGCCGTTCCTTTCTTTTCGACGTTGACTCCGAGACCTTTCAGTAGACTGACAAACTTTTCGTAGCTGAACGGCGGCTTCGGGGGAGGTGGTTCATGGCCTTCTTGGACCATGTTCCAGAACGTCATGTCTTGGAAGTCGGATTTTTGAGTCGCCATCTCACGAAGATTATGGCGAGCGTCATGTCCAAGAAGGGCGTAGACGTCGAGGGCTCCAAAGCCTTGGCCCCCTCTCTCTCCTCCCTTTGTCGGGGTCCTATCTATATCGTATGGAAGTCCACGACCGGTAACATCCGTCCCACCTCCACGAACTGTGAGCTTCTTCTCAACTTGATGCTTAAGCTTCAAAAGATACTGAGGACCGACGAGAACCGAGCCAAGTGGCCTTTTCGGGTCCTTTGGGTCGTAGACAAGCTCTTCGTCTCTAAGGCCATGAGCACGAAGGTCTTTCAGTACCTGTTCACGGTAGTTCGTGTTCGGGCCTGAGAAGTTATTGACGATGTACGGCTTTCCTGTCTTCTCAGCAATTTTACCGGCCGCCGTTTCCAGAACTTGACCAACATTGATACGTGTTGGAACACCTGTTGGGTTGAGAAGGACTTCAAGTGGACGTCGTTTTCCGTCGGCGTCTATGGTGAACGGCATCTCGTGGTCAGGAAGGATCATCGTCACGATTCCTTTGTTACCGTGACGGCCTGACAACTTGTCACCTACAACCAGTGGCTCTTCAGTTTTGACGTATACCTTGACCCCTTTTCCAGATGGATCTTTGATGACCTTTACGACTTCGCCAACGTGGTCTTCGTCCCATACAAGTGACTTATCCTTGTACGGCTGAAAGGCCCTCTTTCCTAGAGCTGCGAGAGCACTACCTTGGCGTGTCGTAAGGTTCTTACCGACTGCTGCAATCAGAACTTGACCTGGACGAACCTTGGAACCAACTCGAATGACTCCATCATCGTCCAATAGATCAAGCTGCTCTTTTGTTAGCTGATTGGCTTTGGTAGCAGCATAAGCGATGAACTTGCTCTTTGAAATGACGTCGTTCTCAGGATCGAGTTCGATCTTCTTCTTATAGAGGTGTTCGGACGTGAGTTTCTTTGCGGCGCTCTCAGATATAACGATACCATCTTCGTAGTTGTAGCCCTTGTAAGGGATGTATCCGACACGAAGATTCACTCCAAGCGAGAGCGTTCCATTCTTGGTGAAGTTGTTGTCAGCAATAACCTGTCCTTGTCGGACCGTGTCTCCGACCTTCACGACAGGCTCTGAGTGCATCATCCCCTTTGGGTCGTTGAGGGGGAAGTGTTCATAGAGATGAACTTGGTGCTTTTTCTTACCGTCACTGATGGTAATTGAATCGTTCTTTACGGAGACGACTTTACCTGAGACTGGAGCTCTATGAGATGTGAACCCACCGAGAACTTTTTCGAATGTCAGATTCGGGTCCGCATGGTCGGTCTTGGTTTGTACGAGAGGCTCCTCTCTATACTTTAGAGAGATGGCCTGCTCCATCTGCTTATCAGCCATCGAAACACGGTTGCCTTGGTTCGATGGTAAGAAAGGTATGAGATTCGAAGCGATGTCGAACATGCCCTTTGCGGACGGCATGACGTATTGAGCTTCTCTGAATGGTCGAACCTCGATGCTCCCACCTGGGAGCTTCATCTTGACGTTTTCGGCTATCGGAACAGGCTTGCCACCGACCCAGCGAACCTGGTCTGGTAGAACAGCATGACTGTTATGAAAGTCTGTTGCATTTAGGTATTGAATCTTGTTTTCTTTGACGTTGAAGACAGGAGTCTCAAGATCTTTTCCATTTTTCCTAGCCGCCATTCCCAGATGTAGAGTGATGCCTGTTTTCTCTGACTCCGGGGTATGCATTGGGTCTAGAAACCCAAAGTGGCTCGGATTGATGACACGCATCTCATCCGTGATGGAATGTTCTTTCTTGATTCCTCCAAGGTCGGAAGACATCAACGTCGTCTTCCTGTGACCAGACATCATTTGAATAGGATTCGTCTGGTCAGGCCTCTCCGTCAAAGAGCCGCCCTTTGTGAAGAACTCACGGATTGGGCGAGCAAAAAGGTCAGTAGACAAAACTTCAGAGACAGATTTCTTGTCTTTGAGGTCAATCGTGTTACGGAGCTTTCCACGAATCGTCCTCATGGATCGCTCAATCTTCTCTGGCAGGAAGTCCTCTATCGATACGATCTCCTTGAACGCAAGGCTGTCTCTATCGTCTGGCTGATGGGTCCCTCTAGAAACACCGAGAATCTTGTTCGCGGCCGTCAGAAGAACAGAACCATCAACCTTAGTTGCTGGCTTTCCAAGAGTGATCTTTGTTGTGTCTGGTCGAAGGACCGTCTTATCGAAGAAGTCGTGTACATAGCGGGCATAACCACCTAAATCACTCGGCTCCGTCTGGTCTTCGAACGACGTCTTCTTCCAAAAGGTCTGAAGACTCTTTAAGGTCTTCTCTTCGGTTTTTGGTCGATTGGCAGCGAGTATTTCCTTTCCCCAACTCTTCTCAATCTCATCGTCTGATACACCTAGAGACTTGAGTATTGGGTATAGTGGAATCTTTGCGTCCCCCTGCTTCAGGAAGAACTTCTTGGACTCTCTCTCAAGGAGGATTGAGAACCTGTTACCAGCAGGTCCCTTGACGAGGTTGAACTCTGACTCCAGGTCGCCGTTGTCCTGAATTCTGGCGTACACCCCGGACTTCAAACGGAAGAGATGGTCGATCTGGTACTCATTCCCATCGACGATGAACCCGTACCGGTTCGTCATCTTCGGTAATCTGGCAATGGTCATCGTCTTTCGATCGATGACTTTGCCTGTCGTTTTGTCGACGAGAGAGACATCTGCCTTGACTGGTACGCCCCACGTCTTGTCTAGGTCCTTTGCCTCAGTCTGTGACTTGATGTCATCAGTATGAAGTTTGTCATCAACCCAGACTTTGTGTAGCTCCAACTTCCTCTGTTTTCCCTCGTAGGGGAAGTAGGAAGAGATGGCGCGTACGACGTTGTTCTTGAGAATTTCGAAAGAACCCTCTGGTGTTAGCGTCGACAAGGTGCCCTCTCTAATGTCGCCCACTATGCGTAGGTGGGTTATGGCTTGCCAGGCTCTACCTCTACGCATCTGAGGTCGTTGAGCCTTGGACGGCAGAATACAGTCTGCTCGTAAATAACGTCAACGAAGAACCTCAATAGGCCTCGGTATAAGAAGTTGGTCAGCGATACGCTGGCCTCAAGAATCGGAGGCCTGACAGTGCCAAAAGAAGTTACTCAGTTGGACATGTTCCAAGAAGACTTGATGAACTCGATCTTGGGGCAAATTCTTTATCCGACTGAGCAAGACGAAGAAAACGACGAAGACGCTGTCGACGAGACGGAGACCGAGGAAGAATGAAACTCTTCTTAGCTTCATTTTTTCTGAGCTTCATGACTTACCTCGCCGCCAGACTTACGGCGGCACTAGTAAAACTCCAGCAAAATGCCTGAAAACCCGGTCCGAGTAGCCTTCTGCCCACTTTTGTTCGCAGCGAATGGTGGTCAGTTCGACCAGAAAGGTCGTCCCATCTTTCGACAGACTCAGGAGGCCAGAACGTTCATTCGAGGCAAATGCGATGAAGCGTACGACTGTGGAGAGTGCGAGCTTCTCGTTCGATGGTGCAATGAGAGGGCAGCAGAAGGATTCCAGATTGGATGGGAATGTGTTCACTGCCTAGAGGAGACCAAAGATACACCAAGGTGGACACCTAAGTTTTATCAGTCAAGCAGGTATCGCGGTCCACCTGAGGACAGGGAGTTGGTTGAGCCAGAACGATTCTTGGATGGATGCACTCGATGTGGATGGGGATCGATGGTTCTTCAACTCGTTCTTAGAAGAACAACATGAACTGCTGCATCTGCGGTGAAGAATTCAAGGAGGACGACTGGATTCTTCGACTGACAGTCTATCGATTCAAGAACGAAGATCTATACCCTAAATTCACACTTCTACGAAGACGTTTCGACGATGGATCCGATGAGCGGTATGCGCACTACCTCTGTCCAGTGAAGAGCGGTGCTCCGATGTCACTCATCGGTGCGCATGGAGAACGAATCGATGGGTGAAGAATTGCCGTACAAGCCTCCTTCTCACACCATGTGCAAGTGGTGTGATAGGCCAATATTTCTTGGCGACAGGTCCGTTTACATCCATCACGGAGTATTGGGGAAGGGTCGAAAAAGTGGTCAGCCAATTGTTGTTGATGGTGATAGCACCACAGGAGATGCCGTCATGCACGAGCTCTGTTCTGTGGCATACCTCGTAATGAACATCGTCGATAGCACAGACGAGTACGAAGCCGTCATCGACGAACTCACAGGAGACATGTTCGGTGTTCCATACTCAGAGCTTTTAAGCTCAGCACGGTATTGTGCCGCGTGTGAGGCACAGCTCGATGGCCCAGAAGACTGACTTGGAAGAGCAAATCTGGCAGGACGACATCGAACGATTCGCAGAAGATGCGCTAGCGATGTGGAAGACTCAGTATCGGTTCTGGCAGAGAGCACACCATCAAGGGGCTCCTGAAGGGCTACTTCAGAGATTGGCCGAGATAAATGAGCACTTCCGACAAGCGCATCTCAAGCTGTTAGAGATCAAGAGTTGTTTCCCGAAGGCGGACGAGTAGTCCGACCTTTTTTAGGCCTCGAAGTACGATGCCATCAAACACCAGTTGAGCTCGCACGACGTGAGGGCTTAATCTGCGGCTGAGGGCTTTGAACAGCATCAAGAGGATTCTCCTGCGATCCTCTTTCGCGATTCAAAAGCTGTAATACTAGGCTGTATAGCTGAGGGTTGGTCATCTTCATGTTGTTCATCTCGGCCATCCTCTGACCTTCATCCATCTTGAGAAGCGCGGTTGCCGCACGTCGTGCCAAATAGAGAAGATTGAATCCACCGCCCTTCATGCTCGCCGAGAGTGGGCTCATCATCTCTGGTGGGATACCCTCTGATGGAGCACTCTGAGCATTCTCGAATGACACTGTCGAATTAGAAGGCATGGCCGGGTCGACTTGTTTACCAGGTAGCATTTCACCTTCCGGTGTCGTAACTGGACCGCCTTCAGTGTTCTCTGAAGGATTCTCTGGAGGAGGCGGCTCTACTAGAGCACCACCTCCGGATTCAGCCATTTGAGGAGCTACAGGAGACATATTCTCGGCAGGAGGCTGCATAAGCTCTGAAACCCGCTTTTGATAGCGAGCCTGAACGATTTGCATCTCGCCCTGAATAGAAGCTTGAGCGACTTGCATCTTGCGATTGAACTCAAGTTGCTTGTCTAGCTCAATCTTGCGACGAGTCTCCTCAGTTGCTGGATCGAAATCAACTTCTTGCAGCAACGTCTGGTCTGAAATCTTTCCAGCTTGATTTAGCTGAAAGAAGAAGGCTGAACGTTGTAGGTCATCTGCCATCTTGAATCGTCTCATGTGTGCCTTCACAGGCGGCCACCCCATGAAATGAGCGATGCGCTTGATGGCAAAGTGATTGAGCATCAAATCATGATCGGTTCTGTACCCAAGAAACATGTTCTCGACCATTCGCATCGAGACATTGGATCCAGAGTACTGCATTCCACCGAATACAAATTCCTGCGGAACACCCATCCCAGCAACGATCTGCCTAGACCAGACCTCCATCTCTTGGTGAAGCATCAACGCACGGCCTTGCCCGCCGATGGTCTGATTTCCGATTGGAAGAGGGAGAATAGGAATGTAGTTGTTGTCGTATTTCCACTTCGCGATCTCGCTTTCGATCCTGCTCTTCCACGAGTCGAGTGAAATCGTCGAGTATGGATCCGAGGATGCAGAGCCGGGTTGTGGGAAGAGAACTCGGAGTGGAACAATGTGCTCAGCAGCAATAGCCTCTTGTGCCTTCCTCAATATCTGTAGATAGAACGTGTCTTTGAGGACAGGGAAGATGAGCGGCATACCCCAACCAGAATCTTTCTGGCTGATGATGGGCCGCTTGAAAACAAAGAGGTTGTCGTCTGAGAAACGGACATACTTGTTCCTCTTCATCGCCTCGATGAATGTGTCCGGGATGGTGTCGAGCACACTCTTCTTACCGAGGATGACGTCATTCCGGACCTGAAGTGGGAGCTCGAATGTGTAGACTGGATCTGCACCAGCAAATGCCGGATCGATGTTCACGTACTCTGGATTCCACCTCATCAATCGGATGCCGTTGACATCTCGCTTGTAGAAGTCCTGAACCTTTGCAGGTCCCGAGTGGCCGCATTTTGGGCAATCGACAATGTAGTCGAGGTTACGCCAACGGTAGTTGATCTTCGTCGCCTTGTCTTTGAATCCGCAGTTCCTGCAGATAAGGAACTTGTCGAACGGGAAGTGAATCGTGACAATGCACATCCCGTATGTGTAGTAGTCCAGGCCAACCTCTATTTGAAATGGACGAATCCGAAGAATCTCTCCAAGGAGAGAGTCCCATTTGTTTTTGATTTCGGGGTCCTTTTCGTCGATGACAATTTCGGTGATTGGATACTCCGACATCTTGTGAATGACCGCGTTGATGAGCGGATTCACGAGGTAGTAGTACCTACACCACCTGAGAAGAGCCTTGAGGGACGGCGGCAGGTAGGTATGTCCGATGTCAAAGAACGGAGACGGGTAACGAATACCGCTCCGTGACATGCCGTCCGCAGTACGTCCACGCTGACCAGAAAAGCGTGAAGTTCCACCAAATCCAAGGCTGAGGCTGTCGAATGACATCGTTGATTACTCTTTATGTGGCTTGTAGCCTCGAATCTTGTCGATTACCTTACCAGCTTGGCTTCCAATTAACGCACCTGCTGTGCCGCCAACAATTGAACCAGTAATCCCCCTTCCTGCAGTCCCACCAATGAGACCTCCTGCTCCCTCAAGAGCACGTCGCAGTCTGCTAGTCCCTTCATCACCTTTCTTCAAAACTTCGCGAGCTTCATAGGCAATTCCAAGTCCAGATAGGGCTTTTATGTACCTAGGTACACCTGGAGCCGTGAGCGACCATTTGAATCGTTTCAGCATCATCTTCGGATTCTTGAATCGACGGCCCGTAGCCCGGATGTTATTGATGATACCTTTCCAGAAACCGGGCAGTTGCTGCGATCGCTTGAATCCAGGCTTCGATGCCCTTTCTCGATACTCTTTGACCTGCTTCCTAAAAACTTCGGCACCACGTTCGGTGAGGGCAATCTTCTCGAGTTCATCTGTGAACGCAGAAATCATGTGGATGTTCATGCGGACCCCAACCAAGACTTCAATGCGATGAGCTGATCCGCAAGTTGACGCCTGCGAATGTTCATGTAATCTCTTGCTACGAGCAGCTTTGCAACTTGGATGTCAACCTGATTCTCTTGCAGATCTACATCCTTACTCGCCATATGCGAAACCTGGTTCCACCGAGCCTCAACTGGGCTCGGGTCGAACCTCAGCACAAGCTTAAGGTTCTTACCCTTACCACTGTCTAGAACATCAGGATCCGGCCTGAACGAAAGTCCGTTCTCTGGAGCGTACTTGCGTGTGCAGGTATCACAAGTGCCGTCGCTGAAAAGGGCAGAATCTTGATTGCCGCAGTCCAAGCAGACATAGTGCGGCTGACTGACTTCAAGCTGAATGAAGTCGAGAGGAGGGGGTACAAAGAAAACGTCCTCGTTCAGAACGGCAGCAGCCATGTACTGCTTGACTTCGTCGTCGAATTCTTCTCTACGAATCTCATCCATGATGTCGATGCCGGCGTAGAGCTGCTCAAGAGTCGGTGCCTGCATCAATTCCCATCTAGGAATGTTGTTATTCAATGCTTGGATGATCTTCTCGAAGACCTGCCAACTTGTCCAAGGTGTTCCTACGAGATGTAGGGTCTTGACAGCCTGAATCTTCGCCCGAGAGTGTTCAGAAATCTGCGAAGAGAAAACTCTCTTTATTTCCTGAAAGACCGTCGTCGTATCCCATCCAAACCAATCGGTGCCGAACGCTTTGAGGAGAGCAAAATCCAGAACGACTGGATGAACATCGTGATGAGTGAAGAGGTTGCTGATGGAGAGAGGAGTCGAATAGTCTGGGTTCGACTTTTTCAACTCCTCTTCCATCGCGGACCCCTCTGAAGGAGCCGTTGGCTTGACGTTAGCTACGCCCTTCAAGCGCTCAAACAAGTCGAGTTCTGGATTTTGCACTTATAAACCCTTGAAGAACTTACCGATTCATGTAATCAAACCACTTGACCGGACCGATGGTGCTACCATCTGTATGGTGAACCAGTGTGGTATCTGGCCGCCCTCTTTGTAAGGAGCTTGTAAGCGCTCGGCGCCGCGAGAACTCCAAGTCCTACTGTTTCAAACTTGGCGTGAGACTTCTCCTTATTAGATGCTTTTGGGTCTAACAGAGTCTTGACGCTCGGTGCTGCGAGAATTCCAAGACCGGTAAGCTCGGCAATATGACCGGCGTCCGCAATCTTGTAGAGTTCGTCGAAGAAGGCGTATATAGACGCAGCTTTCGTTACCGTGGAACCAGGCCTCAATCCAGCATTGGCTTTCGAATTGAGGTACTGATTCAACATAGAACGGATTTGAGGACCCTGCGGATGCGCCTGCAGAGCAGATTGAAACGGTGCGTGGCTCATATGAGCAGTGATGAATCGACCACGTTCTGGCCCGACCTTTGGAAGAGCCTTGAGACCAGACATGAACCCTTCAACAGTTGAGTGTAGCATCAGTTTGCCCCCAATCCATCGAATCTATCTGCGGCCAAGCGAGCAATAATCACCTTTGAGTCATCTGGTAGAGACTCAAAGATGGCAATAGGATCCTTGATGAACTCATTCACAAGCTCGCTTGAGAAGTGTTTGTGAATGAGAGGACGACCATTTCTGGCGAGCCACTTGAGGTCGTCCTCTGAGACGAAGTCCCCGGTCCTGCTTTGCCAGCTCCAAGAAGAAGCCGTCTTGCCGAACGTTGCGTAGTAGGGATCGGCAATCTCACCTCCCCAATACCATCGAAGATTGGACACGGTATCAGCTTGTGTCAGGAGTTCAGCGAACTCTTCTGGCTCCATGTAAGCTCTCTTCTCTCGCAGAGTTGTGTACAACTCTTTGTACTCAGGTGCGCAGACAGCCAGCCTATTAGCCATGTGGAAGTCTACGTCTGGGGCGAACTCGATTGAGCCGTATCTGCGCATGTCTTCAGGAATCGGCAACCCGAGCTCTTCGGCGCGCGCTGCTGTCTTGACGGCGAAGATATGAACCTCGATCGGCTCCATCTCCTTGCGATTCTCTTCGAAGTACTGAATCGCCTTTTGAACATCAGCCATCGAGTCGAGTGGGTATCTTCCTCCAAGGGCAGTTAGATTCGCAGAAGACCTCTTTACTTTTGGCTTCGTCTCTTTACCGGTGACGTCAACCATCGTGGTCTTTGGCTTCGCACTCGGATTGAGGCGGTGGAAACTATCGAGGTTGATTCTGTCGTTCTCATTCAGCCTTGGCATCTTGGATTTGACGCCGATGTGACGCTTGTCGTCTGTGAGAACCTCACCACCACCAAGGTTAGTCGCTCCTGTTCCACGATCGCTCGATTGCTTCTTTTCTGCTGTCTTCATTTGACTAGCAGTTGGTATGACGCGGCCTTGGTCTGCTCCTCCACGAACCGAAACGAGGTTGGTTCGCTGAGCCCAATCTGCGGAGTCTCCGAGAATGGGCTGCTTGATTGGGTCCCGGGTCCGTGCCATCCCAGACCGAGCTGCCAGCTTTACGGTCTTAGGAATCGGCAGGCCGAACTCTTCACAAAAGTATGATAGGTTCGCGGCTGCTGTTTTTACTGCTTCCTCTGGAAGCTTGTCCTTGTTAGCCAAGAAGTAGAGAACAGAGAGAACTGTGTTGCCCTCATCTACACATGCAAACTTGCGTAGAACTTTGCCGTTCTGATTCATGATAAGGGCGTACGCCTCGTCTCTAAGAACCTCTCTCTCTTCTGGCGTCAAAATGTGAGCCGTCTTAATGCACTCTGGTAGTTCATCAGGGGATGGGAATAACCTCTTGAGATAAGCACCAGAAACATCATCGTAGAAATCGAGAACGACGCCCGCGGTCTTCATTTGTTTCTCCTGCAGTGGAGTTATCTCTCCCAGTTTAAGCCCTATTCAGGGTCTCGGTCAATCAAAACGGGTTACCAATAAAGGCCAAACTGTCGGGATAAGTACTTTGCAGTGCGGACTTATCATTCGGAGGTTCAATGACAGTTTTTAGATACGGAGACCCTTCAGGGACTTCTCAACTTTTAGGTCCGAGACCACCATGTTGGGGAACTTCAAAGTACGACAACGAGGATAGAGAGTGCAGAGCCTGTGGGTTCCAAAATACGTGTCGGGACCAGGCCATTAAGTCCAAGACAGCGGCCCCAGCTCCAGTATCTACGACAGCTCCGGTATCTACAGCGGTTCCGGCACCAGTGGCTAGCTACTTTAGCCAGTTCCAGCCACAGTCCCAGTACGCAACGCCTCAGGTTATTCAAGCCCCACAACCTCCACCAGCTGCTCCACAAGTCATTCCAGTAAAACCTGCTCCGCAGGCTCCGATACAGGCTCCGACACAGGTGAGGACAGTTGTTCAGCAACCAACCGTAGTCAATTCATTGATACCCGTCATCGACGATCGGTACGGGCAGTTCCAAGACCCACTGTTTTCCGCTCTCAAGGGCACTCCAAGTGTCATGCGGCCACAGCTCGGAAACGAGAATTTTGTTCAGCGAGTCGCGAAGAACATGCTACTTGCGTCCGTTGAGTCAGCACTAGGTGAGTTACTTCTCGGCGTCAGACAATTCTTGTGGGCGCCTAAAAACGACAAGGAGAATAAGTAGGTAGGAGGTACAAATGATTCTGGAGTTCGTTGAGAAAGAACCCGATAAAGCTTACGTCTCAAACAGCCTATGGCTCCCAAAGTCCGGAATTCGAGTTGGACCAGTTCAACGAGCTCTGGAATTCACTGTTAACGTTCAGGGGAAGCAAGAAACTCATAGGATGTGGTCTGAGACTAAGCACCACATCATTTGCCCGAGGGAGTTTCTAAGACCATCTGAGTACGTCAACTACAAGTTTCCGTTTGTAGACATCAGTCCAGAGTTTGAAAAAGTCGAGTTCGAGGATTTGGTCGTTCCGAGAAACGAAGAGCAAGAAAAGGCGTGGCAGGCGTTAGCTCAGAACGACAATGGAATCCTCAACTTGGGGTGTGGGAAGGGTAAGACAAAACTCGCTATCAAAAAGATCGCTCAGAGAGGGGTTCCAACTCTAGTCATCGTTCCAGATGGCGGAATTCTGGACCAATGGAAGAGGTCAATATACGGAGACGGCGAGACACCTCCAGGTCTGAGGTTTCATGGCAAGCTGGGTATCATCCAAGGAAAAACGTTTGATTGGAAGCATCCAGTCACATTGGCCTTGGTGACCACACTTGCTCTTCAGATTCGTGATGGGCGGATTCCTGAAGAGTTATTCAGATACTTCGGACAAATCATCTACGACGAGGTACATCAGATTGGTGCACCTGTCTTCAGCCTGACAGCATCCCCTTTCTACGGCGACCGTATCGGTCTTACAGCGACCGTGCAGAGGGAAGATGGGCTCGACCCAATCTATCGATACCACATTGGAGAGCCGTTCTACACGGACCTGAAACAAGACCTGATACCGTACATTTACTTCCAACAGACTCCGGCAAGGATTGATTTCGAGAAAGCCAAAATCAACAACACAACGAACGTCTCAATTCTAAGAACGATTCTAGGGAAAGACCTATCCGGGAACACATACAGATATTGGTGCATCAAACGCGCTCTCGACAACGGAAGAAAGATACTTTGCCTGTCTCATTCAAAGGCTCAGCTAAGGCTCTTCCACAAGATGTTTCCAGGGTCTTCACTCATTGTCTCAGAGACAGATCGTAACGAACGGACTGATCTACTCAGAAACAGTCGACTCTGTTTTGCCATCGCGCGACTCGGATCCGTAGGCGTTGATGATGACAGACTCGATACTCTGTTCTGGTTGACTCCTTTCAGGTCGAAGGTGGCTCTCCAGCAGTCGATGGGCCGTATTCAAAGGTTCAGAGAAGGTAAGAAGCATCCGGTTATGATTGTCTTCGAGGACTGGATGGCTCCACCACTGAAGAAGCTCTGTTCTAGCATCCGTACAAGTTTGAGGCATTGGGGGTTCAAATTTGAGGTGTTCAAACCATCAGATTTCGAGGTCCCAAGCACTCTGCCGCCAGACGTGCAGGCCGTGTACGACGCAGAATTCAAATCGTTGAAGGAGGAGGAAGATGACTCAGAATACGATTGATGGTCACGAAGAAGTCAACAAGGTAATCGATGAGCTGAAACAAAGAGGTGTAATCGCCAAGAATTTGGTCATCTTCCACGTCGGTTCTGATCAGATCATGGCAGAGCTACACGAGGACGATGATTTCAATCATATCAATGAGAAACTCAAGAAGAACGGATTCATCTGCATACACAATCCAAAAAGGATTCTTCGATTACAACAGGTGCAAGGGAATGGAGTCATACTCAGCTACATGATGGGAGATTTCGATCTTGTCGAGCAAGGGCAAATCAACATAGCTCCGACCTGCTGGTACAGAGTCGTGTCACAGAGCCCGAAGACCGTCTTAGCTATCCTTAATCTATACAAGGAATACCTGGATAGAAAGGTCCATCTCAAGGCTGAAGATGCTGGGCTTATTCTTCCTGAAAGAAGAGTGACCAGCCCATTCAAGAGGTAGGAATGACAAAAAAGGCAAACAAACAACAGGAAGATACAGCAACCGTCATACACACGTTTCGCGGCTCAAAAGAAGAGCAGCTCCAATCTCTATATGACCAGTGGTTCAAGTGTCAGAGATGCGGTCTAAAAGACTTCCGGTGCACTGATGATGGTCAGGAGATAGAAGACATCGTATTCTGCAGTGGGAACCCGGACTCCGGAGTCATGATTGTCGGAGAGGCTCCAGGAGAGGAAGAGATGAAGGAACTGGTACCCTTCGTCGGTCGCTCCGGTAAACTTCTGAACCAGATATTGGCGGCTACAGCAGCAGACCAGGAGGTAAAGACAGAGTACGTCAAATACCTCAAGAGCACACGTTCAAGGAACGCCGAGCGTGAATTTCACGACTTCATGTTCAGATGGAGAGAGAAAAACGTCTTCATAACGAACATCGTAAGCTGTAGGCCACCAGAGAATAGACAGCCAATACCCCCAGAGATAAAGGCTTGTAACGAGCGATTGATGAACATCATCTACATCGTCGATCCAATCGTCATCATTGCTTCTGGAAAAACTGCTGCTGAGACTTTGATAAACAAGAAGCTCGAGGTGACGACGAAACGAGGCGAGCTGTTCGACATGAGAATGAAAGGTAAGGTCGGAGAGCTAACCTACCCAGTCATCATCACCCTCCACCCGTCGTACCTCTTAAGAAAAGCTGATTGGAATGTACCAGGCGGTGACTACTCGAAGACGCTGATGGACTTCATGAAAGCGTTCAGAGTGTATGACTTTCTGATGGAGAAGAACTTCGGTATCCCACAGCCGAACAGAGGAATTTCATGAAACCGGAGTACGAGAAGGCTGTCGATGATTTCGTTGAGGCAGACAGAAAGTACGCTGAACTGGAAGAGAGGTTCATGTCGGGCCTAATCTTGAAGGAACTCATCGTTCCAGACGTGCCTGTAGAGCGAATCATCGAAGAGTTCAAACTCGTATTGGAGGAATTAAAAAGGCTTCTTGAGGACAGAAACTCAAAGCTCTTGACGGCAAAGAACGCAATGAGATCCGCCGTCCAGCTCGGGTCGTCACAATGGCGCGGTCCAGATGGAAAACCGACGACACTGACATATGGACCTTTCACCGTATCGTCATTTACGAGGCGATCAATCGATGCATCGACTTTAATAGAGCTTGCGAAAAGGAAGGGATTCTTCGATGAGATGATGGCGTTGAAGGGAGTATCCAAAGATGGTCGCGAATATCACCTCGTCAGAAACGAATTCGTTGTCGACTATGACGGAATCATGCAGTGGCTAAAGCTTCATGGACACACAGACGTCATCGAAGGTGTTTACGACGAGAAAGAAGGAACCCCTACGGTGAAAGGTCCAAAGCCCATCGCTTTCTTCGGAGAGAAGAAAAAGGATGATTGATGCAGCTTCCAAAAGTTTCAATCTCAAGGACGTGGGGAGACCAAATCGAAATCGGTCAGTTTGATCTACCGGAGAGCTACATGGACATTTACAAGAAGCTTCTAGGTGACGCTAAGGCCAGAGTCTCAGTATCAGCCGATATGTCTCTCAAGGAGTTCGGTTCAGGAGCTGGAGCAATGGTCACAGTCACCCTGAGCTGTAACCAAGATGCAGAAACAATTGAACAGGCGATCGACCTTGCTGGTAAACTGGCGAGGGAGTATTGCGTCGAGCATCAGAAACTCGCTGAGCAAGAGCTCATGAAGAGCCGTCAGAAAAAGTCACCTTTCTAAGATGACAAAGGGACAAGGAACCTGCAGAATCGACGCGGTCAAGGTTGTCGAGCTTACCCTCGTAACAAGACCACAAATCCCAGGTGCTGGGGTCGAGGCCAAGTTTGTATTGATGAACTCGACAACTGGCGAGCTATTTGGATCTGGGACATTCTCCACATGGAGCGATGAGACCGCAACGAAGTTCAACGAGCTCATCAACTCGATGGAGAAGGACATCTGCACGGTCGTATTCTCCGATGGACCTACTACCGATAGAGTCCATGAACACGAAATGCCTCTAGAGGATGAGATACCAGGCCTCTAGTTGACTCGGACACTTCGAAGAGTAGTATGGGCACCGCCTTCTGAACGAAGGCGATAGTAAGAAACCATCATTCTTCGGGATAAGGAAGACCGACGGCTGAGGCGTAAGCCTCAGCCGTCAGGGACCCTTTCAATCTTCACTCGTTGAGGGGAAGAGATTACGTGTCTGCGAACATCGAATACGCTCTCATCACACAGGTAATCAACACAAAAGACTTCCACACTCTCACAAAGCTACAGATTGACGAGAGTTACTTCACGAGTCCAGAAGTTCGTGAGGTTTACAGGTACATACGGAGCGAGTATTTCAACCCGCACTCCCACGGCCAGGTGCCGAGTGCGGAGATGGTGAAGCTTAGGTTTCCGTCCTTCTTTTTTGCACCGGCATTCGACTCTGTAGCGATTCTCTGTAACCACCTACGCCGAGAGAGAATAAAGCTTGAGGTTCGGAAAATATCACAAGATCTGTTGGCCATCGTAGACAAAGACCCGATGGAGGCAATCTCAATTCTTAGAACTGAAGCGGCCAAGATGGCTTCTCTAGCTGAAGTCGGCGAGGATCTTCCAATCTCATCTGCATATAGTACTCTTCTAGATAGATACGAGGCCGTTGCAGCCGCACATGGATTACTCGGCATCCCTTATCCATGGGATCAGTTGAACGAAGAAACTCAGGGGATGCAGGGGAGCCAATTCATCATCCTGTACGGTCGCCCAAAATCAATGAAGACGTGGGTCGCCATCAAGATCGGCGTCCACGCCTATATACACTCGAGGAAGAGAGTTCTCTTCTATACTCGAGAGATGGGTCCACTCCTCGTAGCTCAGCGTGTCGCCGCGACTATCGCAGGAGTTGACTACAAGGCATTCAAGAACGGAACTCTACAACCTCACATCAAGCAAAATGTCTTCACGTTGCTGAAAGAGCTCCTTGATGACGAGAAATCCTTGTCGACGGAAGGCGGTCGCCCACCGTGCTTCATCATTACGTCCGACCGAAGTGCCGCCTCTGGAGGCTCTGGCGGTGGAGGCGTTGCTTGGCTTCAGTCGAAGATTCGGGACGTAAAGCCAGACCTTGTCATTGTCGATGGAATGTACCTCATGAAGGATGACCGTTCCGGCCAGCGAACCGTTGACTGGAAGGCCATTGCACACATCTCCCAAGATCTGAAGCTCACGGCTCAAGATTTCGACATACCAATTATCGGAGTGACTCAGGCAAACAGAGCCGCCGACAAGTCCAAGGGAGAGGATCTAACAGAACTGGCGTATGCTGATGCATTCGGTCAAGACGCAGATGCTGTGTTCCGAATTTCAAAGAAGGACCGAATCGACGAGAACAACGTCAGAAGGACGGAGCTGTACATTACAGCACCAGGTCTTCGTGAAGGCAGGTTCGACGGGATCGTCATCAACGGGGAGCCTGCCACTAACTTCGACTACATAAGAACAATCGTCAATTTAGATGCTGATGAAGACGACAAATCAGCATACGCAAAAAAGCCTCCTCAACAAGGACCTGGGCCTATCAACAATCCATTCAAGAAAGCTAACTTCAAAGACCCAAAGATTCCGATGAAGATCGTAAAAGACGTGTCATGAAAGACCAGATCCTTGCCTTGCTTGGACGATACTTGCCAGGACCGTTCAAGGTAAGTGGGAACAACATCGTCTGCAGATGTCCGTTCCACAAAGGCGGGCAGGAAACGAATCCGTCGTTCGGCGTTAACTTCGTGAAAGGAGGAATCTTCAACTGCTTTGCGTGCCATGAAAGCGGAGACCTGAGACGACTTCTCAGGCTACTCGGTGTACAAAGAGCAACAATCGACGCAGAACTCGCCGTCATCGGACCTGAGTTAGAACGTCAAAGGGAGATCTACAAATCAAATATCGATAACTTCTTCTCGGATAAGGATCCATTCAAGGCCGACTACGTACTGCCAGAGGCAATACTGGGAGTCTTTGATTGGATGCCTCTACAGCTCGTCCAAAAAGGGTTCGACCCGAACCTTTTGCAGGACATGGAGATCGGGTTCGATAGGAAAAACAATCGCATCACGTACCCACTGAGAGATGTCTACGGGAATCTCGCTGGCATCTCTGGGGGCGCGACACAGGAGGGACAGTATCCGAAGTACAAGGTATACCAGGGTGGTCACCGCCGAGGCTCACTGTGGATCGAAGGCGACTTCGGTAAATGGTTCGATGAACAGTACCCTGGCTACAAATGCGAAAACCATGACTTCCTGTGGAACTTCAATCGAGTGTTTCCAAGGATCGTCGAGATGTCAGACCAAGATGACACGGTCTACATCGTCGAAGGATTCAAAGCTTGTTTGTGGATGATTCAAGCTGGGTTCAAGAACACGGTTGCTGCGATGGGAAGTTACTTATCGGAGCGACAGCAAAGATTAATTCACCGTCTCGGCGGAACCGTGGTACTATGTTTCGACAACGACGAGGCTGGAAGGAGGGCTACGCAACGGGTAGGAAATCTTCTCTGGAAACCGATGTACGGGAGAGTGAAGGTTCTTCAATACCCTATACACCACAACAATACACAACCTGACGATTACCCGTTAGAGCAACTTCGAGAAATGGTGTTGTCATCAACTCAATTCGTATATCAAGGACCTCTTCGGAGGCAGCAATACACATCTTAGGAGACATACAAATGAATCAGTTCCGTCGCAGTGCAATGGCCAACTCGCAGCAAAAGCCGAAGGGCGGTGGTGGAGGAGGTGGATGGTACGACAACTACCGATTGCCACACGGAAACGCCACCCCATTCGTCATCATCAACGCAGAATACATCGACCCGAATCCGCCGCCTGAGACCGTCGAGTTCGGTCCGGATGGAAAGCCACTTCCTGTCAAAAACATCTTCTTCAAGTTCCAGCAGCACACGAGGAAGATTTTCAAGAACGGGAAAGAGTACTTCCCGAAAGAGACATGCTCACAAGGACACGACCCTCACAACCCAAAGCCCTGCGCCGGATGCATGGCTCAGGACATGGGAGATAAATCAGTAACAAGGTCTGAAAGATTCGCTTTCGGTATCGTTCACCTGACGCCTTATCACCGCCACCCGTACATCGACTACAAAACCGGACAGGTACGGATGAGGCAGGACAACTCCGGTCCTGTTTTCACCTACTCGGAGTGCGAGGGTCGGACTTGCAACTTCTGCCGGGTAAAGTCGGGCCAGCCCCCTGTACTACAACATGGGGAATCATTCCCATACAACCCGAACGACATCACAACGGAATTCGGGCACAGACGGTACATCGAAGTCGGTAAGAACCACCTCGCCAATCTTCAGGCGTGGGATCTTCAGATTTCGAGTCAGTGCAGCGCACTGATTTACAACCAACAGGGGCAACTGATCGCTCGATGCTCGCAGCAGCTCACGAGAGAGTCATATAACTGCTCTCAGTGCGGTAGCGTACTCATCGACCTTGCCACGGATCCTCGCAGCGACAAAGAGCTCGAGATGGTGGCCGCGAAGCCATACGTCTGCTTGAAGTGCCAGAAGAGAGTCTGGCTAAAAGAGGTCGTGAGCTGCGAGATGTGCGCCAGTGCTGGTCGACAGTTCTCTCAACTCGGACTCAAGGACGTCGTCCTGTGGGGGAAGAGGCAGGGAGAAGGGACTCAAAGCCAGCTGTTCCTACAGCAATTCCAAACTATTGAAGAGTTCCAGAGGACGTTGCCGCCTCACATCCAACAGCTGTTGGGCGGTAAGAGCGTCCAAGACGTCATCGAGGAGCTGTCCGAGCCATTCGACTTCGACAATATCTTCAGGCCAAGATCTCTCGAAGAACAGGCGAAGAGACTGGAGCTCAACCTACCTCAACTCGGCGCACCACAAGTCAGCGCCTACTCTCCATTCGTACCACCCAACGCGATGGGAATGCCTCAACAGGTACAAGGAGCGCCTATCCAGCAGCAATACGCGCCATATGTGCCGTACTCTCCGCAGCAGCCGGCTGCCGCGCCTCAGTACGCTCCATACAATCCATCGCAGACTCTGACGAACGTTCCTGGACCACAGCCTTTCCAGCCACCGTTCAAGCCAAACTTCAGTAAGTAAGTGAGTAAGGAGGTCCCCTATCTGTCCACAGATAGGGGACCTCTTTGTTTTGTACTGAACACACGTTCAAAAGAGAGCGAAATGCAAGGCTTCGATCTCAGCATTCCTGCTGGCCATCTCGTCGACACTGAAGAAGAGGCACTGAAGTGGATAGAGTATTTCCAGAAGAGTCATAAGACACAAGGCTCTCTTGGAATTGACTCAGAGACAACTGGTCTCGTTCGACATAAAGACGTCGTTGTAGTGTGGTCGTTATCGGACGGCATTCATCGCATCTGCCTACCAGCATCGTTGCTACCATTGTTCAAGGAGCCGATTCTCGAAAATCCTGAAATCAACTTCGATTTCACGAACGCAAAGTTCGACGCTCACATGTTTGCCAACACCGGAATCGACCTGACCAAAGCAGGCCGGTGGTGCGACACGATGATTCAGTCGTGGATGCTGAATGAGAACAACCAAGGCCGTCACGGTCTTAAGGAATGCGTCCAAGACCATTTTGGCCGCGTAACTCCAACTTTCGAACAAACATTCGGCAAGGTCCATAGAAGAACGAAGACAAATCCAATAGTCAAGACAACTGGCGAGCTCATTCGCGAGGCGTTCGACGACCCAGAAAAGAGGATGGCGGCAGTAGATTACGCCAGCCTAGATGCCTACAACTCAACGATGCTTAGAAGGCACTTCGACAAGCTTCTGAAGAAAGCTGGGTTGTACGAGCTGTTCTACGAAATCGAAGTCCCATTCACGAAGGTGCTCTACAAAATGGAGCGCCGAGGTATCACGGTCGATGGAGGCTATCTCCGAGAGCTACAAGCTCCGATGGAGAAGGAGATGCTTCGAATCGACAAGGAGTTTGCGAAGGAAGCTGGAAGACCAATAAACCTTAACTCGACGAACGACATTCGTTGGTTCTTCATCGATCACCTTCAGAAGAAGGTTGTGAAAATGACGAAGGGCGGTAGGACGGGAGTTAAAAAGCCCTCGACCGACTCTGACGTCTTAGAGAAGTGGGCCGACGATGGGGATCCTTGGGCTCAGCTCATGCTGAGGTATAGAGGTATATCCAAGATTTATGGCACCTACGTCGTCGGTCTTCAGAGCTGGATTGATGACAACCATCGAATTCACTCGACTCTGAATCAACACGGAACCGTAACAGGTCGACTCTCATCTTCGGACCCAAATCTTCAGAACATACCCCGTGCTTCTGAAGATGAGTTCGTCATACGAGAGGCATTCATTGCTGGAGCTGGACAGCGTCTCATCGTCGCTGACTATTCCCAGCTTGAGATGAGGCTCATGGCTCACTTCTCTGGCGATGAGAAGATGATCCAGGCCATTCACGACGGAATCGACCTGCACTGTCTTACGGTCGCCGAAATTCACGGCATCCCGTACGACGAGGTCATTGGAGCCGTGAAGGCTGAGAAGCAACACAAGAAGGGAAGTCTTGGAAGAGAGCTTACAGAACGGGAGAAAGAGCTCTTGTTCATGAGGCAATCTGCCAAGGCAACTGGTTTCGGAATCATCTACGGCATCGGAGGGAAGCGTCTAGCGATCGGTCTTACACAGGCTGCTGCCGCGGCCAAGATGAATAAGGTCGTTACCGAGGAAGAGGGATTTCAGCTCATTGAGAAATGGTTCAACGTCTTCCCAGGCGTTAGAAGGTACATCCAAGCGACCCACGAGTTCATGTATAAGAACGGATACGTTCAAACAATAACCGGACGCTATCGCAGGTTTGGAGACTTAAAATCAATGTCTCCAAAGGACCGAAGTCAAGCCGAGCGTCAGGGCGTAAACTCGATCATCCAAGGGAGCGCAGCCGACATCGCAAAGGTGGTAATGATCGCATCTGAGCATGATCCTATCATGAATGAGCTCGGAGCGAAGCTACTGCTTCAGATCCATGACGAGCTCATCTGGGAGTGCCCAGATGACCCTCAGACCGTTGAAAAGGTCAAACAGAGGGCGAAGGAACTCATGGAAAACCCATTCGATACTCCGCTTCGTGTCCCACTGCCAGCAGAAGTTGGAGATGGGTACTCGTGGGCAGCTGCCAAGTAGGCACTTGATTGGAAGATGACTTCGGTCGAACTAATAGAGTCCGTAGCGAAGAAATCGGGCATTCATAAGTCTCTCGTAGCACGCATTTTCAACATGCTACTGTCCGAGATGTCGGACGCTCTCAAAGATGGAGAACCTGTCAAACTGAGGGCGTTCGGTACACTGACACCGACAGTCGTCGGCCCAATGTCGTACTTCGGTGGTAAACAAAAAGTGGGTCCAAGAGTGAGAGTTCGATTCAAGTCAAGTAGGAGGTCAAAGTGGAGAAGCTCGGAGTCGTCTACGAAGACGAAGCAGTAAAGACAGCTTCAACGAAGAAAACATTGATCTGTCCCAGATGCGGCGAGGAGTGCATTGAGAACAGCCAGTTCCTCATGTGGTGTCCAAACTGTGGTACTGAGCCATTCGAAAAGCGTCCTCCTATCAGAGTGAAGTAGTCATCACACAAACTTAAGAGGAGTGTCATGGCGGCCAAGAAGAAGGCTGAAGAGGAAAAGTCTGTCAAAAACCAAAAGGATGGGGCTCCTCTGAGCAGGGCAGAACGTGCCGCTGCTTTGATGGACGAAGTGAACAAGAAGATGAGGGGCCGTGCGATCCTGAAGCCCGCTTCGGAATACGTTCTTCCATGGTCCACCAAGAGGGTGCCGACGGGTCTTTTGACTCTAGACATCGAGCTCCGTGGAGGTTTTCCGTGCGGTGGAATCAGTCAAATCATCGGTCGCAGGAACGCAGGAAAGACACTTCTTGCGTGGCAATGCGTTCGCCAGCTCCAGCACTTCATCGGTGACAACCTGATGGTCCTGTTGGCGATGACGGAAATTCCTGCCGACCGATCCCAGGCACGAAAAGTGGGGGTTCAGATCCACCTCGGTGACGATGAACTCTACGCCCTGAACGAAGGGAGGATGATGAAGGGAGAGAAGCCACTCACCCGCAAGGAAGCCGATGAACTGTTCCCTCAGATTGGGACCATTCACGAGCTTCACGCAATGGCGGCTGAAGACTTCTACGACGTGATTCTACGGGCGGTAGAGCAGAACACATACCACCTCATCATCATCGACAGCATCGGAAACGCTCTGGCAAACGCAGAGCAAGAGAACGAGTCAGTTCACGATAAGACGTACGGTGGAACGTCAGCCCCAAACACCATGTTCCTCAAGAAGCTAACAAACATGCTGACGATGGAAACGGACTGGGGCGATGTCCGGGACACCTGCATCATTGGAATCAACCAGGTCCGAGACAACATCAAAGACCCGAACGCGCCGTACAAAGCACCTGGAGGTAATGCACTAGAGCACGCCAAGTTGGTCGATTTGTACGTCGAGTCCGGAACGATGCTCGGTAATGATCAAGCCGTTTACACGCCTGCTGGATGGAAGCAGCAGTTCATTCCATACGGGAAGGAAGTGAACTGGAAGATTGTAAAGGGCAAGGCCGGGATGCACGAAGGAGGTAAAGGTAAGTTCGTATTCTTGTACGATACGAGCAACTTTGACTTTTTCCTCGACACACTAGTCGCTGGAGTTACTCACGGCGTCATCGAACAATCGGGTGCGTGGCTCGGTGTCAGAGACCCATTCGACGATAGTAAGTACCTTGTACGTGCCCAAGGAAAGGACGCCTTCATCAAAGCCCTCAAGGATGACGTCATCGAAAAGAGCAAAGCCGGAGATGGTAACACATACATGAACTACATCCGTGAGGCCTGCTTCAGGAAAGTCGGAATCGACATCAAGTACAACAACTGGAAGTAGAAGTATATGATGAAGACATCATTCACCTTCTCCCCGAAGGCGCCAGAGCGTAACCGGTACTTGGAGAAGCAGTTCTCGATGCTGGCTAAAAATGCGACGAGATTGTCTGTCGCCTCTGGGGAGAAGGTGTTCGTTACCATGCAGCATAGCCTCAAGACGGATGAATTCGCCTTGATGGTCGAATGCGGAAGGAAGACGTTCTCGTCGCACAAGAGGATGCCAGGGGCGGTACTTTTTGACGTCAATCGGCAGATTGAATCGCATGTGAGGAGACTAGTTGATGAACAGAAATCGAAGAAAAAGTCAGCTTCAAGAAAGACGCGCCGCAATAGACATCGGCGGAAGAGTACAGCCAGGGTCAGGCGCACCAGAGTTCTACAAAAGCGACGCTCGAAAAGCAGGTGACATGAGATTGGAGTGCAAGACAACCTCTGCCAAGTCCTACCGATTACAGTTGGCCGACCTTGAGAAGATCAGGGCTGAAGCCGTAATGGGTGGTATGGAGGGATGGGCGTTCCAAATCGAGTTCCAAGGGAATCCGCCAAAGAGATTCGCCGTGATTGATTGGCAGGAATACTTGGACTTGCGTAGCCAGAATTCTGATACGAGGAATCAATCTTGACAGCCAAGAAAATAGTCAAGCTCCACACAATTGATCAGTGGATGGAGCTCGACAAAGCGATGAGGCCAATCATCCTCCAGCACATCAAGCTGAAGGACCGACTCTACAAGTTCCTGAAAGAAAAGTGGTCGGACAACAAGAAAAAGACAATACACAACGAGGACTCAAAATGGAGACCTTGCCCAGTTTGTGACAAGCGTGGGTGGATTCCGACCGAACCAAGACTGCCAGGAATCCATCCATCTCAACTCCCTCATCCGTGCCTTCTAAAGACGTACAACGAGATGATAGGCAAAGAGGGCCAAGAGAAGATCGAGGCCAGAACAATGCTCATCTTCGATCTGGGGCACGCGATACACGACATGCTCCAGAGCTATGGAAGAATGGGCGCTTGGGGGCCCGAGTACTACCACGAAGTGAGACTTTCTAAGGACCTACAAGAGCTCTCAGAAAGTCTCATGATTGAAGGTCACGCAGACGCAGAAAACATCCTCATCATCGACGACATACCTGACTCACCATACATCTACGAAGTCGGTCTGGTGCATGAATACAAGAGCATTAACTCCAGCGGCTTCGAGAAGCTTACAAGACCAAAGCCTGAGCACAAGTTTCAGGCAATGGTATATGCTGCGGCCCTTAACAGGCCGGTCGTCGTATACCTCTACTTCAATAAGAATGACTCGAACATCGCTGACTTCCCAGTGGAGTTTGATCCTGAACTATGGGCGGTCATTGAAGGGAAAGCTCGTCTTCTGAAAAGTCACTTCGAATCGAAGACTCCGCCTCCTGCAACGACCGGCTTCCACTGTAATCAGTGCCCGTATGTCTATGACTGTGATGCATACGCGGCGCTGACAAAGAATTCGACACCAGCCAAGAAATAAATAGTGAGGAAACTGTGCCAACTCTCGGTTCTCTGAACCTGACTACTATCGACCCAGATACTGGCCTGAAGCAACTTGATGTGATCGAAGACGCAATGCGCTCACTCTACGAATCCGGTATCGTTTTGCCATCAAAGCCTCAGAATGGATTCAACGGAACAATTCCGGCGTCACTTACGGATCTTGGAGATGATGAACTTGGAGATCTTCTACAGCAGCTCAGTAACTGGTGCGGGTTCATTGGGGCTGAATTCGCCAAGGCCGAAAGTGAACTCGAAGTAGCCAAGGCTCAGCTTGAGTTCATCCAATCCAGCGTGCGCATTGCTCTCAAAGCTCACCATGATGGAAGGATGACAGTCCAGGACAAGACGGACGCCATGAGAAACGATGTCCGTGTCTCTGCCGCACACTCAAAGTACTTGTTCCACTTCACAAGGTACAACGTACTGAAATCTCTAAAGGAGATGGCGCAACGTTCCTGGGAAACGGTATCGAGAAGGATCACTCAGCGCGGTCAAGACATCGAGAGGATGCGAAGAGTGGAGACAGTGGCAAATCAGGTAAATCAGTCGACTTTGCGGAACCCGTTCAGGAGGTAGGAGTGATTATTGGAATTCTCGGACAATCTGGTTCCGGCAAGGACACAATCGCCGACTACCTCGTCAAAAAGTATCGTTTCGTGAAGGTTGCACTCGCAGACCCACTCAAGCGAATCTGCAAAGAAGTATACGGCTTCAGCGATTTGCAGTTGTGGGGTCCGCCTGACATGAGAAACTCACCAGACTTCAGATACCCAACCGGGAAGGGATATCTATCTCCTAGAGTTGCGTTACAGACTCTTGGGACAGAGTGGGGCCGTTCGCTGTACCTTGATACGTGGATAAATTACGGCCTCAAAGTCGCAGACGACATCTTGTCTCGTGGCATGCACTACGACCCGAAGAAAGGCGTATCGAAGCCTAGCTGGTGGAGAAGCCTCATGTCTCGAAATAGACAAGGAGTCGTCTTCTCAGATGTTCGATTCAAGAACGAGGTCGATAAAATTCGTAGGAGGACAAACGGTTTCGTAGTCCGAGTTCTTAGGCCAGGTGCTATTGGCCTTGTAGGTCTGAAAGGACACTCATCTGAAGAAGAGCAGAAGTCATTGACCGATGATGACTTCGACTACACCATCAACAATACTGGATCTCTGTCTCAGCTCTACGAAGAAGTAGACAAAATGTTGAAGAAACTACCTACATTCGACCGGCCCAAAGCCTGTTGACTTCATTGAAGGAGAAGTAGATGTCGGCGCAGTGGTTGAAGATGTACTACGGAAAGGACTTTGATGTCCTCAATCCGGAAGTCGTCAAGGAGGGTAAGAAATGGGCCATTGTAAAACTGAATCGTCATGCCTCTCGCGGTTTCAGCTCGATTGGCTACGTCCTAATCAAGAAGAACGGCACACACGCAGCGAGCCATTACCACTCACTTCATGAGGGGGTTCCTACGAAAGAAGCGATGGACATGATGTACAAAAGACTCGCCGAGGCAGAAGAAAATGAGTGAAAGACAAGAAGATAAGCTAAACATCAGAAGCCCACTCATGTTCATTTCAGAAGACGATCTCAAAAAGTACGAGCCAGGGTCTGGTGTAACAAAAGCTGGATGGTACTTCTCCGACGAAACATGGGCCTTTCTATATGGCCCATTCGAGTCTCTTGATGAGGCTACAGAAGCGTTTGAGAAGTATGCAGATTCACTTTAGAAAGTAGATCATGGAAAAAGGAACTACCTTCAAAGTTCTCGACCATGGATACGTGAAGTACATCGATTCGATGGGCACCGACGAGACCATCGTCGAAGCCGCACGGATGAGCACAGGCAGGGGATTCGTGTCGTGGGATCCATACTACCGCTGCAAGACATGCGAGTCCGTCTGGAAACTGGACCAATCGGATCCAGAGAAGTCAAAGCCGATTCCGTTCAACCAAGATGGAGCAGAAAAGACCTGCGATAAGTGTGAGAACAATCCGGTCACATCCCAAGAGTTCACTCATTTCCCGAAAGGGGACCTTGGACTTCTCGATAACCTATGGCGCCACAAGCATGCTACACCCTTCGAGATGTGTGAGCTCGTCATCGAAGTCCAGGCGCCAATCATGGTGTTCAGAGAGTGGATGCGGCACCGCACCCAAAGTTTCAACGAGTTCTCGGCTCGATACTCTCAGATGCCAGACCTTCACTACGTCCCTGAGATTGATCGGTTCACACCCAAGAAATCTGGTAACAAGCAGGAATCGAGCATTACATCGTACGATCACATTGAAGCGAACTTCGATGATATCAGGAATGTTTTCGTCGAAGAGCAGCGAGAGATCTACGATAACTACGAAGAGAGCTTGAAGGCTGGGGTTCCGAAGGAGGTTGCTCGACTCAACACCCCAGTCTCTCGCTACTCGAAGATGCGAGCGAAGGCCAATCTCAGGAACTGGCTTGGATTCCTCAATCTTCGAATGCGACCAGCTGCACAATGGGAAATCCGACAGTACGCAAATGCCGTCGGAGAGATCATCAAGAGCATCTGGCCGAGAGTTTGGTCACTATTCGAGGAGTACGACCTGTATGGAACAACACTCAGCCGCTCTGAAATCAAAGCCATTCGGATGATGATGTACGGGAACTGGAACCAGTTCGAGGCGGCAGAGGAATCAGGACTGTCCGGATCCAAGAGAAATGAGTTCTTCGAAAAGCTCTACAAGGCAGGGGCGGAGATTCTCTGATGCGCACCTACTTGAAGATGGTGTTCAACGAACTACCTCCAACATCAAACAAGATATACATTCGAGGGACCATCCTGACAAAAGAAGCTCGAGTCTACGCAGAGAAATTTGCCGCCTTCGCCAAGCAGTTCCTCCCAGAGATTTCGGAGATGAACACCAAGGGGATATTCGGTCTTCATCTCAAGTTCTTCTTCGACAATCTCATCAACGAAACTTGGGACGACGTTACAAAGCCACCATCAAGAAGGGCAAAGTCTCGGTATAAGAGGATTGACCTCACAAACAGGATTAAGCTCTTGGAAGACTGTGTCAGGGATGCGTTGGACATCGACGATTCCCAGACATTTGCGGCTTCTCAAGAGAAACACCTCGACAAGAAGAATCCGAGAGTCGAGATCGAGATTGAAGAATTAAATCCGAAACTGTTTGGCATCTTCTAGGAGGAGGTATGTGAGTGATGACGACAAGCCGATAAAGGAGGGAGTGTCAGGACGGTTTGTACTCTGTCATCCTGTTCCAGAAGACCCAGAGATCGTCGAGAAAGTACATAGGGCCTCGTGCCTGTTGAAGACTAGGCCACATTGCCATACTTGCCCGAATAGTAGGTTTACGCTCTTCTTCGAGGTTCAAGAGAAGAAGATCGAACAGGTGATGTGTCCACGATGGAAGTCGATAGCTGACTTACACAGGGGAGAACAACCAGAGACATATGTAATAACAGAACTCGCGACGTGCAAAGAGATGCCGTTCCCATTCTGCGGCTCATGTCCATCGGTAGAGGAGCTCGCAGAGCTTCATATCGACAAGTCCAAATATGGGTGGCTCTCTAGATGGAAGCGATTCACCAAGGAAGCCGATGACGACACAGATTGACGATTCGGTTCTTTACACTTGTAACGAGACAGAGCTACTAGCGTTGGCAAAGGCTCAGGGACTGGGACATCTCCGGAGAGGTCTTCCGAAAGACCTCCTAGTCAGAATCGTACGAGGAGAAGAGGACCCAGCTCCTGAGCACTATGCCGACACGAAATATAGCCGGAAGATGCTCGAGGACTTCATTGCCAGGTACTGGGATAAGTGCAGGAGTCAGCTTCCGGGATGCAATGGGAAGTGTACGACCTTCCCATGCTCAGAGGGCCGACATGCTTTGTGCTTTGAGCCAAACAAGAATGTGGTAGGTATCAAATGAGAGGCGACTGTCTGAGCTGCTCGCGCCTAGGTAACTGCGCACAGACGAGTGTCGAAAAGGTTCTCGCAGATTTCACTTGCGTTCTTTACGAACCGGTGGAAGAGCCGGTTTACCTGGCAAGGGCTCAGATGATGGAGAAATTTGGCGAAGAATTAGCTGTCAAAGCCATGTTGGAGAAACCAGAAGAACGACAAGAAGAAGGAGAAAACAATGAGTGACCCTAAGTTCCCTCCAGAGTCTCCGATCCCATACTCGGTGAGGAAAGAACAGCTCCTGACGTGCAAGTTCCTGGCTATCAGGAAAGCCGTAACGGAGCAGTACAAGAAGCCAGACGGCACAGCACTGATGAGCTACCACGAAACCCTGAGCGATAGAGATATGGTAAGGAACAAAGTTCTCGAATACGAGCTCGCTCAGGGATGGATTACGGATGACCGAAACAATTCACAGGTAGTCAACAACCAAGCGTCGCAACAGATTGGAGCAACTGTGCAAACTAACGGAACCAATTCAGGACCCGCCGTACAATCACCTATCTCCATGCAACAGTTCCAGCCTCAACCGGTAGCTTCTCCGGCACAGGCCATTGCCGCTGCTCAGACTCCGATTCCCCCTCCACAGGATCCTCCCTCTGCACCGCCTACTACAGGGCTCAAGAGGCCAGCTCCAAAAGGTCTACAGTCAGCAGTAGCACCACCGCCACTCGCGGCACCTGTTGCTGCACCTACTGTTGCTGTTCAACCAGCACAGGTTCCTGCTGTTCAGCCAGCACAGGTTCCGGTCGCACCACCTGTTCAAAATTCTGGGGCGGTGGTTCTTTCTGCCCCAGTTTCACCAGTGTCGCCACCACAGCCTTCCCAACAGACGTCCATCCTGAACGACATTGTGTCCAAGATCGACTCCATTGGTAAGGGGCTGTCGATGGTGTCTGAAGAGCTCGAACGGCAGGGAAAAGACTTCAGGACGATGGTCGGGAACCTATCGGCCCAGACGTCTGAGACCAACAAATCCCTGATGTCGTTGGCAACGCAGTTCGTCGATCTCAAGAAGTCAGTCGAGATGCTGATGGCTGCTGTCCACCACATCTACCTCAGCACTGGGACTCTGGGCCAGAGCGCTGGACAGGAAGGTACCACTCTTCCAGGCTTCAAGACGTACATCAGCAAGTACCTCCCTCAGTAGGGACGTCGGCACAGACGCAGCAGGAGGTGAGCCCGCCTCCTGCTGGTCGGCGTCCGAATACCATTGCCCCTACGACGTACCTAGCGGTCGACAGCGCAGACCTGGAGAAGCTCTCTGACGAAGAGCTCATCGAGTTCGCTGATACGAAGCTCGGAATCGTCATTCCGCGAGGTACGAAGCGCTCCGTAATCCTCACGAAGATCGTGAATGCAGCGGTCGCTTCGAGGTGAGCAGGGGCACCGTAGGGCTTTAAGAGGCTAGGGACTCCTAGCCTCTTTTTTAGCTTTCAGAGTCAAAGTAAAGGCCTTCCGGCAAATGCTCATCAGTAATGCCCCGAACGACTACCTTTCTACCACTCTTGATATCCTGGAGTAGTACCTCAAGAGGAGTCACAGAGATTACCTCTGCGGATTGGTGAAGAAGTACCCTCTCCATGTACGTCAGAAGCTTTCGTGTGTCAGCCCAGTAGATGACGAGAGTTGGTCTCTTACCGCTACCCGCAACACCGAGCAGGCGTTCTCTCAGTCCCATGGTACCTCCACAGAGCTGAAAGTGCCTCTGGGATACGGTTTAGTCACCGGCGTCAAATGCCATCACTCCGGCATCGAGCACAGTTCCACAACGAGCCCAAGCCTCTTTCATCCACCGTCTCGTTGTGCGGATGTTGTACTCCAAATCCAGCCCCGCATCAACTTCCAAGCAGAGAACGAACTGTTTTGGACAGGATTCATCGACGGTCGGCGTGACCGACCTCTCGACCGGCGGCGGCTCTGCGAGGCAGGGGGTTACTGATGACACCACCTGCACGGGTGTTTGCTCATCCTGCCTGCAATAGTCCCTACAGAGGGTTGAGCAACCGGCTAAGACGAGCCCTGACAACAGAAGGATCTTTCTGGGCCTCATTGTCCTTCTCCAAGCGCTCAAGTTCTGCCTTGAGTTCAGAAATGACCTTCTCTCGACGCGCTATAGCCTCATTGAGCTCGGTCGCCGCCGTCTCCTTGGCCGACTGTAGTTGAGCCTTGAGGTCGGCGTTCTCCTTCTTGAGAGCCTCGTTCTCCTTCTTGAGCGTATTCACTCCAGAAGTCAGGGCTGTGCTGATGAGGCCAAAGAGAGCGGCCAGTGCGGACAGGATAGCAGTAGCCATTGGTCAGGGATTTTGAACGTCCGTCGGCTGAGTGGATACAAGTGCTTCTTTCTTTGCAGCTTCTTCTTCGGCAGCCTTCTTCTTGGCCTCTTGTCTCGCAACCCACCACTCCTTGATGTCGGAGTAGAGCTCGAACAGAGCCGTGCCGGATGTCGAGACCATGAGAACTGACTTCCAGAGAGACCAGTCAACGGTTACACCAGCAGCCATGGCTGTTGCGATGCCTCCGGCTGTCGCAGTCAACCAGTTCAGCACCCATCCACCAATCTTTGTGTCGTAGAGGAAGATAAGTGGCTTATCCATGATGTTGTTGTCTGGAAGCCACTCGTGGAACTTTCTGCCGATGCCTCTCAAGAGGCCGACAACCAAAACGAGTAAGGCACCGGCTGCCATCCACCAGTTGCCCTCTTTGACGCTCGTGAACACGGTTTTCACGAGATTCGATGCCTCTCCTAGACCCATCGGAGCAGGAGCTTCGACAGAAGATGAAACTCCACCATCTAAATTGGTGCCGGAATCTTGGATTTCGACGTCTGCGAAAGCAACAGAGGATGTAAGTAGAGCAGAAAGTACAATCGTTCTCATGGTCTTTTCCTCCTTATGGAACAGTGTAAGGTGCAGTTGTAACGTCTCTAAAGTAGTGAGCTCCGTTCTGTGGAGCAGTGTTTGACGGTAAACCGTACGATTGGGTCATTATGTTCCCGGAGACGCTTGTTCCATAAGCGTTTCCGTTAAGTCGAATGTACATGTAGGAAATCGTCAATGCACCTGATCTGAAAGAATGCCCACTTAAGGAACTACCAATGGAGATTCGATTACCTGAGATGACCCAGTTTCTACAGGCTGAGACCGGTCCACCACCCGTGTTGACACTACCAGCTTGAATACCGGCGTACACGTAAGAGCCCGTTCCTCCTGGGTCGCCAACTCCGTTGCCCAGAGAGATGGAGTTACCAACAATTACTACATTACTAACTCCATCAGCAAAGTAGATCCCAGAAGCCATGACAGCTGGTCCGGCGCTGGCTGTTCCTTCTGCGACATTGATGTTGTTGTTAGAAATGACGATATGCTGAAAACCGTCGACTCCTAAATTAATGGCTGGGAAAGAGATACCGTGAGTACCGTGATCAGAGATGATGGTATTACCATCAATTGTGTAGCGGAGACCTGTACCGCCTGAAGCATCGTTGACAAACTCAAGTCCATTTCCAATGAAGTTACTGCTGATAGTAACTATATTGCCATATCCTCCTATGGTAAGTTTACCTTTGAATAGGCATCCATCTACATGAACCTCTTGTCCAGCTCCTACAGAATGTATGGCGAGGGAGTTAAATGTACTGTTCGATACCGTGCATCGACCAACACCGCCACCGGACTGCGCGCTCAGATAGCCGCCTACGATACAGCCGGAAATATCGATGCTGTCCTGGAAGAAGCCTCCAGAGACGATCAAATTTCCAGATACGACACAGTCTTTGACGACAGCCCTCTGATTGTTGTTAGTCTTTGAGATGGTCAACGCGCTTGATACTCCTGATACTTTCGTGTCGGCGACGAGTACTTCAGTGTCGGCATCGTTAACCGTAATAGACAAACCAGAGTAGGCCTTGCAACCGACAATCCTACAACCACCAGTTGATCCACCATATGTAGCAAGTGGGAATCCTCCAGATCCTTGTACACGAAGACTGCATCCAAGGATAGAGCAGTCCTTGAATCGAGCTAATCCACCACTCACTATTCTGATATCACAAGAACTGAAATCGAGATTCTCGAAGCTCAAGCTACCAGAGGGAATGAAGATAACATTTCCAGATGCAGGTGCTCTACCTCCAGTATCGAGAAAACTACGTCCTACGATCTTTCCACTTGCAGGAGCGTATAGAGCGTACAATACGTTGTTGCTAAATCGGTCTACCTCCTCAATTGATGAAGGTCCGATCATGAAGTTTCCTTCGACAACCAAATAAGTTGTAAAATCCGAGTAGATGTTCGTATTACAGAGACAGTAATTGTCTTTGAACTCTTGGCGGTATGAATTACTACCGTGACCAGAATCTCCGAAGTTCAATGTTTGAGAGATACCAATAAAACTATTGCCTATGACCCTAGCCGATGCGTCGATGTTAATAGTCTGATTCGATCCGCTAAAGACGTTGTCTTTGATGATGTGTGGCTGTATTCCTGCATATCCGAAATTGACTGTTGTTTCGGATCCAACAAAATAGTTCTTGTGTGCATTTACAATTACGTCTGTTGTCGAGAATGCTCCACCAAAAAGGTTTCCAAAGAAGTCTACGTGCTCGGATCCCGACCCTTCAAGATCAAGAGTTCCATTGAACCAGTTGTTCGATACAGAAGATCCACCATAAGTAGAACCATTGATTGTTATGTTGACGTCTCCATAGAAGAAATTCCCGTCGATGGAACGGAATCTACCAGGATTGGGCCTCGTTACAGGACCGACGAGGTAGTTACCGTTGAAGATATCCGCGATCAGTACCTCAACAGCTGCTGCGGTTCCTACAATTCTATTGTAAGAGGCAACGAGCCTTGTCGACGAACCGCCAGAGAAAACGAGTGCCTTTCCGGTTGACTGGAATACGTTGTTATTGATGAGGGCTGCATGTGTGACACCCTCAACTGACATGCATATGTAGCTACCAGCAGAGAAGATGACTGAGTTACCAATGACCCTCGTCTCTGTTTCTGAATCAAGACGAATTCCGATGTGTCCTGTTGTACCTGTTACCTCTCCGGCGGCGTTGAAGATTTGATTTCCGATTAGGCTGCAAGAACCTCTGGCGTAGATGCCGATCTTGTTATTACCTCCGTCACCGGTACGGATTCGAACGATGTTTCCAGAAATCTCTCCGTGAGGCAGGTCATTGGAACCTTCCCACGTCTTGATCCCTACCGCGTTGGCTCCCTGCAACAAGATTTGATTTCCATGAACCGTTACACCGTTGTTGTTCTGTCCGTTGGACGTGACAAGGATCGAAGTACCGCCAGAGAGTTCAAATCTGTTGTACGAAATGTCCGCGAAGAAGTTCGAGCCCGTTTGATACGTCAGGTCATTTCGTACGCCAATTGCCGCAGATCCAGAGACGTGGTTTCCGGCAAACCTTCTTGAGACGGCGACAAGTGTTTGATTCGTTCCTGTCAAGCCAATAATGTCACAGTTGGTAACGGATCCTGCTCTGATGCCAGGAGCGCTTGGGTCATCTGGACTGAGTACGATTCGGCAGCTGTCGATGTAGCAACGGTCCTGCTGAGAGCCAGAGTCGATGAAGCACCTCGTTGGAGGTAGTAACAGAGACGTCTGGCACTTCGAGATGAAAAGTCCCCCATCACCACCGGCTACAAACTTGAAAAGAACGGAGTTCTGTCCCGGTGTTAGACCTCCTGAGACCCCTGAGAAAGTACATCCATCGAACACAGTGTATAAGAAGAATTTCCCAATCAACGGTCGTCCAGCGTATCCCTGGTCGGTACTAAGATCGGTAAACGCACAGTCTCTAACAACGAGTCTTCTTGCATAGAATACTTCACCGACCGTGCCGTAGAAGATGCCCGGTGAGCTGTTTACGACCGAGTGCATCGAGACCTTCGAATTGAAAACTTCGAAGTCGCAGGATGAGCTCGCAACAGATGTCTTGACGAGAGACGCCCTGATTCCTGTAATGACGCAGGAGTCGATTACGGCGGTCAGGCCACTAGACTCAAGGAATCCGCCAACACCTTGATCAGTAAGAGTCCTGACATTCTTGAAGAAGATGTTGGATCCAGATCTGGCAAAGAATAGTGTGGCAGACGAGAACGAGCTATCACACGTGATGGTCAAATCTTCGAACTGGTAGGTACCAGAACCAGAGTACCCGCAGTCGAATGGAGTTCCAGAAGCGTAGTTCTTGAGGACGAGCTTTACGTTTGGACTAGCTCCACGAACTCTGACTGAAGCATCAAAAAAGATGCTTGGTAAACCCGGATAGTCGTTGTTGTTATTCGTGATTGTCGAGAAGTCGACAGTTGTGTCACTGACAATTACAATCTCGAACTGCGGGTATGTGCTGGTTCGGAAGTTGTTTCCCTTGGCCCATCGATTGATGAATTTGACAGCGTCCTCGAGCTTGGAGAACTGCCCTCCGACGCCGACTGTTACAACTCGATGAGAAGCCTCTTCTCCAACTGCCCGACCCTCGAAGAGTACAGACGAGATGTTCGAACCGCTCTTCCAGACTTCCGCGATGATGTGTTGAGATGCCTGTGTATCTCCAGCGAACCCAGAACCGGGTGGCTGAGTCGGGTCTGAGTTCACCACCTTGACGTGGCTTCTGGTAGTCTTGATTTCGTTTGTGTCCTTGTCCCAGTAGACGTAGTTGACACCTGGAGTGCTGAAATCGGCTGCGGTGAAGGTCTTTGGTGGGATGTAAACAACACGGTCTGAGAACCGTGCGTAGCCTCCTGTTAGAACGACAGAAGATGAGTTCCACGAGGCTACGGTCGGAGACACCAACAGCACGTTTGGAGATGGGCGCAGGTCAGATGCCCATTCTCTATTTGCAACGTCTTTGAACTGAGACTCGTAGGTACGCTTTGACCTGAGGTCTCCAGGAGATGACAAGAAGAGTTCATACGTTGCACCGGAAGGAATTGGCGGGTCGACGACGATACGGACGTCGTTCATGTACGTTCCGGTCCAGATTTCGACGGAACCGTAGACCTCGGTCGCAGACTTGGCCATGTTGAGTTCGACGATCGGCTGAGCCTCAGTCGATGACGTTCCTACATGAGCCAGTTCGGACTTCGACATCGGCCTCACGGCGATGTGCTGAGCGTCGATGACCTCCTCAACGACCCATCTGTATCCGTTGTTGCTCCACGGCGTTAGGTTGGTGGCGCCAGTGATTTTGACGTAGTCTCCAGGCCGGACCTTGTCTGCTATGAAGTTTGCCCCAGCGACTTGGATGACCCGACCGTTCTTGATGCTGGTGATGGTTCCAGCCGACTTTTGAAGGTCGACACCAAGAACGTTTCCGGTGCTGCCAGGTCCTGTCCAGGACGTTGCGTCGGCGTACGGAGGCAAGCCTGACGGAGTTCCGCGAACGACTCCAACCACTCGGCTTGCGGGAGGAAGTTTGGTAACTGTGTCTACCAGGAAGAAAAACGGGGCCAACTCTTCCTTTGTAGAGTCCTTTGAGAGGAGTCCAAGTCCTGTAAATACGCGAACATCGTCTGCAGAGTTCGGCGTAAGAATCCTACCGTCTGGAGAAACGGTGAAGTTGATCTTCCTCGGAAGCGCATCCTCACGAACGTGCTCTGAGAACAGAACGTCGAGGTTACCGGCCAGACGTGCCAAAGGCCGGTTCAGACTCTCAGATGTGAGATTGTCATTCCTGTTCGGGAAGCTGACACCGAACCAGTTCCCAACTCGACCCTCTGGCGTGCTCGGAATGTCTCCACCGGTAGAACGAATCTGTCCAAGAGAGATATCGAATCCAAGAGCGGCTGCCGCAGTACCACCAACGATTTCAACCGACCCATTTGCGCCAAGCTGATTCGTCTGAATAGCGATGACGCCGTCTTCTGAGTATGCGTACCCTGAAGGCCCAAGTGCCGTATTGATGTCGTCTAAAACTGTCGATAGCGTGTTTCCAGTCAATGTCACGGAAACTGGAGCGCCATCGATCTTCAGGTCTAGTGTCTGACCTGCCGAGACTCCTGGAAAGTACGGACTCGGTGAGATTCCATCTGGGTCAGAACGGCGAATACTTCCTCGAACTGTCGCGGAAATGAGACGAGGGATGTTGTTTCCAGCAAGCTGTGGCCTACGGAAGAATTCCATCTGAGCCATTGGAAACTCTCCTAATTAGAACCTGATCTCCCAAGAGACCTCGAGCTCTAGGGAGTCCGTCTTACCGATAGGTTCAAACGTCTTGTATGCGCATGGAGACTGAGAACCAGCATTCGCGATTCCGGTATCCCTCGTACCTGGGACATGAGACGTTGGCGAACCGTTCGTGAACAATCCCATCTCGCTGATGTCGACCCGCGATCCAGGAGTAATCGTAATTTCGTTTTCAGCAAAGGTCCTATGGTAACGGACAGTCGTTCGTGTTGGAGTGAGTGGGAAGGTCGGCGGCACATCCAGAGGCGCGAGGAACTGTCCAATGACGTACTGCACTGGATTGGCGAGTCTAATGACTCCTACGTCCTCGACAGTGGACCCAGTACCTACACCAATGTACGCGATTCTGTCGTTTCTGAACGCCGAAGTTGGCGGCGTCTCGATGCTCATCAAGAGGGCGAGGTACTCTCGGCCCGTGTTGGTCCAAATGTTATGACCCTCACGCCTAGAGCCAGGGACGATCTTACCCCTTTCCCGTAGGCATAGGCTGACCCACCCCTTGACCTCGACAACGGACTTTTCGTCGGATGGCTCGAACCAAGCTCTCGCATCAAGAAGCTTCCCAACACGGCTACGAAGCTTCGTGAATCCTGAGTCTGCGACTCGAACGATGTCTTTGAACATCTCACACTCTCCGAATGATGCTCCACGGAAGGGTCTCAGTAGTTGGTAATGCCACGGAAAGGCGAACAAGAGTAGGGGTTACTTCAACGATCGGGAAAACTCCAGCACCGTAGCCGATATCCAACGGAGACGACATTCCCTCCAGCTTCAGATAGTCCATCGGACGAATGTTCAGGAGAGTTGGGTCGACAGGCGACGGCCCCGAGGCCGGTGGCGTCGTTCTTTCCATTTGCAGAGTGACGTCGGTAGACGATGCAACACAAGACGCGAGAGACTGCGTCTCAACAATGGACACATCCAAAACGTCGATCGGATCCCACTGAGAAATGGTGTCCCATCCGATACCAGTGCTTGGTCTATTCTTCTTGAATAGTTTGACGTTGACAGTCGTGAGAGGAGGGATGGGTGGAGACAGGTATAGCTCCTCTCTGTCAATGACAATGTGCTCTTTGCCCAACCGGTCGTAGAATACATCGTACTCTTGAAGAATATCGCCCGTTTCAACGAGGCCCTTGAGAAGTGAACCGGCTGGAACGCTGATTCTGTTACCAGGGATTCCTGTTACTGTAAAAATCGTTGGGAATGGGGATTCAAAGACCTTGGACCTGACGATGGCGAAGTTATCTGAACCTGTCGCTGTCGGTGCAGGGCTGATTCGCAGCTGGTCCCATACACCAGAACCAGGAGTCGACTCAAGAACCTCAATGATCTGGTGTCGGCTTCGGAAACCAGCCGTGTTGTTGATGTTCAAGAACCAATCTCCTGGAGATACACCATCAGTTCTGAGCCCTCCAGTCCCAGTTACGACTGGGCTTCCAGAAGAGAAGGAGTAGGGTTCGCTCGACCTTATGATGGTACCGATGCGACGTACGATGGCATATCGAATGCCGGTCTCTCCGGTGAATCCAAAGGCCGGTCCGTCAAGCGTCATCGTATGGTCATTGGCGATTGCCGTGATGGTGTAGATGCCTTTGTTGACACCGTTTTGAATGATGACACTGTCTCCGACCTTAGTCAGTGGGCTCTCGAAGACTTCACCAGCCTTGGGGTTTAGTATTCCTCCAGATGGTATGCTGACATCCAACGACCCTGTCGATGTGGTCAGGTCACTTCCTACTCTTCTGACCCAGAAGACTCCACCATCGAAGTAGATTTGATGGAACCCAGAGACGCTCCTCGAATCCATCTTGATAGTTGGTGGGATGCACAGAGATGCATTGTCCACCAACGTACTCGGACCCAGAGAGTTCTTGAGAGCGATCTTGTCCAGAACATTTGCGTCGTCGAAGAACTCAGACAGGCTGGAGACGAAGAACGCGATATACGAGGGTGTAATCTTCCTCAAGAACTTAGAGACAAGGCTAATCTCATTGAGATTAAAGATGTTGTCATTGATACGTACTCTGATCGAGTGGAACTGCTGAAGAAGTCTCTCGACGGAGTGGTTCTTGTCCAGAGGATTGATGATGTAGTCGGTGATTTCAACTCCCTTACTAAGGGCCGCAAACTTCTCTACGATATCTCCAACCTTGTAGACGTCTCCCGTTGCTGGATTCTTCTCAAGACCGGCAAGCTCGGATCCTGGCTCAATCGGGAATGTGTAGATACGGAGAATTCCAAGAGGGGTTCCAGTATTGTCGACGTCTTCTATGAGAATACGTCCAAGAACCGGCTTCCCATGGATGTCCAGGCGGTAGTCATCTTCGATGGAACGAATGATTCCTCGGTGTTCAGCAAAAGGAAGTCCGAGAAGAATCTGAGCCCCGAGCCTGACTTTCTCGATGGAAGATCCGCGAAGATAGGCATACATGATACCGGACACAGCTTGCCGGTAATTCAGATTTTTCGAGACTGCTTGGATATCTTCTCTTGTAAGACCAACAAGGATTCCGAAGTTGTTCTCGATGTTCTCGTTGTTGTCGAAGAATGAGACTTCTGCCCAGAGCCTATCTGGGGGAGGAGATTTTGCGGTAAACCGACCCGGAGCAAACCGGATGAAGTGTCCCGAACGGTTACGCTTGATTTGAACATTGGCTGTGACGTAGTCACCAAATGCGTATAGTGGGACCTCTCTCGTGAGCTTCAGTTTGGTTGGACTGAGAACCGCCTGTACATAGTACGTCTTGGCCAGTGTAACTGGCTCTTTGATGATGAATTGATCTCCAGGTCCAATCCCACGGTCGACGAAGTCTCCATCATCTACCTCGATGATGTCACTTCCAGTCTTGAACGTCATCCGACCACTGAAAGCGTACTCACCATCAATGATGTAGTCGATGTTCTCCTTGAGGAACACTGGAGCTGGTACTTCATACTCCACGCCGTTCCTTTGCTTGTAGAACTTGCCGTTCCTCTCAACCACATTATTCGGAGCGATGTGGTTTTGGAGGAGAGGGATAGAGCGAAGGCTCGAGTCGACGGGTATGAGCTTCGTTCTATAGATGCACCTAGGCTTGATTTGGTAGTTCGGATTGACGCTGATATCAGTCGTTGGAGTCAACTCTTTGTTCCAGTACAACCTCTTGAACTGTGTAGAGTTTATTGTTTCGTAGTACTTCTTAGCTTGTCCTGTGTACGTCAGTGATCCATCGCCGTTCTTTATGAGACCATCGATGTGGAAGTCATCAGCAAGCTTAAGAATGACATCAGCCGGTACTTCAGGTGTCTGACCAAGAGCTACAGGTTCTGTGGTAAACACGAACCCGATCCTTCCTCTGTCGACACCTACAACTTGGCACGGAACATGTGAGATTTCGGCTCCGTCCTGAACGATATCAAACACAATAACGTCGCCCGGTGAAACACCCTCTTCTTCAAAGTTCTGAGTCGTCGATACAAGCGTTGGAGGTGTTCTCCAACTTAAACCTTGGAGACCACTCTGAAGAATCGGCCGGTCGATGGTGATGAGAACGGATGGCGTGTGTTGATTTTTATCGATCTTGCATCGAACGATGGTGTATGTCAGACCATTGATGATGATTACACGACCTGGCGCGAGCGAGCTGATGTCCTTTGAGGCATCGTACGGAATGGCAATCGTGTCGGTGAGGAGGTTGTCCGGCTGGGTTACCTCAAACCGTATTGGGCGGTAAATGTCTGCAGTATGGTTCAGTATGGTTGTCTCGTCGGAGAAACTTGGTGGAGCACGGTCGACGGTGATGAAAGTACCGCTCTTCTGAACGATTCGATAGAAGCCCTTGTTCGGTCCAGTCTTGAAGTGAATGACATCACCGACCTGTGTCTCTAGAACCCCACCAGATTTATTCATGAACAGAGGCAAAAGGTAGTCGAGAGGAGAGCCATACTCTGACATCAACTCTGCGTACGGCTTACCATGAGCGCCATGTATATTCCATTGAGTGGAGCGCGCAGCGAATACAAAGCCAACTCCCGAGTCAATATGCTCTGACTCAGGGTTCGGGATTGGAGACGTAATAGATAGCCTGTACCCGTTACCGTAACTGTTTGTGCCAGTAATCTTGAAGGACTTGTTGTTGGCAGGGTCGATGCTCGATTTCAGAGTAAAAGACTCACCAGCCACGTTCTGTAGAACAGATCCCTCAATGATTACGACCTCAGTGCTGCTAAGAACTATTGCCAATCCTTCCAGACCTAAGTTGACGGTCGATGCATTGACACCGGCATAGTGGTTACCGAAGAAGAAGTTTGGTCCGTTGGCTTTAATGTCCAGCTTTGGCTCGTACGATAGCCATCTTCTTTGATATAGGTCTTGTATGTCTCTGATGCTCTTGTTGAAATCGACCTGATAGAGCTTCAAAAGCTCGGCACCTACGATTTGAATGAGAGCTGACCAGAGTGTCTCGAACATCTCTTTGTTTTCGACACTCTGCCAAACGTCTCTGATGTAACTCCAAATCCACTTTCCATCTGGTACTAGTCCGCGCCCGTGAGGGACCAATATTGCTCGGATGCTGGTGACGGCTTGAACTTTCTCGCTCTCGAACATGCCGTTCGACACAGTCAGACCGATGACGTACTCGCCAACGACGTCTGGAGAGAACGAGACGACAGATCCATCAGGATCAAGTAGACGGAAACCCTCCCTGGCTACTCTGGAACCAATAGGAACGGAGTCGAAAGTCCACGTATATGTGAGTGGCGACTTGTCCGGGTCCGAGCTCTGTCGGCCATCCAATTTCACGACGGAGCCAATGACTCCGAAGGCAGGGTCAACTTTGACCGATGCCGTAGGAATCTTTTTCTCCGGTAGTACGGATGCGGTGATAAGGGTTTTTAGACTCATTAGGCTTCATCAAAATCGGTGAGAATGAAGGCCCTTCCGCCAAACAGATATTTTGGCATCCCTTCTGGGTACTCCTGTTTCAGAGCCATTTCGTAGCCGTTCGAGAACCCCCACCTGAAGTGTGTCCACTCTACGGCAGTAGAACTTGGACTCGTCAAAAAGTGAAAGTGCCCAAAGGCGACACCTGGGCTCGTCAGATCATTCGGCAAATCGAACCCGTCTATATCGTTTCTCCATGGTATCGAAACAATTGGATCCTGAGTCACAGAACCAGCCCAGAGCTCGATTGCGTGGAAGCTTCGTACTGACAATCTGTAGAAGTTGTGACGGGTCCAATCGACTGGAGCCGAGAATTTCAGACCCAACTCAGTCTGGTTGATAATGTCATTCTCAGATCCAGACCCTGGAATGATGCCGATCTTCCTTCCACTCAACCCACAATCGTATAGATTTAAGAAGACCCTTTTATCTCCCAAGAAGATGACGACCCCGGCTCCCAAAGCAACGTTCGGGGCGTTTACTCGACCGAGATGATTGGTGTAGTTAGTAACCCTGAATCCGAAGTCTACGACGATGCCTCCAACGTTACTTAATGGCTGGTCCTTTTTGTAGTAGCGCCTTGCGTTGATGTTCGAAAAGTCGGCCTTCGTAATCGTCAACTTTGATGAATCTATATCAGACGATCCTGCGCCAATAGATACGAGGTTAAATCGACGGGCTGGCTCGATTCCTACAGAGTCTGGGGCAAGAGAGTCCTCAGCCTCCCACGCCAGATACCGAGTCATGTAGCTGATGGAGGCCAACTTCAGTTCGGCGTCGTAAGTCTGTTGGAGAGGATGACCAAAGATGACTTTTCCGACTGTGTCAGATGCGGACGGGAACACACCAGACTCACCAAACGTCGTGCTCGGGATGGTCATATTGAGACCGCCCACACCAACTGCCGAGCTGGCCCCGTTGATTCTGATTCCCATGAGAGGACCAGAGTGAATGGTTCTGATCGCGAAAGTGTTACCTCTGTCCAGAGCTTCGATTTGAGAAGGTCCGACTCCAACAAACCCAGCATCTCCATTCAGTTCTGAGACGATTGCAGAGATGCTTGTTGGGTTCGACGAAAAGGTATGCGTGTGAGGAGTCCACGAGGCCCCACCGTCTGTCGTCACATCGATGATGAGATCATTCCCGCTGACGTTCGTAACAGGGAACGATTGAATACCAGAGTTGATTTGTGGCCTGGTATTAATTGGGGCCTCGATAACTTTCTCGTTGTCCACGTGTACGTAGACCTTTGACCTCAATCTATCGACCGTGAGACGTACGAGCTTCAGGCTTCTGAAGTCTATTTCGTGGTCAGGTAGGTAATAGCTCGACGACGCCGTCACTGGCCCGGACGAGTGTAGACCGTATAGCTTTTGAGACGATGTCTCAAGCATTACGACTCGGTAAGCTCGCGTCCCATCTTCGACGACGAATCCAGGACCTACCAAGTCACCATCTCGATTTTTACTCGTACCGGCTAGGAAAGCCTCAACCATGAACCCATCGCTCATAGTCTCAAGCCGAGGCTCAGTCCTCTTGAACGCTTTGACACCGGCCTCTGACTTGGTAAGGCTCATCCAAGCCGGTTTTAGGTACGTTCCAGGTTGGTAGAAAAGTTTTGGATCTGGTTGAATGGTACCAGGACCGGTAACCTGGAACCAACGAGCGACTTTGAGTTCTGACGGAAGTTTTCTATCCGCGCTTCGGTACAGAATCGGTACGTCTGGAACGATCAGCCTGCCGCAGTTCGACATTGGAATGCCAGACTTGATATTGGTCCGAAAGTCTGGGAAGAGAGCCCAATCGTCGATTTGAAGCACGTCTCCGGCTCTGCCAATGTTTCCAAAGAAGAGAGTTGCTGTTTCTGACGTACCTGACCTGGAGTTCGTAAATACGCTATTTGGAAACTGGCCAAGGCTGGCAAGAGGGATGCTGCCTTGAAAAACAGGAGCCGGAGTCGATGCAATCCTCGTCCACAGCTCTGCTCTAAATGGGTTTGTGTAGGTATTGATCCGGATGAAGAGCTCGATAACTGCGTTATCTGCAAGACTCATCCATCCCTGAGAGCCCGCGCTTGCAGGGTCTAGATCCGTTGCGAGCTCTATCTGCCCAGGTCGTGCAGTGTTGTAGGATTGCAAAGGACCACAGAAGACGATTGAGCCTCCGCTTCCGTTGTCCCTCAAAAAGGCATAGGCAGCAGTATTGAACGTCCCGTGCTCAACCCCAAAGTACATCCCCACCATGTTAGTGAGGCTGCACCAATCCGGGTTATAGGTCGTCCAAGCAGACTTCTTTCGAAACTTGAAGTATGCAAGTATAGAGCTGACGGGAGTGATAGGAATCTTGAGCTCGTAGATTCCCTTTTCACCAAGACTGTTCGATGTCTTGGTGAGAACAATGCTACCAGCCGATAGAGACTTCGCAACTTCTCCAGTAATAGGTCGACGACGCTCGGAGGTCTCGAAAGATTGGATGACCCCGATATCAGCCAGCTTAGTACTATCTTCTGGTAGAGTTCCAAAGTGGCAGAAGCTAGACAGACCAATATCGACATTTACGCTTGCGAGCTGCACAGAGAGGGTTTCAGACTTCAAACCCATGTGAATGAGCTGACCAGGTTTGATCGGGTCGGTAACCTCTCCGGGTGCTGTATTTACGAGTCGAAGACCCACTGAAACCTCACAAGGAGCCGTAGATGCCCGCGTTCAGAGAGTTGGATCCAGAAATCATCATAAAGGCGCTTGAAGGACATGAAGATGTACTCACACCGATGGCGAAGAAGGAAGATGCCTTCTTCAGAAATTCTTCGTGTCCTGTCTGTGGCTCACGCAACCACGAAGTATTCTTGAACACGAAAAACCCCTTCACCGCCGGAGTACCACTACCAAACAAGCTCCTCAAATGCGTCCAGTGTCAATCAGAGTTTGATCCTTATAGCAACATTGTCACTCGGGCTAATACCGAGTCAGATTGATTCGCTCTCCTTCAGGGATTGGGTCTTGCCCAGAAACATCCGGACCTGGGATGAAGAATGAGACCCGAGGAGTACCATCGTATGGTACCTTGGTAACAGTCCCACCAACCTGATTAGAGCTGAACTCAAGCCATACTCTCCTCGACCAGTCATGAATTAGAATCTGAACAGTCGTTGGAGTGACTATGTTGCCACCACGTCTTGATATCAAGTCTTGAATCTCTGAGACGTCCAGCGGCTGCTCAACAGGTAGATTGTCGATGTAATTGATTATATCCGATGCAATGACACTAGGAGCGCTTCCTCCAAAGTACTCTGCATCATACGAGACATAAGCAGGCAGGAAGTGCCGGACCAAGATGTTTGCTGACGTAACACGGTCTTGAGCGGAATCAGCGAACTCTTGGACCTTCTCTACCAAGTCTGACCTCTCGTAGGTGACCCTCACCGACGAGCCTAGGAGATTGATGAAATTATCCTCGCTATCCGGACTTCCAACCGGTAGGATACGTGGAGAAATACTCAGAGTACCGCTCTCCTTCATCGAGTAGGTCAGTGTTCTGTCGTCCGGGTGGTGTCTGTACCCAAATGAGGAGTACGTTCCCTCATCGACAGTTAGGAACGACTCCGCATCGATGTTTGCCGATTCATACGGTGATAAAGAGCTCACCTCGGTGTCGAAGTACACAAGCTGACCGAACCTGTTCTCTTCCATCTCTGATGGAGTTACACGACGAACGTCCTTTCGATAGATCCTGAAAGGCTGCCTGAGACCGGGCGTCAAGGTTGGAGAAGTCGCTATGACGGCCTGAGATAGAGACAGGTCGTTGTTGACTCTAGAAGTTATCACAATGTCTTTTGCGGCCGACTTGTACATCCGAATCGGACGCAAAGCGTAGAGTTCAGTACCACTCTCAGATGTTGCTGGAGGGGAGACCGGGGCATCAGTAATGACCCAATGCGCGTCCGTCTCAGAGTGAAGTATGGGCGATCCTGGGAAGTCTGGAGACGGTTTCGAGATGATACATGCACCAAGAGCAGGGGCTCCAGTAATCTCGTAAGAGCCTTGGAACTTGTAGCTCATCCCATAGATGGTGATGAACTTCCCTATGTATGGGCTGAAGTCGAATGGAGGAGAAGGAGGTGGAGGAACGGACATGATTTTATTGGCCCCACCATCGTGCCCCCAAGAGGTCAAAATACCCTGTGCTAGGATTGTCGGAGTCGACTCTGTCAGGGCTTTATCGAGAACAATGTTTCTACCATCGATGAACTTGACGACGCGGTAGGCACCAGCGTCTTGCCCTTGTTCGATGTAGAGCAAGTTGCCAACCATGTCGGGAGTGAAGATGTTTCCAGATGTCGATGGAGCTGTGATTTGAGGGGTCCCAGCAATCGTCTGAACAGCTGTCTGACGGCTATTGTCTGTTCCGTGGAAGAAGATCTCCTCATGCACAGAAAGGACATCTCCAGGGACGACCCCAAGAGAGAAGATCGATGGTCGAGAGATGTCGGTAAAGTTGACGATATTCGATGCACCAACCGACCCAGCCGTAGCACTACCAGGAACAGCATTATCGTCGACGATTACTTCTCCAGGCTCGAATGCTCCGACTACGTTCTTCAGGGTTAGTGTTCCTGTGGAACCAGAATCGGTATCAGCGATGATGATTGCTGATGCCCCACTCGACTGTCCAGTCAATTTCTTGCCGACCGTGAAGTTCGATGTCTGAGCCGAGTAGGTGAGAGTTATCGCAACGTCGAGATCTCTTGGATAGTCCAAAGGATCTGCATCAGACGTCAGTCTTGGAGGAATGATCTCCTGCTTCCTGTACCGATTGGTGTCGCACCTGAATCGAATTGTTTCACCGGATTTGGTGACGAAGCTGTACGTCGTTGGGTTTTTATCACCTGTTCTCTGCTCAAAGAGAGTAGGGCTCTGGAAGAACGTACGTAGTACACCTCGGGCTGGGTCTCCCCAGTCATAATCGCTGAAGACAAGCGAATCGAGGGCCGCCTGAAGATCGCTTGCAGATGGAGGACTAGAGACTCCAAGAATGGAAAGCGCGGCATGAATTTTCGTACCGAGCGAGTTGTAGAGGTTCTTGAAGAAGTCTGGGTAAGGGACGGTTCCCGTTATCGGCAGTTCTGTTACTGCGGCCGCGCCTCCGACGTCGTTCAAGAAGTCAAAGAGTTGGCCGAGAACGTCAACAGGGAAGGAGCCATAGATTTTGATGAAGTATGTCCAAACGGTCCTCGATGGAGCCGTAAGACGATGCTTGAATTTGATGACGTCCTTGATGATGTAATTTCCCTTGTTCGGGCCGTTTTTGATGCTCAGGCACTCTCCAGGCTTCGGATCGATCGGCGGGAAGTTCTCTGAATCATCGAGTTCTTCAGCTACGCAGACAAAGTAACTTGCTGGTTCAAGCTGATCCCCTTTGCCAGATAACGGATTTGCTCTGTAGTCCAACTCAGCGTACGTCAAGTCGGCAAATTGGACCGGGAAGTACCACCCTTCTGGAGTGTCAAATCCAAGTGAGTATCTACGGTCTCCTGATGGAGCACTTACCGGTCCTCCAGAAAGGTATGTTGTGAAAGGTGTGGTCTTGAAGCTCGGTAGTACAAATCCACTTCGTCTCTGGCTGGATCCGCGAACTCTTGCAGAGGAGAAGTTACTTGTTGGTACGACTCCAACTGGCTGTGCAAGTGGAATTGAGATGCCAGTTGCTTGACCAGCGGAGTCTAGAAGAGTGATGTCCTTGATTCTGACAAGCGGCCTTTCAATCTTTTCAAGCGGAGTGAAAATCTCGTACTGCAGACCTGATATCGTCGCTGACGCCTTCCTGTCTACGAGAAGACCTCGTCCACCGAGAACTGAGTCGAATCCAACTATCGTGTAGTCGCCAGCGATAATATCGCTTTTTACCCTGATGACATCCCCTACTTTCACGCCAAAACTTGTCATGTCGTTTGACGTGAGCTTGAAGAGGTTCGAACCGATTGTCGTTTGCAAATCGTTGGCTAGTATAGATGCAAACGGGAACTTGTGAATCTTTGGCTCGAATGGGTCTATGGTGATGCTCTTGATAATTCGGTATCTAATGTTTGACTGAGACTTTGTAAGATTCGATCCGAGCCACAAAGTCGAAGGTGTAACCTCGCGAATGGTGTATACGCCGGTGTCGTCTCCTGTCTCGATGCTGAGAAGGTCTCCTGGCTCTACGCCAAGACTTACAAAGTCAATTGAGGGAGCCCCAGTGTCCTGTACCTTGTTCTTCTCCGTTGTCAGACCAAATGTTTGGAGTGTCAGTCTCTCCACTATTGACCTGCTATCTGCGAGTTCATTGATGATAGCGGTCGAGGTCTTCTGAAGTATTGGCCGCACGTAGAAGTCTGTATGGCCAAATACATGAACCTCTCCGTTTGGTACGGTGATACTCGTAGAACCAAGTCCTGGGAGAGATCTGATGGCGATGTTTCCCTTCTTAGAGAAGCCACCTTCAAAAGAACTTCCGTCGGCGATGACCACGCCAGGCGGGAAGCTCCCGGACCACTGAACGATGTACATCGTCTGATATGGCGATGATATAGGTAGAGGTCCGATGTATAACTGCTCAACCTTCAACCTTACGAGACGTGACCTCTGATCCAGTGCTGGAAATAATGACTTAGGGAGATAGCAGTAAAGTGTATCTCCTGGAACAGGGATGTCTGTTTCGTCTCCCTCGATCGTTCTTGCACGAACAAGGGCCATCTTCTTCCAAAAAGAGACGACGCCAGTAATCCACTGATGTCCAGGGGAAAGAGCAACTAAGATATCTCTCTCCATCTCTGGATCTTTGGCTCCGATTACTTGAATAGCTCTGATCTCTGTCTGAAAGACATCACCAATTCGAGCCGTGGCTCCACGTCTCGTAACAAGGGATCTCTCATTCATTGCCTCTCTGGCTTGTGCAATGAATGTTGGTGTGTCGACCTTGGCTGTTCCGTTCTCAAACTTGTGTAGATTCGTGACTCGGACGGCTCCGAAGAGGCCATCCACTCCAGAGAGAGTCCCAACGTCGATATTGTACTCCGATCCTTGCTTCTCGGCCTTTACAGGAACGTCGATGAAGTACTGTGTGCCAGTCTTGTTAAATGCCATCTCCTCTGCAGTGATGGAGATGGGATTTGTTGGGTAGTAGCTCAATCCGTCGGCGGTGAAGAACCGAGTGGTAATTTCGATCTGGACGTTTGTCGGGTTCGGAAAAATAACCCTCGCGGTCCCGGTCGCGAATGATCCAGAATCTCGTTCATCGAAGACGTTTGCAACGAGGGCATCAGCATCCTCGTCTGATAGGACAGTCGGGTCTTTTAGAGACTGGTTCCTCTTGATGGCTTCCGTCTCTCGCTTGAAAGGCTCGAGAAGTAGGATGAGAGGCTTGATAAAGATGTCCCGTACGACACCTGGATCCCCGGCGAAGATGTCTGGGAACTCTTGAGCGAACCTGTCGGTGATAAATGAGTCAATATCAGTCTCGAACGGATCAGTTCCAAGGTACTTCAGAACAGGTTCGATAAACTGGACCTGAGCCGGAGACCCAGGACTAAGGTCAATAGTAGGGTCAAGAGACCGTAGACGATCTTCTAAGAATGATCTGAGGTTTGACTTGGCCATTGTTTAGCTCAGCGATACTTGGGCGGTTTGGTTTACCATGTTTTTGATCAAAACCCGAGCTGACAATGTTCCTGTCGACTCGTCTGACACGATAGATTCAAGAGAGCTCGACAAGAGACGTTCTTCCGGTGGAATACCTCGAGTTTGAGATTGGAGCTTGATGAGCTCTCTTTGTGTATTGTCGATTGCGAGGCTTAAATCCGCAGCCGCGCTCTTCCCCCTTCTATTAATTGGTGCGCCGATGATTGACATTGCTCCACCACCGCTCTGCGGAGAGAACACATCTGAGCCAGGAGTCGTCAGGAAAATCATCACCCAGCTCTGAACAAGTCTGTCCATCCCTGATACGGACTGAAGTGGTTTTGAAAGTTCCAAGACAAGTGACGCATCTCCACGAAGAACTGGCTTTGACGCAAAAACCTTGAAGTCTGTAAGGTCCTTACCAACCTGAGTTGGCGGAATTCGGACGATTAGTCTTGTTGGCGAAGATACAATGAACTCGGTCGCCAAGATACCATTGTAAATGACTTCACTCGCTGAAGCCATGTCTGGACCTACGACCACTATGGATGGAGGGCTGAAACCTCGAATCGGAGCTATCGAGTAGACATCAAGCAGGCTTCTAGTGTGGACGATTTTGAAATCTTTCACGATTCGGTCTCCTTATCGAGAACCTCAAGACCGAGTTCTGCAAGCTTATCTTGGTCATTTCCTGCGTTCTGTACTGCCTTGATGACGTCGCTCAGCTCCTTCTCAAGTGAGTCCAAAGTGTCAAGGTACGAGATTCTGTTCCCCATGCTCTCGCCCTTTGCATCAAGTACTGCCCGTGTTTCTCCTTTCTTGAGCCTCGTAATCTGTTCTTGGATCAGGTGGTCAAGAGTCAGAGAAGCCGTGGCCTTGTTTATTTCCTGGCTACGGATGAAGGTGTAGGCCGAGTGAAGGATCTTTCTCAAGTCGCTCATAGACCCTTGATATCCTGTGAATGAGTACTCTCAAGACCCTCGTCCAAAGCGCGATTTGGAACGACCATATCCGTCCTGGCAAAATCAGAAATCGCTTTGAGAAGGGACCCTCCATAGGAAGCTGTATCTAAAGTTGACTCAAGGGCCTCTTGGATTTTGCAGCGTAGGAAAAGATCCAAAGCCCTATCAAACTTCCTCTCCTCCAAAGAAGTGGTTATTCCGTCAACGATGATTCTCTCCTTCGATGCCGATTGGCTCGGAAGGACTGTAGACGGGTCATCGAGCCTCGATAGAAGATCTGCAAGCTGTTGATCAAGTCGATTCAGAAAATCTAGAACAACATTCCTCTGGGACTGCGGAGACCCGGCTCGTATTGAAGAGGCTGCAATGATCAACTTCCGCAAGTCACTTGCGAATTCTTCATTGAGCCATTTCTCAAGAAACGGCCGCAACATCGATTCCAGTGATTGATAGGCAATCGTAAGTGCGCTTTTGACGACGATATTACCATCGAATGTTGGAATTGAGTTGGACAGAGTTACACGTGACTTTGTGACACCAACAACCTTCCCTGAACCAGTTGGAGTCTCGACTACATCTCCGATGTCCAACAATCCAACCGGGCTCACTGGGTCAGTCGGTACGCCATTTACAGTTCCGTACAGTCTGAACGTCGGAGAAGACGCCTTGAAGGTGCCAGAGATTCCCAAGACAGTAGGAGCATCGATGGTCATCGACGTCCCAATCGACGATGAGTTTGTTGTTAATGTGAATCTCGAATCATCGTTACGAGTGACTGTGACAATGGAACCGAAGATGTAATTCAGCGCATCTACTACGACCTGTAACGTAGTTGCGCCAGCGTATCCGATTTCTGTCCCTTCGAATCCGATGAGTCCATGGATCGACCTGTCGTAAATGGCACGACTTGGTGTAGTAGCCTCACTTCCTCCGATGATGTCCGTGTCATTACCAACGTGGAGGTCGACGATTCGAAGCTTGGACGCCGTGTTGGCATAGATGAGAATACGGTCTGTACCAGGCTTGACGAATTCCTTTACGACCAACTCTCCGGAGAGTGTTGAGCTTGAGATTTTTGCTGCGATGTCGGCAAGGAAGGCGCTCTTCGAAATTGAACCTGGTGTCAGAGGGCCAATCTTGTGAGATGTATCATTAACGATGACAAAAAGGTAGCTGTTCGGAGGAATAGAAATTGGGAAGCTGACAGGGTTCCCTACGATGGCAGCTTTGTTGTTGAGGTCGACATCCGTCTGAGGAAAGCTTGTTAAAGGAATCGACGTCCCGTTTACAGTGATGGCAATCTTTGCGAGTGCCGGAAGTACAAACGGTCCTTGGAGCGATTTGACGGATGCTCTCGACAAATCGCTCGCTGCTCTCAGACTGTAAGTGAGAGGTAATTGCCTTGTAGAATCAATGACTGGATCGAAGATGTTGGGCAGAGAGCCAATGGCCTTCACAGCGGCTCTATCGGTAATGAGACGTATGGCCATGTCTCTATCAGCCGGAGCACTTCCATTCTCCTCGATTTTTTGAATGATATCTTCTATGTCGGATCTGGCCCTCGCCGCCGTTGTCACACCAATGACCGTCGATATCGGAGACGTCAAGAAGTTGTTGACGCCGACTGCAATGGCATAGAGACGGTCAAGTAGATCCGAGTGAAGTTCAGTCAGCAAATCTAAAGACGATGCGAAGTCCAGGCTCGCCTCTGTTCCAGGACGCACCAGGCTTGTGGCTCCAGGCCTACGGACGCTCTTCGAGATTACATTGTTGAGAAACTCCGAAACCGACGCATCGAACTTCTTGTACTGATTGTGGTCCGTAGAGATTCGGTCGAGTTCCTCAAGCCGAAGAAGTGCATTACGAGCTGTCTTCAGATGCTTTGTCGAAGTGACATCTAAGCTTACGTTTCCGATGTCTTCGAGAGCAGACTTGATATCTGAAATAACAGACCGTTCGTCGAGAACTGCCTTCCTCAAGCCATTTTTAGCGAGGATGGCGAAGAGAAGAACGCTTCTTGGATGCAGCAGGAGATTAAGTGCAATGCTCTCGAACAATGCCAGGGCTTCTGCATCCGGAGACATCGCCCCGGAACGTCTAGCTTCTGCAACTCTCCTGGATAGGAGGAATCGAGATTGGTCTGACACAGACCTCATTGTTTTCGATCCTCGACATGTTCGCTCTCAACTTCGCCTCGATAGCATAAGCCTCACGTCTTTGACCACGTCCCTGACCCCGCCTCTCTCTAGATGCTCCATCTTCTGAACATCTTCTTTGGTCAATGTCGAGGCCCACTCCCGAATAGGATCTGGCTCGATGCCTAGCATCGCACAGATATTCTCAAACGAGTTGAACAGCAGGCTCTTTTCGAACAGCCATTTGTGGGCGCTTTCGGCGTACTTTCGCAACGCCACTCGACGGTCGTCTTTGTATGAGGCCAAGTCGAAAGCTGCTCGGATGATAACTCTCATCCAAAGCGCCTTATAGCCAGCGTACCTCTCAACGGTTCTGTTTCCTGTAGATACTGTCCCAGCGAACTCATCTTGAGGCGGAGTCCACGTCTCTATCATGATACGACCTTATGGAGTGACAGTTACCGAGAGAGGGGCTGATGTAATAGAATATGGCGGGACTCTTACAGGAGTAAGGTTTGGAAGTACAGAGACTGTGACGTTTAGAGCTCCTACTGACTTCCCAGTGATTTTCAAGACCCCGTTACCGGAATCGTAGAAAACATCAGCCTTGTTACCGTCGGAGTTAGTGAATTGGATGATGTGAGACAGGTGTGCGGAGTACGAAATGAAGTTCGAGAAAAGAACTGAGAACTTGACGCTCTTAGTTTGACCGACAGATAACGAGACTGAATCTCCTGGAGCGTCGACTGGATCCCAGGTAAGGGTTTTTGGCTCTGGGTGAATGAGATCGATGAGATTGGCCGAAGGTCGGTCCGGGACAACTATAGGCCAGATGTGGTCCTCTTCACCAGCGAACGTAACGTAGTACTGTCCATTACGAATGAGATCGAATGTGACTTTCCCATTATCATCTGTCCTGTACTCCATCGTCGATACAGAGACCATCTTTCCGTCGACGACTTTCGGGACTTGAAATCCGGTAAGAATATTTGGAGGAGACGGAGGTGGGACCTGAAGCCAAGGTACAATTGGCTTGTCAGGTGGCTTCGTAAGGTTTCCAGCCCCAAGTATCGAACTCACCTTGACGAGTGTGTTTCGAACCGGTTGCCCACCGAAGTTTACAAATTGGCCAGTGCAACGACACATCCTTGGGTCCGTTGCGATTGGCAGATTGACAACGGTTCCAGAAACATCGAAGTCATTTGTGTTCGGTGGGGCTACTGGTTCAAGAACGGCGATCAACTTTGGATTCTGGAAGACGACCCCAGACTTGAAAAAACGAAGTTCGTAGCTTGTTCCGGGTGCAGGCGATCCTGGTAGGAGGAAAGAGGCTTTTCCGAGTGCGTCTGTCGTTCCGCTCGTAACAAATGTCAAAGTCGATGCGTCATAGACGTTGACTACAACCCCAGGTATGGGCTGCGGAGGGACGTTGGTATCTTTTACGAAGACGTTGACGGCGACAGCCATTTAGACGCTCCTCCGAATAAGGAACGGTGGGACCGTCTGAACCGTAAATGGGTCTGGAGCCGATGCCATCGCCGCAAGGAGATCGAAAGATGCGGCATCTGGTACAGTGAATTCCCGAACGAATGAAGTACCCTCAATAGCTACCTTGACTCGAGTCCCACGCACCAAGCTGAACTGGATGAATCCGAGATCGTCTGACTCGAGTTGAAGTGGCGCGGTGCTAGTTACGATAAGGTTGCCTGTCGACGACGGATTCTGCTCACTCACAATGACCAGTTTCGTCTTGACTGGCTTTCCATCCAAGCCGACAAACTTGGCATGACATACAGACAGATTCGCTGGGTTTACAAGCGGAGCTGTGGATCCGAAAACGTATGGCGAGAAGTTCGACTTTGGATTGGATCCATTCGCCGTAAATCGCCATTTGTATCGAGCGGATGTAGATCCAGCGACGTCTGAGTATTGATAGATTGTCGTCCCTGGAACGAGGGCAATCCTTGCGTCTCGACCATATGAGGAGAGACCTGTTGGGAACAGGTCGTAAGCATCGCAGTACGTAACTCCGATACTCGATGCTCTACCAGTCGTTGGAGACGATAACCGTACGACGTTCGGAGAGGCGAGTGAAGCGAGACCAGGGACAACTTCGTTTATTCGATCAACAACCTGCTGAGGGGTCCAATGTTGAGTCAGATGGCTGAACGGTATTGATTGCTCAGAACCACCATTGACGATGACCTTTAACAGACGACCTCCCATCTGAAATGTCGTCTGAGCCTGTAAGGAATCCACGTATGCAGATTGTGGAGTCGGAGCAGTAATTTCTTGGTAGGAATTTCCATGGTCAACCGACTGCCAAATTTCGATGGTCGTGTAGCCAAGACCAATCAGGTCGTCATTATTCGCAACCAAAATCGAGAACTGGACAACCATTTGGTCTCTCTACAGTCACAGGTTACAGACGGATCAAATTAGGTTCGCGCCTTGCTAGTTGTCTGAGGAACACTGTCAGCAAGCTTTTTGGTGATGTCTCTTACCGAGGCGATGACTTTCTTCTTCTGCTTAATTGCATCGTCTAAGCGGTTCATTGCAATCTTGAATACGCCAGTCGGCGATTCCACGTCACCGATCTCGGAAAAAGTTTCAGCAAGAGCTTTCTGTTCTTCTGGCTCGATTCTCTTCTTCCTTCGAAATAACATGGAACCTCCGGCTACCGCTTCTGGTTGATACTCGGAAGATGCAACAGTACATCACCGACTCTCTCAAGAGCCATGTTCGTTTCTTTATTCAAGGCGCTTTGCTCACTAATCAACGCGACGAGCTTTTCAGTCGTAGCCTTGAGCTCAGCCACGCGCTGTTCGTTGATACGTGAAATTTCAGCCGCCTGTTCCTTAGCTTGAGAGACACAGTGTCTCCAGAGGAACACAACAGCTATGAACGGGCTAATCATTATGAGCCCAGCTATTCCGTACGTTTTTATGACGAGCTGAGCCAAGTCTTCCATTTACTTACTTCCCCTTCAGATACTCCTCAAGGTCCTTTTTGGCGACCGCCGCCACGATATTCACGCTTATGGCCTGAATTCCAGCTCCACCGGTACGGCCATCTAGAATGTCCTGCAGTGACTTTACCTCGTTCTCTACCCTCTTACGCTCTGCCTTGATGTATTCCTTGGCAGCATTTTCGAGCTCTTTGAGCCTCGATAGTCTATCTGCCATCGAGCTACTCCAAGTAAGGCTTCATCTTGTTGAAGATGGAGGTCCGAATCTTGGCCACCTTCGAGCTGTCCATCTTGAGCTGTTTAGCAATTTGTCCCGGCTTTAGAGCCGGCTTACCCATCAACCCAAAAGTGTACTCGTGAACGACTCTCTCTTCAGGAGTGAGCTGGTGGTAGATAAGGTGTATGACTTCCTGTTCGCGTGAGGAGAGTAAATGGGCAGGGCTTACTTCTGTTCCTGTAATACCTGATGAAACAAGTCCTTTCCTCTGTTCTTTGGTCAGACGCTTGATCTCCTTCAATGAGAACCCGGTCTCCTCGGCCAACGTCTGCGCATCCGGTTCGAATCCTAGGCGCTCTGTAAGTTCGGCACGAGCTGCGTTGAACTTTCCGATCTTTGCGGCAATGGGCTCAGTAATTCGAGCAAAGTTCTGGTTGGTTTGAATGAATCGACTTGCCTTCTTCAAGTAGTTCGAGACCCATGTTCCAAGAGAAGCGCCTTTTGAAGGGTCGTACTTCTGAAGGGCCTCGACGGCGAGTCTCTTGTGCTCGAAGTCTATCGCCGCGTTTGGAATCTCGACGTTGTTCTTGTAGATTCGGGCTCGATTTTCAATGAGCGGTTGCAGAGACTTGAGTAGAGGGTCTAGGTCTTGTGGCTTCCGTCCACCGCTATTCCACTTCTCCCACAGCTCAAGCTCGCTCTTCTTCTTCGATCCGAGCTCTTTTTTCTTCTGAGCAGGCGTCGAAGTAGAAACGATTGGCGATGGTGCAGCAGTAATTAGAGGAGTAACTGCTGCTGGAGCTTTCGGCGCCTTTGGCTTGGCTGGGAAGAAAGTCACCTCGGCTGGCTTTAGAACTTCTGCCTTTGGGATGCCGATTGGAGGCTGATTCTTCTTTGTTCCAGCTTTCTTAGCCGAAAGCTTCTGCAACGCCCATTCGAGAGCTCCGAGTCTGTCGGAGGAAAGTTGCATTTCTTAGTCGATAGCACCGGAAAGAGTCCTGCCTCCAGATGTATTTCCAGTTTTGGTTTCTGGATCTGGAGTTTTCTTCATTACGACTGCCGGTCTGCTCTTTGCGACTTTCAAGAGTTCTGGGTAACGACGTTGTGCTGGTGAATAGTGAAATCCACCATCGAAGAAAGCATAAACGTTATATGCAATCTTCATCTTCTCAAACTTCTCGAACTCCTCGGCCGAGGCATTCTTCAGTAGGTTGTCGGCCATCGTTATTGCGCCTGGTGCTTGGACAAAGAGCTTATTCATCAGCTTGATGTCACGCTCTCTGTTTTGTGGTGCGGTCTTGAATAGAGCGTCGGCATCGCGTCGAGTATCCTGCCTCGATTGACGAACGAGCCTGAGGAAGTTTAGCTCCTCCTCACCAAGATTCCCAACCGCTTCTTTATTCTTGCTCATCGTTTCTCCTATGGCATCTTCGGAAGAGTCCCTAGACGCCCAATCTTTGGTACTTGGCTACTAATGCTTTTTCCAGGTTTGCTGAGGAATCTCGGCGTGGCCACTCCTTTGAATTTGAACAGGTCGGCAGCAGTCTTGATCTGTGATGTTGGTTGAGGCGGAGTCACTGCTGTAGTCGCTACCGGATGATGCTTCATCGATACACGTAAACGTCTTTCTAAACGCTTTCTACGCTTCTTTTCGGCCTTAAGCCTATTCCATCCCAGACCTCCAAGAGCACCAAGAATGGTGCCGATTGTTTTCCTTCTTGGAGAGGCCCCATGAGTCTTCGAGAACGATAGTTCGCTGAGAGTCCTTCCGACGCCAGAACCTACAAGTACAGGAGCACCGACTTCGACAATTTTCTCATGAAGAGGCTTTTTTTTCTTTAACTCAGAGGCGATCTTTTCGAGTTCGTCCGAGAACGAACTCATGATGGATTCCCAGTCCATGTATTACGAACCCTGTTGTTGAAGCCTGATAGCACGTCCAAGTTCCCAATCTCTCTTGGCCTTCTGTACTTGGTCCATGGCGAGCATTCCTAAGCCGAGAAGGCCAATCGACTTCCCATGACGTCTCAGAAATCCCTTTGGCGCTTCAGACGAGAGCTTTACCATTGTAGCAAGCTTGGGTTTCGGCGGTTGGATGCTCTTGTGCAAGAGGGTCGTTGCCTTGAATGGGCGACGACCGGATCTTAGAAATCCGGCATACTTCGTCATCCGGCAGATGCTTAAGAGCTCATCCTCGAAACCAGCTTTCATTGCCGAGAAGTAATCCATTTCCTTCTCCTTTTTGAGAGTTTAGCAGCGGTACAACTGTACACGTTATTCATCCGCGTGCCAACGACACTTATCCACGCAATCCTGGACCCTTCTTGAGCTCAAGTACGTACTTGTCGACCATCTCAAGCTTCTCCTTTCGAACGTCGTACACGGGAGAGATTGGCTCTTTTTTACCAGTCCCATTGATTCTGGGTAGATGCTTGTCTGGGTCTTCCAAAAGTCCTGCGAGGTTACCTTTCTCGATAGCCAGCCGATCTACAGCAAGACTGTGGAATCCAGGCTTCCCCTTCGTGATTGTTGGGGCTCCCTTTGAATTGTACGTGATTTCCAAGTCTGGCGTACCAAAGATGTCGATCATCGTAGCGATCGGACGTTGGGTGTACTCACGGATGAATTGGTCGATGTCATTTCGGCCGCTCCGAACCAGACCGTAAAAGTACGCAAGTATGTTGACAGCCTTCTCTATGGAGAGCTGCGTCCTGATCTTGTGCTTTTCTATCTCTACTTGCTGAATCTTCTCAAATGGCGTATTCGGGTCGTAGACGGTTCCTTCGACATCATCGACGTTATTCAATCCACCCTGCACAAGACCTGTAAACTTCAGCTCGTCGATGATAGAGGTCGTTCCGAAGAACGGCATGTAGATGTTCTGCCCGATCTTCGAGTTTGCGTAGTTTGGAGAGAACCAAGTTGGTCGAATGATCTCCTCTACCGGAGCAAGGTCCTTTACGGTTACCTCAATTTCCTCATGAATGATGACGGACCGAAAGACCTTCTTTCCTTTGAAAGTACCAGATGGAACCGTTACAAGTGTCGGATCTACGACCTCGACACCGAGAACTTTCCCTCTCGCTCCAAAAACCGCCTTCGAACCAGTCGTAATCGATCCAGGAGGGTCTGGAATCTGAACTTCTCTGCTTAGACCATCAATCCGGCCATGTGGATTGACTGGGTCTCTTTGGACTGTCTTGGTCGTTTCTTTTCCTTGAGAGATTGTCTTTGTCAGAACCTCTGTGACGACCTTCTTGGACTGAGGGTCCACAGTGTACCTAACAAAACTGATTGAACGTTCATTCTTCCCTTTTACCGTCGAAGAGACCGTTGTCTTGACCCCGTTCTGAGGGGTGACTCCGACGAGAACTTTCGTCAGGCTGTCTCGGTCTCTTGCATTTGATTGATTGAACGCGGCATCTGCCGTTATAGGTATACGAATGCGGGACTTGGCTTTTTCAAGCTGCTCGGAGAAGACGCCAACGAACTCGTCGTCTGAGCCAAGATGCCTACGAACGTGGTGCATCGAAAGGCTTGTCGTCCCTCCACGCTGATCGATAGAATGCGTCACGCTACCTATCATTCCAATAAGCTGGAACGGAGCTCCGAGAGAGACACCAGCTGTTCCGTTTGACTGAACAACGTTCAAGACCTTCTTGCTCGTCGCGTCGATTGGCTCGTCTTCCTTGAGCTTCAAGGCTTCTCGAAGCTTGGCGGCGTCTGGGATGAATGGTTTGAGGATGATGACAGCCGGGAATCCACAGACGACATACGGATTGAACCTTCCAGCTAGAGTGACACGCCTCGGTCCGAACCTGTACTTGAAGAAGTGAAACAGGGCGGCACGGTTCATCCAGCTCAACCTGGCGCCACGTAACTTAGACTTGTTGCTGTCGGTGCTGTGATTGAAAGTTGCCGTATTTGCTAGCCATTCAGTTCTTGGAATGATACCCGTATGCCTCTCATGTGGCATGAGGATTCGATATCCAGAAGCTCCGGTCTGCTTCTGAATTTTTTCCATATCGAGCCCGATGTTCGGGGCCATCACTTTGTCAGTGGCCAAGAGTGGGTCTTTACCGACAATAGTGAGGTATCCCATCGTCAGTGAGCGTGTCACCTCCGACAGGTAATTCCTATCGAATGCAACGTGGACGTAGTGCTCCGGAAAGATGACGTTACAACGCGGAGCTGGAGCGAAGAAGCAATCAGGCCTGAAGATTTGAGATCGCAATCTGGAGGTCGTTACCGAAGAGCGAACTCCAGATGTGAATGTTATCTTGGTAGTGCTTCCATCAATTTTGAGTATCGCGTCTCCGATGTCCTCTAGAGCTTTTTGTAACGATGTCTTCAGATCAGCTCCTCTCTTTCCTTCTTTAACGATATCATTAGCTAGGAGCTGCAACTTTATTTTAGCGGACTCAATGCTGGAGATGATGTCTTTTGCCGCTTGACCAACTGTTCTCAGCTTGTTGTTTACAGCGCCCAAAGCGTCTGAGTTAATACGGGCTGTATTCGCTATTGCACCAGCATTATCTACAGTGTCATAGCTCAACGCTGCGCTAACGTTGATATTGATGTTCTCAAGGTCAGATTTGGCAGAACGGACAACTGGGTGCTGGTTTAGATTCGATGTTGTTGTCGTCTTCTCTGTCGTTCCATCGATGCTACGATCATACTTCGCTGCTGGATTCGGTACGAAGTCGTAGTAGATGTACCTGCAGAGTAGATTGATCATGTCTCTGAATGTGACTTGCTGGCCAATATTCTGAAGGCCATTACGTAGCCACTCATCAAAGACTTTTACTGAAATCAGATTGCTCGCCGTGCTATCATTCTCTTCGGCGGTAATTTGAGCGAGTAGACGGCACCGAAGTTCGGCAAACGTAAAGAAGTCGTTCACGCCCTTGAAGTGATTCGGGACACCTCCCATCGCTTCAAGGATGGATATGATTCCTCCAGCTAGACCCGAAACGGTCTGGAGACCGGGTGTTTTTGGTTTTGTTCTGAGCCACGAGACCAATCTCTCTGATTGGAAATTGACGATATCGTCAAAAAGAGATGCGTTCGAAGCATAGACGGACGACAGATTGTGGAATGCGTTTCCACCAGGCCCGTACTCTATTGCTGTCGCATGGCATGAGTCCCAGTAGCTTGAGAAGTCCAAGCACTGAAGCACCAGACTTCTGGATATGGGTGTCTGGGCGAACGCGAATCCGATTATCTCTCCGGCGAAGAGAAGCTTGTACCTGAGATTGGTTTCGTTCGGGTCTATACCGACCTCACGGGCCGACTGTATCTCTTTTTCAAGCAGCGATACGCTGTCCAAGTAGAACAGATGGACCATCGTCCTCGGCTTGAATTCCATGCCGGAGTCAAGAGGGACGATTTGAATCGAAGCCGCAGCAGGTTGGTTAACACCAATGCTGACGTTCGCAGCAATGACTGGGACTTCCTGGCCCTCCAGGAAAAGACGCAGCTTTAAAGGTCTACCGACTCCAGAAGCCACGTCATCGACTCCTTATCCAGGAATTGGAACTGGTGAAACAGCTCGTGCCGCCGTTTGAGGTGTCACGTTCAGAACTGAGAGCCCGGTGTTCGCTAACTCAGCCGCTTGCCATACAGCCGTGTTTCCAACTGGTATGAGTCCAACTCCGTTTCTGATGATGAAGCTCGCAACTTCAGCCTCCGCATCTGATGGCATCTTGAATCCAGCCGATTCCCAAGCCTCTTTTGCCCTGTTCACGAGCTCCTGATTTCTCGTCGCTGATTGTAGGATCTGATCGGACGATAGGAGGTTGGTAATTGTCGAGCTCCCATAGTGGGATGAGGACCCGATGTATTCGTCCGTGTTCTCGTTGAACTCTCCGTACTTTACGACGCCGTAAGATGTGACGATTGGATCTCTCACAATGTCAACAGCGTCATACGCCATGACTCCGGCAAAACCAAATGGAACACGTAAGATGTCCCCCTTTGCTACGTTTGAGAGTTGTCGTGCCACACTATTAACAAGTTCTTGAGCTCGGTTCCATGTATTAACGACAGTAGAAATACCAGCCGTCAAACCCTCCACAAGTGATTGTGGCTGGACCTTCCCATCAACGACTCGTCCGGTAATGACTTGTCCAGATTGTAGCTCTTTCGGTCCCTGTACGGCGAATTCGGCATCGACGATTTCTCGTGCCTTGTCAGTACGTAGGCCGTTGATCTTTTTAGCCCTCTCACGAGATCGAAGAGGAACAGCCGTTCCATTTCCGATTTCTGAAAAGTTCGTGTATCCAGTAAGAAACATCGTGAACTGGAAGTTCACGTGATTCGGTTCCTGCGTATTCTTCGATGAGCTGGCACCGATGATGTATCCACTGACGAGTGTCTGGTCGAATGACAGGAAGACTCTTGCGTCATTCTCTATACATCTCGTTCCTCGAAGGTACTTTTCGTAGTTTTCCCACCACTCCGCCTCCCAATTGAAATCGAAGGTGTTCAGCAGAACACCGGCAAACGTCATGACCCTTGCTCTTTCGCCAAAGAGGAAGATGTACGGCTCACCGAATGTCTCGAGAATTTGCTGTTTCTCCATTCTCTCTTCGCTAACTTGCTGTAGTAGGAAGTTGGAGTAGATCTGAGTCTGACGGTGATCTTGACTGCCCTCCTTCCCTCCAGCATCTGTAAGAAGGATGTGTTTTTTACCACCTGTTACGACACGAAGAGTCGCAAAAGAGTCTTCCTTCAATGTGATTCCACGAACCGGCCGACGTACGGTCCTTTCTGCACTCTTCGACCAATTGAAGATGTCTTCGAAAAACGACTTGTCTTTCTGAATTGCACTGAAGCGGTCCTCAATGACGGAGATGGCGATCATCTTTCGACTCCAAGTCGGATGAGGAAATCTCTCAAGCCTCTTGATACACGACGATTCGTGTCTACGTTCCCACGTTCGATGGACGTTGCGTAGACACGGGCCTCGGTAACAACGATGTCGTCGATGGTCGGGTTGTTGATGAGTTTGATGATGACAGGTCTACCATCGACGATGAATCTCTGCTCAACTTCGTTTCTAAAACTCATCTCGGCCGTCCTTGTTTCGGCTGTCCTTGTTCGCCTGGAAGCTGTGTGTTGCCTGCCGGTCCTGCATTTCCAGTCTCATTCATTCCGGCCAGAACAGTTGCAAGCTGCTTCTTGATGTCTGGATCATTGGAGAGTGTGGCAAGAAGGGTCGCGATGCCACGTTGGTTATTGTTGAGTGTGTTGATTGCTTCGACCAGTTTATTCGTCTCTGACTGAGGCTTCCCATCCGGCGCGCCTCCCATTGACCCGACCAACATACGAGAGGTGGCCCCCATTAACACGAATCTATCGAGTTGCTCTTTGGTGAGTTTGCCAGACTGGAAACCGGCCAATGCCAGGTCTTCTTCAGAAACACCAAGTGCGGCAGCCGCCTCTTTCACGTTCTTGAAGAAACGTCCTGCTAGATCCTTTCTTTTCTTTGAAGCTCCCAGAGCTTGTTCAGCAGCGAAACCTCCGGCTCTCAACGCCCTATCAAGTTCATCTCCTTTCAGGCCGCCGAGTACCTCCGAGTATTCCTTCATCGCAGCTCGTAGCTCTTCTTGTTTTTGGTCTGAGATTCCTCCTTGTCCAATGTCGATGAGTACTTTCGCAAGTCGCCTCTGCGCCTCTCCTGCTCTTCCTGCCTTATCAGTAGCGGCCAACAACTTGGAGCCTGATTCAGATAACAATTCTCGACTCTGTAGACCTGCTAGCTGTTTGGCAGACGTTTCGTACTCCGTTACTAGCTTTGTGGCTGTTGCGACATCTTTGTCGCTACGTAAGTTAAAATCTTCGCTTTTGACTATTCCAGACAGCTCCAGCAGATCCTTTTCCGATACCGCGATTCCCTTTGTGGCAAGGTTCTGTATTACGTTACTCATGTTTCCACGCTTCAATGCAAGTCGAAGATCTTCATCTTTAATAACCTCCAACAAGAGTTGTCTTCCCCTCGACCCTTTTGATTTCAGGTACTCTGTAGCTGTCGCACCTATAAGACCTAGTAGACTAGCCTTGTTTTCTTTATTGCCCTCAAGCTCTTTTAGCTTGTTCTGGAGAAATGCCCTGTCACCAGCTATACTGCCAGTTCCTCCTACAATCTCAGCGAAGTCCGCGCCAAATCCAGATGCCGCTGCCATCTGGGCAAATACATCCATATCTCCAACCCTATGCTTCGCGGCGCCGATGAATGATCTGAATAGTCTCTTCTCCTTCTCAGAGAGCTTTGATTGATTAAGTATGTTGGTAAGAGATTCCTCTGATATCTTCTCAAGCGAGGATGGATCCACTGGTAATCCAAGCTTTCTGGCCACGTCTTGGACTCTTGTACGAAGGCCCTCAATTACTAACTGCATCTGTTCAGCTTTAGTCTTGGTGTCAAATTCCTTCTCCCCCATGATCTCAAGGATCGCACCTTGAGCACCAGTTCCAGCGATGCCTCCAGAAGCAAGCTGCCTTGCAATCTCTACTTGTTTTGCGATGTCAGATGTACCGAACACCTTATTTGCGAATTCCCTCACCTGGCCTTCGGTCATTTTGCCACCGAGACCGGCGATAAAACGTGCGATTCCAGACTCTGGCCCTCCCAACGAACCAATGTCTTCCAAGGCATCCTTGAAGGCGTAGTACGGAAGCGCCAGTCCACCAGTCCCTAGAACTGTAGCAAACCTCCGTGCAGAGATTCTATCAGTCTTCAAAAATCCTCTGCTACGGTTAACCGTTGCGAGTCCTTGAGTGTCAATTTTAGTGAGGCTCTTGAGCATCTCCCGAGCCTCGGCAGATTGGCTTCCGGCAAAGGCTTGTGCGATTGCCTTTGCGCGATCCTCTGTAAGCATCGACACTTCTCTACCTACGAGATCGTCGAAGAACTGGTCAACGCTCTTGGCAATTGAGTGCTGCACTTCCGCGCCAAGCTGCTCGAGCTTCCCAAACGTGGCTGCGTGAAGACGTGTTTTGATCCTTTTGATTATGGCTGATGGGCTCGCTCTTTCACGGAGCTCGGCTTGACGCTGTCGGATACGAGCAAATAGTGCTTGCTCACTGTCTCCAGATATACCAGCCATACCTTGGGCGATGTCTATTTCGCCAGCGCTCAGTCCGGTAAGGCGCTGCATGATGAGATTGGTGGCATCTTCGCTACGACCCTCACCAAGTACACTCCTCATCATTCTGTAGGCAGCCCCTGGACCGATTTGACCAGCAAGAGAAGCGATGAGGTCAGCCTGTCGTGCAGTGAATGAGATCTTCTGATCATTTGTTAGGCGACTCGCCCTCTCCTTGAGCTCCTCTACGGAGATAAGGCCCTGGCTGAATCTTCTTGCTAGTTCTTCATCGACACCGACAGCCCGACCTCCTTCGTACTTCATCATGCCAGCCATCAACAGACGTCCAGGTGCCATCTGTCCAAATCGCACCATTGCCTGGAACATTCGCTGAGCCAGGGCGAGTTGTGCCTCCGGCCCTTGAAGACCGGTTACGTCTTCTACTGCTCCCTCCCTAAGACGGCCTTCTCGTTGAGCCAGGGCTATGTTCTGGGCGATGTTTGTAACCGCTGTTGCTCCTAATCCACGGCGAGCACCAATCTGCATCGCCATGTCTGCTCCGGCTTGTTGAAGAGCTACAACCTGGCCGATTGTTGCTCCGGTCAAACCAGAGGTGAATTGAACGGCCATGATGTTCCTGAGCTGGGCGCTCCTCCCATAGAAACCTGCACCACGGCTCTGCGTAAAGAACTGCTCCGCCTCTTCCATCGTGGTGCCAAGAATCTTGGCCGTCTCGCGGATAGTTATTATTGCCTCACGGAATCTCGACTGGAATTCAGCGGCGCTTCTTACTCCCTGCATGACGCCTGAAAATTTGAGCTTGCCTGCCAACCTGGTAAGCTCTTCGTATGACGTCATCAATTCTGGTACATGAGACAGATGACGTATCATGTCGCCAATGGACTTGGCGTCGTCTCTCGTAAATCCAGAACCTGTGCGCGAGAGTGGATTGAAGAACTGATACTGGCTTCCCAGCATCGTGTTCATCATTGCTTGTTGCTGGGCACCGGTTACGAATGATTTGACTCCGTGCTCGATGACCAAACCTGCGGCAATTGGTATCGCCGCCGAACCTGCGGCTGCGATACCACCTGCGAGACCTCCACCCATCGCCCGAAATGCTGTCACGCCCCATGCGAGCGGGTCCATGATAGCTCCGGCCTTCCCAAGCATGCCGAACATGCTTGCGGCACCAAGAGCCATTGTGCCGCCAGTGAATGCAGCGCCAGCTCCAGAAATGAGACCAGATGAAATTGTATTACCTGGCCCGTAGCCCATAATCCCAGGCTGACCCCAATTGAATCCCCCTCCCGGCCCTCTCGGAGTCAAAAATCCCATGTATCCGAGTCCCTGACCACCCATTCCGACTTGATTGAATGCAGATGTAGTCGGGATGCCGATTGATTGAGCAAACTGATTTTGCCCCATGAACATTTCGTTCTGTTGGGCAAACATTTGGGCGATTTCGTAGCTGTTCGCCATGCTGTACTAGTTTGTGGGAGTACGAGTGATGGGTATGACGAACCTATAGCAAATCCAACGACAATTCAGGGTATAAGTATATGGGAGCTGAGCTCCCACACTTTACTGGAGGAGGAAAATAAATGGTAGCAGGTTTGATGGCTCTTGGATTCATGTACGCGGCCTCTTGGGTAGTTCGTCAGACCCCGAAGGTCTTGAGCCTGTCTACTGGAGCTCTTCTGCTGAAAGAGAAGAGCGAAAACGAGAATCTTCGAAGAATTGCTCGTCTAGGATTCGACATAGTTAGAAACATCGAAGAAATGTCGATTGGCAACCAAACTTTCCACCTCATCGAATTCTCAGACGACTATTCTCACCCACGGTTGCAGTTTTTGAGGGGCAAGAAGCTCATTCTGACGGACGAGGAAGCCTTCTTTCTCTCGAAGGCGATCGAGTCCGTCGAATCGGGAGAGGCTGTCGTACCGGTGAACTTCAATCGGTTCATCGAGATAAGCGAAGCCCGATTCAACGATGAACTGTTCATGGAGGCCATCTCGTCAAAAACTGCGTAGATGACGGTACAAGGGAAGCTGTCAGGTGGCGGACTTAGCCATCTGACAGCTTCCCTTGCTCTATGGACTTCATTCGCGTAACCCTCAGAAACAGTAAGGGAATCACGATTCTGTTGCCAAGCTTCTAGGGTCGGTCGTATAAGTCTCGAACGGCCACGCTCTGCAAGGCGTGACTGGTGAATGGGGACTTCATCGTGCCGTTCGACAAATCCAGGTTCCTCCTGGTCTTAGTCAACTCACCCACATAGGACTCTCCGACAACGTGTGACCAACACACGGCTGGGGGGTCCTCTTTTCTCAAGGAGCCGCAAATGATCGAAAGCAAAATCCCAGAGAACATCAAGAACTACAGAGTGAAGTGGGGACCTATCGGAGAACAGGTATACAAACGCTCCTACAGTCGGACTAAATCGAACGGCGAGAACGAGACTTATCAAGAAACTGTCATCAGGGCCGTCGATGGAAACCTATCACTCGTAGATTCCTCCTTCATCGAACCGGATGAACGAGGGAAGCTAATTAACTTGATGCTGGAGTTTGGGATTATCCCAGCAGGCCGCCATCTCTACGCCTCAGGTGTGAAAGGTCGTCAGTTCCTGTTCAACTGCAACGCATCGGGCTGGGATCCAGAGAGGCCGGAAGACCACTTCACTTTCCTATTTGATGAACTGATGCAGGGAGGAGGTGTTGGTTCGAACTACTCGAATCGTTATCTGGAGCAGCTACCTCCAATCGCCCGCCGAATTGATCTCCACATCACCTGCCGAAAAGACCACCCAAACTACTCGGACTTCTTCCATCTGATCTCAGACCACAACGGTCTCTCTAGGGCAAGTAGACTTGTCGTTGAAGACAGTCGAGAAGGATGGTGCGAAGCGATCGATTTCTTGCTCAAGACCGCATGGGACCGATCGTCAGGTGAGGAGGCCACGCTCGTCATAGACGTGTCGAAGATCAGAGCACGTGGCCTTCCTCTAAAAACTTCTGGCGGAATCTCGTGCGGACCAGGTCCTCTCGTCTTGATGCTTCACGACGTATGCAAGCAGTTAAACTCTTGCCACGGACGTAGACTGACATCTCTCGACGCAATGATGATGGACCATATTCTCGCCTCTTGTGTCATTTCAGGTGGAAAGCGTCGTTCGTCTAGGATGTCTGTCAAGAACTGGAAGGACAGTGACATCTTCGAGTTCATTAACTGCAAGAGAACAGATGGACTGCATTGGAGTACGAACATCTCTGTTGAAGTCGATGACGAGTTCATCGAGGCCTACAAGATTGGAGACAAACATGCCAAGGAAGTGGCTCGAGCAGTCATCCTTGGTAAGAGATTGAATGGAGAGCCAGGACTCTGGAATCGAAGCCTCGCAATGAAAGGGGAGCGAGAGCCAGAGAAGATGTTCTGCCCAAATCCGTGCGGTGAAATCGGATTGCAGATGTGGGAAAATTGCTTTGCTGGTGACGTTAAATTCATAACGAAAGAGTACGGAGCTGTTCGCTTCATCGACGTAGTTGGGCAGACAGTAACCGTACCAACACCGCAGGGCTGGAAGCCTGGTGTCGTCAGGCAATTCGGTGAGCAAATCGTTCAGCGCGTCGTACTCGCCCCAGTACGTCGGAACACCGGTTCTGAGGGCTATCAGAAAACGAGGAGCAACTATCGCGTCGACATCGTTGTGACCCCAAATCATCGCTGGGAGAGGATCGACGGTACTGTCACAGACTCTCTCCATGTTGGTGACGTCATCCCAATGAGCGCTGCCCCGTTCGAAAAGAACGAGGACTATAAGAAAGGAGTTCAACACGGCATCATCTTCGGAGACGGCTCTGCAGATAGGCAGTATGCCGACGGTGCGTGGCGTCACCGCATTCGCCTCTTTGGAGACAAAGCTGAAGAGATGGCCAAGTTCTTCGACCATCTCACCTACCCACAGTCGTGCGACGGGGCTCCTGAGGCGTGGTTGAAGTCCGAGAAGAACCTCAAAGAGTTTCCAGACGGTTCTGAAGGTTCAGACTACCTCTCGGGCTTCATCACTGGTTGGGGAATGGCAGACGCCACTGAAAAGGAAAATGGGACCCTACACCTCGGATCCTCGCACCCACAAGCTGAGACATGGTTGAGGGAGAATGCAGCCGCAGCGGGTTGGGTTCTCAGGGCCGCGAAAGATAGTGGCACAACCGAGACTAACTACGGAAAGAGGAAGAACCCTCTTATGTTCTTCACTCTCTGCCGCCCCGATACAGACGGACTCGCGTGGCAGGTGGTGTCCATCGAACCTCTTGAAGAGAAGGTGCCGGTCTACTGCGTGACGGTTCCAGGTGTCGAGAGGTTCACACTTGCCGCAGGTGTCTTGACTTGCAACTGCAACTTGGGACACGTCAACCTGCAGTATTTCGCGAACCGACCTCAAGCTGATGCAGAGGAAGCATTCAGGTTGATGACAAGATGGCTCATCAGAGCCACATACGGCGACATTCCACAACCTCGCCAGCGGGAGGTCGTATCAAGGAACCGCAGAATCGGAGTCGGATTCTTAGGATACCATGGATGGCTCGCTCTTCGATTCCAAGAAAAGTATTCATCTGCCTGGAAGAATGAAAACGTCAAGCAAGAGCTGCGACGTTTCAAGAACGTCGTAGAAAGCGAGGCACGTCGTTACTCTCAGATGTTGGGAATTCCGACTCCGGTAAAGAATACTGCTCTTGCTCCAACAGGAACCATTTCCCTCATGCCGGGTGTATCGGCAAGTGGGCAAGCCATCATTTACAAGAGGTTCAAGAGGCTCGTCAGATACGCTGATACGGACCCAGAGCTCCAGGTAAAGAAGATTGAGGGATACAAGACATACAAAGACGAAGACGCGAATAATACCGAGATTGTCGAGTACTGGTGCGAGGATCCGATAATGGAGATTCTCAGATCAAAAGGTCTCGACCCAGACGAACTCATCGAGAGTCAAGATGAGATCAGCCTCGAAGACTCCTTGGGCACGCAGATGATGTTACAGGAATGCTACGCCGACAACGCTATCTCTTTCACAATCAACATGCCAGAGGACAAGATGCCCTCTGAGGAAGAGATGGAGAGGCTCTTCATCGAGGCCATCCCATTCATCAAAGGAACAACGTTCTTCCCGGAGAAGAGCCGAAAGAATGCCCCATACCAGAAGGTAAGCAAGGAAGAGTGGGACGCCTATACAGGTCGTAAGGAAGTCGTACAGGTCGAGGACGAGTGCAAAGGCGGTTGCCCAATTCGGTAGTTATTTCGGCATAAGAGAGTAGATGGCCAGACGACCCATAGTCGTCGGTTTTCTTAGCCTTATAGAAAGAAGAGCCGGCCAGGCTGCAACCTGGCCGGCTCACCCTTGCCGGTGGGGGACTTCTCGGAAAGGGTATTACCGCTTCATAGAAGCTGCCGAATGTGGCTTCGGCGGACTATAGTCTGGAGCAGGAGTTACAGGCGGTGCCTCGTTTGGCGAGACGATAGGACCCATCAACGACTTCAGGTCACGATCCCACTCTTTTAGTCTCTGGAGTGCCAAGCTGATTGTATCCTCGCACCGCTTGCAGACATCCTGATAGCATATCCTATTACCCTTGAACTGGCTTTCAAAGTCTGGAGCCAGTTTCTCTACTTGAGTGGACGCAGGCTGGAGCTCCTCCCGCCCGCATCGGTCGCACTTGATCATTACGACTTCTTGCCTGGCCATCAATGAACTCCTCAATCGATTTTGCCGGTGACTTTCTGGACCAGGTAGGTCTTTATGAGCGCCCGTTCGGGTGCGCTTAACGGACCTACGGCTTTCCAATCTCCGATCGTCGACATGTACTGAGAAAACTTCTCAATCTCTCTGTCCAGGATTGCAGACAGCTCCTCTTTCGATTTCCCTTGATGTTCGTCGGCGAAACGAACGATGACGTCTTTCATCGAGCGTCCTTCTCCAATATATCAATAGTCTCGGGTAGTAATTTGGGCGAGGGTTGTAAATCAGAGCGTTTACATCTTCTCAGATACGATCCAAAGATTCAACTGGAGTCAGCCTTGAAGTTTCCAAGACTTTTCAAGAAGACAAGTACCGGCGCATACCAGATGTGGGAGATCGAGACCAGGGGAAACGTAATCATAACCCGGTTCGGTCAAGTTGGCGGTAAGATTCAGGAAATTGAAGATGTTGTAAAGGAGGGCAAGAATATAGGCCGCTCCAACGAGACAACACCAGTTCAACAAGCAGAGGCAGAAGCAGAGTCACAGTGGAAGAAAAAGCTCAAGAACGGGTACGTCCAGAGCCTGGAAGATGCAAAACAAGGGAAGGTGGACTCCGTAATCGAAGGAGGATACTTCCCTATGCTGGCTCACAATTACAGCGAGAGGGGCGACTCAATCGTGTTCCCGGCCTATGTTCAGCCGAAGCTTGACGGCCATCGCTGCACGGCGGTCATAGCTGATAGGGACGTAACGCTCTGGTCTCGGACTCGGAAACCCATCACGTCGATGCCTCATATTGCAGAGGCTCTCTACGAACTGTTTCATGAGTTCCCTGGGAAGATTCTCCCCGATGGAGAACTCTACAATCACGATTTCCGAAATCGGTTCGAGGAGCTCACACACTTCATCCGTTCTTCAGCTCCGGAGCCCGGTCATGAGGTGGTGGAGTACCATATCTACGATATCAACATGCCAGGAACCTTCGAGGAGCGATTCAACTGGCTCAGAAGTGTATTCTCGGCGCGCAATTCAACAAGCTCTCCCATCAAGCTCGTTGAGACCATCAAAGTTGAGGATGAGGATGAGATGATGGTTGCGTTCGAGGAATTCAATGCCCTCGGATATGAGGGAGCCATGGTTCGCAACGCGCACGGTAAGTACGTGGAGAGGCGAAGCGTTGACCTTCAGAAGTTGAAGACATTCATGGATGAGGAATTCACCGTCATCGGAGTGAAAGAAGGTCGTGGAAAGATGGCAGGACATGCGCTATTCGTATGTCAGCTTCCTCCCGGGAAGGATTACCCAAATGGGGACACTTTCGACGCTAAGATGAAGGGTAAGCTAGAAGACCTGAAAAGGTACTACGAGAACCCAAATCTGGTCATCGGCAGAGAGGTCACGGTCAAGTTCCAAGGGTGGACCAAGTACAACAAGCCCAGATTTCCTGTGGTTTGGAGATTTGCTGAGAAGTTCTAGGCGACTCCAAAACCTGTTGAAGCTGAAGTCCGAATATCAAACCGCCGTAGCTCAGTGGTAGAGCACTCGCCTTTTAAGCGAAGGGTCGAGGGTTCAATTCCCTCCGGCGGTAATCATTTGATTGTAGTAATCGAGCACAAATGCTTATAGATAACTCAACTGTATAGACTGCTACCCGTGGTGTAAGCGAGCCACACATAAAGTGGACGCCAATCCTTGAATCCCTAGACAACAACTCATCCTTGTCTAGGCCCCTGGAGAGGTTAAGCACAGCCGAATCCGCTCATGGCGAGCCCGTGAAAGCTCGAAATGAGCGGGGTAGATTCGGAGAGGACTAGGGTCGCGACCTATGCGGGAATGGTCTATGTGAAGTTAGCAGTGAACCTCTAACCGACATAGTTACTCTTTACGATGTCGTCTGCGGGCGTAGTTCAGAGGTAGAACGTCAGCCTTCCAAGCTGAATGTCGAGGGTTCGATTCCCTTCGCCCGCTCTTCAACTCCTTCATCATCTTTGAGACTTTATGAAGAGAAAGAAGAAGCTTCAGAAGAAGAGGTTAGACTGGGACCGTTACTTCATGAGAATTGCGCGAGAAGTATCGACGCGAGCAACTTGCCCAAGGAAACACGTAGGCGCCGTCATCGTCCGGGACCGAATCATTCTTTCAACTGGCTACAATGGTTCTATCAGAGGATCCCTACACTGCGAGGATGGAAATATAGACATTGGCTGCATGATGCACAATGGTCACTGCGTGAGGACGGTTCATGCAGAGGCCAACGCTATCGTACAAGCCGCGAAAAACGGAGTAAGACTCGATGGATCGACAATCTACACTACAACATCTCCATGTTGGACATGCTTCAAGCTAATCGCCAACGCTGGTATCAATCGAATCGTCTACAAAGAGTTCTACAGGGACGAGGGAATATTTGACACCGAAGATCAAATCTTCGACGCCGGTGCTGAGACGATGGTTACTGTCGTCCATCTAAAATAAATGTAGTTGGGGTGTCGTCTAAAGGTAGGACAGTGGCCTTTGAAGCCACGCATCAGGGTTCGAGTCCCTGCGCCCCAGAACGAAGCCCACATAGCTCAGTGGTAGAGCTTTCGCTTTGTAAGCGACAGGTCGGGGGTTCGAATCCCTCTGTGGGCTCTGGCCTGTAGCTCAATTGGTAGAGCCGTCGGCTCATAACCGAACAGATGCGGGTTCGAGTCCCGCCGGGCCAATACTTCCCACATATCAAGTCATGAGAAAATAACTACACTCATGACAAAGAAGATTCTCATCGTTGAGGACGAGGAACCGATCCGTACAATTCTCAAGCTCTTCCTCGTTCGACTGAGCTACAAAATATACGAGGCCAAGAACGGTCTTGAGGGATATGGAATGGCCAGGCAGTTCGAGCCAGACCTCATCATCACAGACCTCATGATGCCGGTGATGGATGGAATCGCCTTGGTGAGATCAATTCGGGCAGATGAAAAACTCAAAGATACGCCCATCGTCGTTTTGACGGGCGGGAGCGGAGATTTACAACGAGATTCGAGCTTGGCCGGTGCGAACGCAGTATTGACGAAGCCAATATCTCGACGAGAGATCATAGAGGTAATCGATTCAATTCTAGAAAGGAGGGAGTAGGTACGTTCGATATCGTGTGGGCTATTTGGACGGATCTGGATCCGAGGACACGATGCTCAAGATGAAGATAACGAAGGAGAAAGAGAAGAAGGCCTCTTCGAAAGAGTTTTCCGCGAAAAGTCGCTGTCACAGGAAGTCGAAGACTAAGCCGATGAACTTTACAGAGATGCCCACGACATGTGTCTGTGGGAGACCACTGGTTCTACTGCTCCAAGGACCACGCTTTGATCAAATTGCTTGGAGTAGTATTTGTCCGAATTGTCGTTGGCGCGTCACAGTGAGTTTGACGCTCTGACTACACATGATGGTCGTGCGTCACGAAACGAAGTATCCACCAAAAGGGAGTACGTACATGCGTCGATTGTTCAAGTGTGGCCACAAGGGTCTGGGTAAGGAATGCCACCGCTGCCAACAAGCGATGATGTTTCTTGATCGAGCGAAGAAAGAGAAAAACGAGAAGAAGAGGGCGGAGTACAAGGCAGAAGGGGAGCGCCTGCTGGCTGTGCCTCGTAGGAAACAAGAGGTGACTACGCCATCATCACCGCTCAAGGCGTAGGAATGGAGGGCACCATGCCGACAGAGGCTGCGCGATGATTTTCTCCTCGTCGAGGTGATTCTGTGACGCAGCAGGAAATACTCACCCTCGCCTCCACCGCCGATGGACGCGAAGTCCTCGGCGACTGGTACGATGAGCAGGGCCGCATCGACGTGGCGCGTCTGTACCGGGACGAGTTGCCGCAGCGCGAGGGGCCGCTGCGCAAGCGTGTGGAGTCGCTTACCGACGAAGAGCGCGCGCAGCTCGACGAGCACGCACGACGGTGGATTGCTGTTGGCCGATGCATACAGCCCGCCGACAGGGCGCTAGCAGAGGCTGCTCTACTCGCCTGCTATCGCCTCTCTCGACTTCATCCTCCAAAGCGACTCATTTGGGCGTCGTCACCGTTGGTGGCGTGCCTCGCGGGTGCGCGGGCTGCGCTCCAGCTGTCTGGTGACAGCGTGGTGTACGACTCCGTCAGCGGCGCAGTACGGGGCGAAGTGTTTATTGTCGTGCAAGGCGTGGTACGCGACTTGATGCACACCGATGTACATTCGGCGGTGCATGACGCGGTACACGACAGCGTGACCAGAGAGCTGGAGGATGCATTATGTAGCGCTGTGGGCGACACGGTGCATGGAGCGGTACATCGTGCCGTGCATGGTGTAATGCGACGTGTGGTTCACTTCGAAGTGAGCAACACCACCCATCGAGCGATTGGCGATGCAGTGTGCTACGGGTTGCACAGTGCGGCGGGCGTTGCTGTGGCCGACCTCTGGCGGCGCTACCTTGAGGCCCAGTTCTCGGTTGGCAGCTGGTGGTGGGGCCCCGCTGCTGTATCCTATGCCCTCGACGTACTGCGACTCGACATTGGGCGCGACATGGAGTTACGGGCCCGCGCCTACGCGGCGCTGTGTGAGAGTTGCTGCCTCATCTGGCCGCACCGCGAGTTTGCCATTCTCTGTGAGCGGCCTAGCGAGCTGGAGTTGGAAGGACCCGGAGAGACACTCGAGGAGATGCGTCGCCAGCGCCTAGTTCGTGTTGCTTGGAACGGATGGGAGGTAACACCTTGAGGTGAATACAGACGACGTGTGACTGGGGGGATTATCCCAGTCACACGTTGAAATTATTAATTATGAGTTTCGACTTCTAAGGTCAGTAAGATGAAGTTTTGCAGGAGACACCCACACACTTCTCTTCGAAGTGCCATCGAGTGCTACGAAAGGACGATGAGTAGTAAGACAGACAAGAAAGTGAAGCTGTTCATAAGTTGGCCACCAAGACAACGAGTCAAGATGGTCAACCACTCACCACCTAAAACCATCGTCCGTAATGGCGTTCAGTACTTCATCTTTTCGGAAGACGAGAACGTTCCGTACCTCGGAGAATAAGTAAGTCAGATAGCAATTAACTGGGTGTGGCTCAGCCTGGTAGAGCGTCTGCCTTGGGAGCAGAAGGTCGTCGGTTCGAATCCGGCCACCCAGAAGCAAACATCGAAATGATCTGGTTCCTCTTATGGAGTAAGCACTGTGGACAAAACACACCATGACAGGAGTCATATCTACTACGACAGAGATGGTTCTCCTCTATCTAGAGACGAGTTCTTCCGGAAGAGGGGAGGAGACGAATCATACTGGCGAATCTGTTGGACTTCTCTTTCCAAGGAAGGTGAGTACGTCTCGACGGTGTGGCTTGGAATTGACCATGATCCGCTGTCCGACAAACCCGTCATCTTCGAGACGATGGCGTATTACGACGGTGGTTGGAGAGAGTGCCGTCGATATACGAATGAGGAAGATGCAAGGCGCGGTCATGAGAAGCTAGTCGCTGAAATAATGGCTCGTAGGAATGCAGGAAAAGACAAAGTGTGTTAGGAGATGTTGAACGGTCACATGGACGAGAACAGTGAACGGTTTGGAGAAAACGTCTTCGAGCTGGCAAGGGAGTTGGATTTCGACAAGGCCAAAGAAGCGCATCTGAAACGAGATATCAACATCGAGAAAAACGATGGATCTCGTTCCTTCCTGCGAAACCTAGTCGTTAAAACCGCATACGATCTCACCGAAGTCGAAAAGGCGGACCAGAAGCTGTGGGAAAACCACGACTGGTATTTGGTCATCTATCGCCTGGCGACCATCATCAACGAGGGCAAAATTCCAGACGTGAGGTCCGTTCTCGACGAGCTCTCCGACGATCACGATCAGACATCTGAATCGGAGGCGAAATGAGCATTCTCAACCTATCCGAAAAACAAAGCCTGGAGTCGCTCAGAAAGAAAGTCGAAGAAGCAAGCCAGAGACCGGCATACGTTGCAAGCTGCTGCGCCAAACACGGTACCCACTACAAATTCCCCGGAGAGGACGGGTACCGGACGGACGTCAACCCGGTGGAGTTGTTTCTCTCGCGCCTCACCGACAGGGGAATTTGTGTGCGCCACGAGAGAGACGAAGAAGAGAACAAGGTGTACAGCTACTACGAGTTGGTGCCCGCCCGGACGCTACGCATTGTCGTGCCCCTCATGCCGCGGGAACACAAAGAAGACGTGAGAAAGCATTTCGAGGCGGCCGGGTTGCGCGTTGGTCTCAATACGGCGTCCGTTTCTTTCTCACAGAAAAAGCACCAAGTCCCTGACGAGTTGAAGCCATTCGTCGCACAGCACAAGACTGGGCCGTTGTCGTGCATCTGGTTTGCACAAAGTGAGGCCATAGACTCGCCAGACGAGGTGCGTCACTCGTGGCACCTCGGTGCGCGCATGGAAAATTTCTTCACCATCCAGCCGCCGGGGCAGTACTCGAAGGGAGATGCACCGGCCTACCACGTCGAAAACAACGGTTTTGCAGTCGCAAACGTGGAGCCGGGCCGCTGCATCGTCTGCCACGGCGAAAGCGGGGAAAGACGGCACTTCGGGACGTGGAAGCAGTACAACGACTCGTGGATGACGAGCGCAGTGTGTCTGTCCTGCCTCCGCAGCAGCATGCAGGAGTGGATTGGGCTGCTGGAGAAGCTGCAATGACGCTAGACCCAACAAAGCGTATCAACTATAGAATCAGCTCAACGCACTACCTCGCAGGGCCTTTCACATCGCACGTTCAACGTCCAAGAATTTCTAATCATGGGCATAATTTTTTCAAGGAGTGGGCGTATCTTCCTTGCGATTACGTTATTGTCGCGACGACAAACCATAGAGTCATCGGATTCTTTCGATTCAACGTGTTCGAGTACCCAACCAAAGACGACCATCCTGTGCCGGAACTACATGCCGCTGGTACATGGGTCGAGGCGGCGTATAGAAGGCGCGGCATCGCATTAAAAATGTGGGAACTGGCCTTCGACTTCGCAAGACCGAAGTACATCAACGTTACGATAGTATCGAAACACGGCCGCAAGTTCGTTCGCACACTTCGTCGTAGATGGAGCGAACGTCAGTTGGAGTGGTACGTAGAAGATCTCAAGAATTGAAGATCTCAAGAATTGTGGACCCATAAACAAAGGAGAGCACTTGTAATGAGGAAGCAGTCCAAGTCGTTCCGGCTGAACGTGTATTACGACATCGACCGCTACCCAGGGTTCGGTCTCGACTCCACTATTCGTGGAATCGTCGGACGTCCAGAAGAAGGAGCAGGGACGAACCTCGTTACAAGGATTCGCGATATCAGCTTCTTATTCAAGGACGAAAGCTCCGCAAAGAAGGCACTTGCTCGACTGAAAAAGAAGAAGATCGAAGCCGAGCTCATCTCGGATTGAATCGAAAAAGACTCCCTCTCTTGGTATAAGTAATAGATGGATTCAGACCATTATGGTCTGAATCCATCTATTATCACTTAAGGAGATGCGGACAGGTACCGTACTTGGGCTCCTAGCTCATCTGGTAGAGCGCCGCCTTTGCACGGCGGAGGTGACGGGTTCGACTCCCGTGGAGTCCACAAAATATATAACCGTAACCGGCTGACTAGCTCACTTGGTGAGAGCGCTGGTCTTACACACCGGAGGGCCCGGTTCAATTCCGGGGTCGGCCACATGACAGACTGGAAAGCGTGGAAGATGTGGAAGAGCTGTTCAAGGAAGGTGAAGTTCAAGCACGAAGGCCAAGCGAGAAGAGAAGCTCATAAGCACGGCCAACGTGCATATCGTTGTAAGTATTGTGATGGATGGCACCTCACCAGCCACTCCAGCCCTGAACAAGTGCCTAAGAACGTTACGAATGAGCATGCCTAAGAAGAACGTTAAGAAGACGAAGAGTGGGACAAAGAAGGTAAAGTGCCCGTGGTGTTCGAAAATTGTAGATATCACGAAGAAGGGAGGATACTCACCGCACTATGCCTATAGTGGAATGTGCATAGGTTCTGGCTTCACGGTCAAAAAACCTCATTGAGGTACGGGCTAGTGGCGGAATGGTAGACGCACCGGACTTAGGATCCGGCGCCTAACAGGCGTGAGAGTTCGAGTCTCTCCTGGCCCAAAAAGGAGTGGAGTAAGGTACGATGATGACAAGCATGTTGACCAAGGAAGATATGGAGTTAGGAAAGGCCAATAAGGCCGAAAGTTTGTTCAGAAGAAAGGAGAGAACAGAGTACTGCAAGTCTGAGACTGAGCATCTATTCGAATCTACTGGGGAGTGTACAAAATGTGGGGCGCATCGGTCACCGTACCGAATTGAATTGTGAACGCCCCGGTGGTGGAACGGTAGACACGGCGGACTCAAAATCCGCTGCTCAGGCGTGAGGGTTCGATTCCCTCCCGGGGCATTGGTAATGAGGCTCGACGGATGGACACTCTGGTCCTGAGTATTTCTTATGAGCCGATAGCAAAAGTATCTTGGCAGAGGGCGATTACTCTGCTCTGGGAAGGGAAGGTTGAGGTCGTAGAGGAGTACGAAGATAGAATCGTTCGCTCCGTTACGCTTCAATTCAAGATGCCGTGTGTGATCAGACTCCTCAGATCCATCAGAGGACGTAAGAGGGCGATCAGATTCTCGAGAGAGAACGTCTACTTGAGGGACAACGGAAAATGTCAGTACTGCGGAGTCAAGGTTCCGAGAAGCGACTTCACCTATGATCACGTCATTCCACGGTCACAAGGTGGTCCGACGACATGGGAGAACGTCGTTGTATGCTGCACGCCATGTAACCAGAAGAAGGCTGGTCGTACTCCTGAGCAAGCAAATATGAACTTGATTCAGAGACCAACAAAGCCTAATAAGCTTCCATACACATTCAACATCACATTTACATGGCAGAAAGGAATGCCGGACGCTTGGAAGCAATGGATGAAGTCCGTAGCCTACTGGCACACGGAAATAGATAACGACAACTGAATCGAAATAACTCCTTCTCGTCTGGCGTCTCAGATGAGCTGGACTATGGAAGAGTGGCCGAGCGGCTTAAGGCACCGGTCTTGAAAACCGGAGGGCCCCTGAAAGGCCCCGTGAGTTCGAATCTCACCTCTTCCACAATGTCAAAAGCAGTGAGCCTAAACGCGCCAGAAACTGTTCGTCAAAAAGAAGGGGGTGAAGAAATGAAAGAACCAACGGAACAGAAGGAACCAGAAGTGAAGCCCGTCACAGTGAGCGATGTTTTGATGCTCGCGTCCACGACCGACCTCGAATCCTGGAAGGTGGCGCGCGCTGAGTTGCTGAATGTGGCGACGGCCATATTGGCCTCAAGAGTAGCCATGTGCTTTGGGCTTACCGCTTCGCAGCTCGGTGCGTTGAAGACGGAAATCGAGATGTACGTGGACCTCGCCGAGGCCCTCATCGCTTCCGTCAACAAGAGATTCAAGTGACTACGACGGAAAATTCGGCAGATTCTTCTACTTTACCAACCCTCGGGGACTTTGGTTCTAAGACAGAATATGGTGTTCTTGTTCCACCACTTCAAATGGTCTGGCAACCAACCCCGCGTCGTTCCCTCCAACGGTGACCAACTTGGTGGTTGGTGCGGCTTGCGCGTGTAGAGACCACCTTGAAATAGCCCGATGACTCTTGTGTGTCCAGCGATGGTGCAGTTCAGACCGTCAGCGAGCTCTTTCGAGAAGTCGATTCCGGAATTTCCTTGAAAGACACTACAGGCCCTGAACCAGAGAAGAGAGTCTGGGGCTATAGCTTCTTTCAACGTCAGCCATTCATATGATGGAACGAGTTTCTGAGCAAGCCACACTCGAGCGGGGCTCCCATGACCCCAGTACTGGATAACTGTCAGTGGGCGCGGCCGTGAGAGAAGCCACTGCTTCGCATCATCCCAAGATGATGCTCCGTAGTAGTCATCTACTGCTCCGATGAGTTTTTGAAACCAGCACCCGATAGACCAAGATAGCTTCAGGAGCCATTGAGTGAATCCTACTCCCGGGTTCTTGTCATAGATGATGACTCTCACAGTTAGCCTCCGTAGCTAAATGGTAAAGCGCTGGACTTAAAATCCAGGTCGATGCAGGTTCGAATCCTGCCGGAGGCACACGTAGAAGACAAGCACGGTGATGGCCCCATAGCTCAATCGGATAGAGCACTGGCCTTCTAAGCCAGGTGTTGCAGGTTCGAGTCCTGCTGGGGTCGTTGATGCAATGATGATCGAATCTGATTCGATCATCATTGCATCGGAAGAAAATCCGCTTTTGTCGGAATAAATATCTTGCCAGGACAATTAAGTCCTGACGTCACAGAGGAGATTGACGTTGGATGAAACCGTCTTCCTGACGGACGAATTTGATCGTCTCTTCGAGATACTAGATAAGAAAGCTCAGGAGGCAATCCAAAAAGTTGGAGGTGTGAGCTGCAAAAAGGGCTGCGCTCACTGTTGTTATCTCCTTGCAACACTGACTCTGACGGAGGGCCTGAACATCGCTGAACGGCTCTTGGTGGACGAGTCAATTCGTCCAAGACTGGGAGAGCTGCTAGAGGCACTTAAAAGGAACGCCATCGCGGCGAGCTACAAGAACGTCACCAGAGAGAACTACTTTGAGAAGAAGCTGAGGTGTCCGTTTTTGACGGACCAGAACGAGTGTAGCATATACCCGTTCAGGCCAAGCATGTGCCGCTACCATTTCGTCTCCAGCCCACCAGAAAACTGCTCACCTGATGCACCAAAGGGAACTAGTGTACGGCTACTCAACCTCATACACCTTGAGAAACAAGTCTGGATGCTCGATGCCGAATTCAGACAGAACCAAGCACCAGTCTGCGCACCAATTTCTATAACCGTCCTATGGGCGATGAAAAAGATTGTCGACGAATCCGACATGTCTGGGGAGACTGGGACTTACATCAAGAACCTCGTTGACAAGGCAAATGATGGAGTGATGTCGCCACATAAGTGGATAGCGGAGAACGCCGACTCTATCATCTCAGAATCGAAGAGCCGGATAGAGAAGGCACATCAGCGATGAAGGACAAATTCGAAGTCGAGATTGCACCGGACGGTACCATCCAGATGATGTACCAGGATGGCATCGAGCAATTCGCAAAAGACATCGGCGGAGAAATAGCGACATCCTGCCGGGCATCAAATGTGGAGTGGGAGGAGTCAGACGGAAAGAAGGGATGGACGGTCAGGTCTGCGTACGACCGAAATCTAGCCATTCGATGCGCTAAAAAGGACGGGATAAGTGAGATCGTATGTAGTCGTACAGGAGAGCTGGTGTTTTTCAAAACACGGAACATCGCATTGGAATTGGAAGTGAATTTCTTCTGGGAGCTTCTTGCTCCAAAACGTGAGGGGAAAGTCAATGGCGAATAACATCAGCACCGCTAGGGCCATCATTGAGAAGGTGAAGGCTGGCTACCCGGCTATCTACCTGCAGAGCTCGGAGTACATGCGCTCTTTGCAGGAGATTCGTCTCGCCGCGAAGGAGACGAACCGAGAATTGTGGGTGTGGACTCTATCGAAGGGTCTCATGAGGGAGGGGACCGCAAAGGTGGTCGATGACACAGACGGACCATCGAACGCACTCGACTTCATGATAAAGATGAACCCGAAGTCCATCGTGGCAATGCCACTGATGCACCACTTCTTCGAAGACCCAGGGATCCAGGCCAAGGTCATCGACCTCATACAGCACTACAAGGCCAGCCAGAAGACGGTTGTCGTGATATCACCGGTCGTCAAGCTTCCTCCAGAGCTTGAAAAGGAGTTCGCACTCGTCGAGATGAATCTTCCTGGACCGGAGGAGCTCGACAGAGTCATTCAGGGTATCATCGATGGTACCAAGCTGAAGGGGGACAGCATCCCGAGTCCAGAGCTAAGGAAACAACTGATTGATGCTGCGCTTGGGCTGACGACATCTGAGGCCGAGAACGCATTCACACTGTCGTACGTTCGGTCCAAGATGAACAACAGCACGAAGCGATGGGACCCAGCGGTGGTCATGGAGGAAAAGTGCCAGACATTGAAGAAGACTGGCCTTTTGACCTACTACCCTCCACAGGGTAATGGACTGAAGCAGGTAGGTGGGATGGCAAACCTCAAGGAATGGATTTCCAAGAGGAAGCAGGCTTTCACTGAGAAAGCCAGAGAATACGGCCTCCCATCACCAAAAGGCATTCTCATGGTTGGGCCTCCTGGCTCTGGAAAGTCATTGGGAGCAAAGGCCATCAGCGAAGAGCTCGGTCTCCCACTTCTTCGGTGTGACATGGGCCGTATATTCGCTGGACTGGTCGGCGCATCCGAGGAAAACGCCAGGAGAGTCATCCAGACGGCCGAGGCCGTTGCCCCGTGCGTTTTGTGGCTGGACGAGATTGAGAAGGGCTTCGCCGGTTCTGGGTCAGGGAACTTGGACTCGGGCGTCGGGGCTCGTGTCCTAGGAACATTCCTGACATGGATGCAAGAGAAGACAAGTCCCGTCTTCGTCTACGCGACCGCCAACGACGTATCGTCCCTTCCACCAGAACTCCTTCGGAAGGGTCGTTTTGACGAAACGTTCTCGGTGCTCCTGCCGAACGAAGACGAAAGGAGGGAGATTTTCCACATCCACCTAGCCAAGAGGGGACGTGAAAAGCTCATCAAGAACCTCAACATGGATGGCCTCGTCAAGGACACCGAGGGCTTCTCGGGTGCAGAGATCGAAGCTGTCATCAACGAGGCCATGTTCACGGCCTTCTCCGCAAACCGGGAGCTTGGGATGATCGACATTCAGATGGCCGTTGATGAGACGGTTCCTCTGTCCGAGATGATGAAGTCACAAATCGAGGCCATGCAGCAGTGGTGCAAGGGCCGCACACGACCTGCCAATGTCGTAAAGAAGCGAGAAGTTGCAATCGGTCGGGCCATCGATGCCTGATGTCAGAGTAGTATGGTACAACGGATGCCGGCTCGAAGTATGAGCCGGCATCCTTCTTAGATGGGAACTACACATGAGCCACTTTACGGAAATCAAGGTCGACTTCCTCCAGAAGTACGAAAGGCAGCTCATCGAAGCTTTGGAAGCTCAATTCGGAGCTGGAAACGTCGAAGTTCACGAAGATGGAGCTCCACTCTACGGGTACCAAGGTGACAACAGGTCGCTCCTAGACAGGAGCTCGCCCGACTACGCCCCGCCGTGCCACATCATCATTCGCAGGAACAATGTTGGCAGCGCGGCCAACGACGTCGGGTATCGACGGACCGGGGATGGAAAGTACGTGGCCTACATCTCTGAATTCGACAAGAAAAGGAACTTCGACGTCGAGAAGCAGAATTTCGTCATGCAGGAGTACACAGCTAGGGTGGCGGAAAAGCAGCTCAAGAGCCAGGGCTACTCACTGAAGCGCGTGAAAGAGAAGGACGGCACCATAAAGCTCTACGCCACGAAGTACTCTTGAGTCGAGATCACGACATCGCAAGAAAACATTCTTCATGCATAGAAATCAGTAGAGATTACAAGTGATAGACAAGAAGAGAAAAACCAACAAGAAACAAGATAGGGGGAGGGCAATCTACAGTTGGGTTTTCACCTCCAACAGAGAAGTTGAGGGTATGAAAGCTCAATACCAGACTCTCCTCTGGGAGGACGGCAGTCTCTCCTGCAACTGCCCCGGCTGGATCTTCCCAAAGAAGAATGCCAAGACTGGAGAGAAGATTCGATCATGCAAGCACACCAAACAGGTTCTTGAGTCCAGTCCGTCATCAAAAGACATCTACAAGAAGTGGAAGAGTGGCGAATCACTTCCAGAAATAGAAGACAGCCTGCAGATCGTGCATGAGTCCATCCCAATTACGGTCCACAAGACCGGCTCGTCCATAAAGTACGAGCGGAAGATGGACATCTAGGAGAAGCAAATGGCATCCGAGAAGAGAATCATCATCAGCATCGATCCTAAGGACCCGGGACACGTCAACATCGAGGCAGACGGATTCAGCGACTCTGCATGTCTCAAGGAAACAGAGGGAATCATCAAGGCGCTCGGTTCCGTAGTGAAACAGACCAAGAAGCCAGAGGCTCTTCGCACCGCTAAGGGAACGGTGTCTGTCGGGAATAAGTAGTGATGTCAGAACACCGCTGGTCAGGATGGCCCGGTGCTCGATGCCTGGACTGTGGTGCCGAGGACAGACGGGAGATTTGCGCCGCCGAGTGCAAATGGCCCTCTTGTCCTCGGCACCATGCCGATGGCGAGAATTGCGATAACTGTGAGATATGCCACGGCACAGGGTGCATTCCGTGTACAAAACCTGAGTGCCAAAACGGACCGTGTCCAGGACCTAGAGAGAAAACTGGGATAGTTGGAGACTAGGTATGGGTTCCGTCAATCAAGGAATTGAGGATGTAATCTTCAAACAAGGAATTCTATTCGACCTCGATGTAGGTAGGTGGGCAGCGATCAAGAAGCTCAATGCCGATGATCTGGACCTGCCAAACTTGGATCCAGGAGCCTTCAAGCTGGGACATAAGAAACTCCTACCGAAGGACGCTATCTCAAGGATTCAGGAGATCGAAAGCAAGGCAAGGTCAACCTTGGCTTCACGCTCCTCAGATTTTCCAATTGCTGGGGCGCGATTCGTTAGATATCCAGTCTTGGAAGACCTGCTGGAAAAGCTGACGGCCCTAAAGTTGGAGTTCTTGAAGGAAGTAAAGAACCTCATCGACAACTACCCAGAGCTCAAGAGAGCTCAGCTTGAGGTCCTCAACGCACAGGTGGATAAGATTGCCGCAAAGAGGATCGAGAACTCCTATCCAATAACGAAGGAAAAGAAGTACGAAATCGATGCCTGGGTAAAGAAGCAGTATCTCAAGAACGAAGAATCGTTCTTGGATATCGACGAGCTGAAGTCGAAGTTCAGGTTTGAGTGGCGAATGTTCAAAATCTCGGCGGCGGATAGCCTATCCAAGGTAAGCGCCGACCAAGCCATTGAGGCCCACAAAAAGCTCCAATCCGATCTTCAAGAGTGGGTTGCGGAAACGGCGGCCCTGATGCACAAGACGCTCGGTGAGGCTGCAAAGCACGCTAAAGAGCTGCTCGAAAAACAGGGCAAGTTGAACCCTAAGAACTTGAAGCCGCTCTTCGACGCCTTTGCAGTATTCAAGTCACTCGACTTCACAAACTCCGATGTCCAAAAGACATTGGACGACATCAAGGAGAAGTATGCCTACACCTTGAGTGACAAAGACGGAATCGACTACGAGGCATCAGCGACGATGCTCAACAATAACCCGAACGCAATGTCGAACCTCAAGGAACTACTTGAGACCATCGGCAAATATGCCTTAGATGACATTGCCAAAGAGGCAGGGCAGGCTGCGCTCGCAAAAATCACCGGTTACAGCCGTGTCATGGATGTAGAGTAAGTCAAGAAGGGGCTGCCTCGGCCCCTTTTTTAGCCCCCAAACACTGTTGCGCCTTCTGGGATCTCTACGGCAGGAGCTTCGTCCGAAGACGATGATGTATTGTCGTTTATCTCGGCCGCAATACGCTCCATCTCGGACCGATCTGCGGCTAGACGAAGGGCTTCCTGCTCAGCTCGCGCCCTCTTCTCTTGCTCCTCGCGAATCTCCTTCTCGACCTCGCGGATGATGTCGCCCTGTACCTCCTTTGAGACGCCAGCTTTCTCGAGGGCTCTGGACATCGCCTTGAGATTGATGTCCATGGCTTCAGCAATAACGCCATCGTTATGTCGAAGGGCCAATATGTCCATCTGCAAGCCCTGCAGGGCCTGAGATACGATGTGCTCGAAACGGTCGAGTCTCTTATCGATTGGTAGATTCTTGTAGTCCTCGGCTTCCATTACGGCGTCCACTTTGTCCTCTGGAACGCCTCTGTTGATTAGACGTCGACGACGTTCTTCACGTGCCTGCATTCGCTTGATGTCGATTTTCGACATCTTCTTCGCTGATGCCATTTGTTTGACATCTTCCTCGACACGTGTCACTGCTCCGTTTGCACCGTTACCTTCACTCATGGTTCTCTTCCTTTTGAGCGTCTTGAGTACCATCTACCTTGTGGTCCTGCAAGGTCGATTGAAGAATTTGCTGAATGTGCTTGTCCAGTTCCTGAACTTCCTTGAGGATACTCTCTACGACTTCATCGAATGCGGTCTGTGGGACCGGGACCTTATCTTCGTTCAGAAGAAGCCTCTTAGGCCGAGACTCTGGATTGTGTGACAGAAATTCCCCTTCAATGAGGTCGGCGATGTGAAGTAAGACAAGACGCCGGTTCTTGGCCGCCAGCAACTTTTCATGAAGTTCAGAAAATGTCGGCATCAAAATACCTCAAAAAGAGGGTACAAGAAGGAAAAGAAACAGTTGTCATTCTGGGACACGTGGCCACCTCTGGATCGGAGTGACAGTCAGCACTGGTGACAGGCCCACGATGGGATGATGAGTGCTGGCGCATGTTATTAGCTCACAAGACAGATGGTCTCATTGGTCTCGTAGGGACATGAGATGGATTTTTCACGATCTTGTCCGAGCGAGTCGGATTTCCTACTGGTTTAGAGATAGGCCTATTAGCAATTTGCGTCTTGGGTTGGACTCCTCGGAAATGCAGCGCTTTAAGCTGACCAGGAGAGTACTTCTCGATTTTCTCTCGTAAGAGATTTGTACCTGGAGTTTGGGTGAGTACGTCCTTGGTAAGTGGATCAAGACCCTTAGACTGCAACTCCTTACTGATACTCGATCTTACGTTTCCAGATTCAAACTCCCCTCTCCGTATAGGCATATAGTCGATGACTTTAACTTGCCCGGATGGTGTCTGAATCATATTTTCTGGACGCACATCCGCCGCTCCAACAAAACCTGCCTGCCTCATCCCTTTTACAACTCCTCTACGAGCTGCTCGTATTTGGGCATAGGTTTGCGGAGAGACCTCCGGTGCTTTACCGCGCACGAATTCCATCGCGTGGGCAGTCGTTCCTCCGACACCTTGTTGGGAGCCACGGAATTGAGCAAATATTGGGTTGGATCGGAGAGCCATTCCGGCCTGCTCTTTCCTAGCAATCATCTCTTGTGAGGACAAGCCTTTAGGTTGGTAAATCTTCTGAACACCAAGACCTCCTCCGTGGGCTGTCCCACCAGCTGTAAGAGTTGCGACACCTTCAGCGCCAGCACCGAGATCGTGGATTTGATGACCAAGGAAAGTAGGTTTGAGGACACCTGGACGTCTCGCGAGAGCGTCAGCCTCAGCCAGTCTTCCAAAACGTATAAGCCTTCTTATTTCCTTCAGGGCTCGTGTAGCAGCAATCTTCTCGAGCTCCATACGGAAGCTCTTAAGCATTTGGAGATTCATCTGAGCTCCTTCAGCGTCCAGCCATAACCCTCCGAAACGACCCTTCCCGGTGCATCTCGGAATTGTGACATGGAAATCTTGTCACTGGAAAGTGCTCTTATCTCCCGTGACCCAGAACTTTCACCAGAAAAGATTTCACGGAGTTTTGCAATCGCCCGAAGCTGTGAAACTCCTGGATGGAGATGAATGGCCCATTTCGGATGGAAGAGGTCTCTTACTTCTGGTCCGGCCGCTTCGACGTGCTCGATGATCCATTCCTTTTCAACGGGGACGTCATTCCAAAGATTGTTTAGCCCTTCCGAGAACGCTCTTCGATATACCTTCTCATCCTCGACCCATCCACCAGGTATGTATTGATCGAGGTCGAAGGTTGGGATTTCGAGAATCTTGCCGAGCTCCTCAGAGAACGTCGTCTTTGCAGAACCTGCTCCTCCACAGACGACTATTCGATACGGAGGCTTCATTTTGAACAGCGCCTCCTGAGCCATGTTTCTCAAAATCTGACGATCCATGCCGATGAATGCTTCTACGGCACGGTCTGTTAGAGCCTTCCGAGCGTTCGCAATGGCTTCTGACTTTGGAGGCGCAGCCCTTTTCTCAATATCAGTCACGTCGCTCTCCAATAAGTCCCTGAAAGGATGGAAGGAGGCGTTCGAGAATGGCTAGATGTCTAAGATGTCAGAAACGCTAGGAACCTAGATCCAAGATCAGATCCATTCGCAGTATCCTTCAAGATGTTCTTGAGTGGGTAGATATGCATCCCTTTGAGCCTGCGAGCGACGTCTGGACCTTTAGCCCTCTCCATAGCAATGTAACGAACGTCGGTCTTGTGGAACTTCAAGTACAAATCCGCATTGGAATCGAGTGAGCGGAAGATTTTTACAAGCTCGGCAGCCAATACCTTCGTCGGAACCCTCAAAATCCTCATATTGGCCGCTCGGTCCATTCTGATGGCCCGGTTGCAGTTTGGGCATACGGCGACTGGGCCTTTTATGAGGTCACTTGGTATAGGACCCTTACATCCCTGATTCGATTCCGTATCCATGCACCAGTACATCAGCTCGTCCCCACCTCCGTGGAACTTCTTTCCAGATTCCCAAATCTGAATTCCACAGAGGTTTGGACCGGCCGATGTACGGCCTTTCTCGAACATCACTTCAATCTTGTACTTGGCTCGAATTTCTGGAGTAGAGCCGATGTTCTTCTCTGCCTGCTCTGAGGATATGTTTGCCGTCCTCCGCGCCCTCTCTACAGCAGCCAATACTCTAGGGTCCGCTATCTTATCGAAGTCTGGGTGGGCTTCGGAGATGAGCTGCATCTCAGGCTTTACCTGTTTGAACATTTATCCTCCAGTCGGCTTTGCTCCTTTTCCGCCGCCGATGTATCGACCATGCTCCGGACTCCAGATTGGCTTGCTCGGAACGTTCAAATCTCGGCTCACATGAGGAAGTGGCATCTCGGTAACCTCAATGAGTCGACCTTCCTCATCTGTGGTCTTCGAGACGAGCTTGATTTGAGGAATTGTTGCGTTCATATGAGATGATCTCGAAGGAGCGGATACCGAAGTAATCGATGAGGCTTTCTTCTTGAGGATCGAAATGAACGAGTCAGTGAGGTTCGAAGCGTTCTGAGCGCTTTTAGCCTTCAGACGGATGAGCCAACCGTAGACCATACGGTCGTCCTTGATAAGATACTTCCTGGCAATCAACAATTCCTCAGAATCTGAGAGAGCGCCCTGAGACCATCGAAGAAGATCCTCTACACAGGCAAGCCAAGCTCTCTCCTGACCTGGGACTTGTCGGCACAGGAACTCCCATCCTGAATATGTCCTTTCTGAGGAAATCGGCGTGACAAGAGCCGACTCAAGGAGTGCGTCCCTGACGAGGTCTTCATTCTTCCGTTTCTTCATTCGTCACCAACTTGAGATTCGGACCTTCGTCTTCGACGGCCTTAAGCCATCTTTGGAGCTCTTCAATTGTCCGCTCCATGGCATGGATAGATAGGTCCAGAGAGCCAAGAACAGCATCTGTGCCAGACCAGTTTGGCAGCGGTGTCAGCTTACATCCAGAGTCAGCGACTTCAATGACCCTGGCCCTGATGATGTCACGGGCTCTCAAAAAGGCGTCTAGATCAAGTTTCTTCTCTTCAATCTCCGCCTTGAGATCCTCCCGAGTCATTTTCATTCCAGTACTCCTGCCAGTACTCCTGTCGGAAATTGTCCGCCCATGAAGGGCTTCCGGCTTCCACGTCCGACGGATTGAATCCAAAGAGACCGCTTATGAGGTCATCTTTGGGAGCGGACGACAGGTCCTCAGGGGAGGTCAGTTCAAGCCATGATTCTTCACCATCATCTTGTCCTGAGTCCCACTCCTCTCCTCGTCCGACCTCTCCCTCTTCCTCTCCGACTCTTGGATCCATTTCCTTATGTCCTCCGCTGTCTTTTTGAATTCGATGGTCAGTCCACCATATGAGACGTACGCCTTGATTCCCATGTGGGACGATATTTCAAGGCCGTAGTGAAGCTCCGTCTGGTCCAGCTTTCTCGTATCTGCCCTCACGCAGCATGGCCCGACGAAGATCTGCCTTCCTTGGTCATCCTGACCAATCCCCATTTCGCGCATGTCATGACCGCCGGTCCCGCACTTCTCGCACTGAGCCATTTCGAACACCCTCCTCGTCTTTAGTAAGGCCCTTCCAGATGTAATCCCGGATGAGCCATGAGCTCGTCACGTTGAGCCTCTCGGACATCTTCTTGAGGCGCTTATCGAGGTCCTCCTCGATGCGGAACGCCCTAAGAACGCTCTTCGCCTTGCTCATGACGGGTAGTGTATAACGGTGTTCGACGTTGTCAAGCCCTAGTTGTCACTTGGATTGCGACCGCGTCCGACCCAATAAACAGTGTGTCCGACTCTAGAATCGTCTCCTTCGAGTTACCACGAACAATTGTGAAGCCAGGTGTGAACCACTCTTTCTTGACGTCTTGAACTCTAAAGAAGTACCGGCCCATACGGTCGATGACGGCCGTCACCTTGTCGGCAATACAGGATTTGTACTGGTCGAGCACAGATACCTCGACCGGCCACCGGAGGCGGTCCAAGTCAAGGTTGGTCTCCCTCATATCATGAGCCTTTGACACCTCGTTCGCCAAGTCCTCGGCAAACTTCTGGAGCTGTTCCCGCGTTGCATTCTTGAGTGTTTCGTTATTCAAAAGCTCCACGGAACCCTCAGGAAGGTTTCCCCACCTTTCTAGGAGCTCGACCATTCCACGGTCTACGATTCCGCTCTTCAGAACTTTCTCGACAATCGGTTTCATTTCTTATCTCCAGTCGCTTTATCGAACACCAGCTTCAGACTAAACACTGGCACATCGACTTCATCAGGATTGGAAGAGATGAGGATGGCGGTCTGGTCCGGTACGTCTGGATGCTCTCGAACCTCGACTCCAAACAGCTCCCTGACATCAATAAACGAGTCTAGACCCATCCATTCTTTGAGCTCTTTTGTACTGTGGATGAGAATGATTCGCGCCTTGAGGCGCTTTTGACTCAGGAGATGGAACGCCCTAAATAGGTATACGTATGGGTTTGCACCTGTTGGATCGAGTTCTTGGAGTTCGTTATTTCGAACAGCATTCAGCCAATCATCATCTCGAAGCTCTTCGACATCTGGCGCGTCTGATGCCCTGACTAGCCTTTCAACTCTGATAGGACGTCCGACCTCAATGACGACTTTCTGGACGCCTCCGGATTCGAGTATTTTCTCGAACTTAGCAACAACACCAGCTCGTGTGTCAGGTAATTCGAAAAATTCCTGAATACGCTTCAGCGGCGTCCTTGAATCCCCTATTGAAGCTGGCCTCGTTGTCATGTCTTTATCAGTCGTGCGTGTAGAACATCAATGGTCCAACTTGTCCGAACCCCTTCTCCAATCTGTCATCGAAGAAGTTAATGGCCCCAGCTTGAGCAATGTGTGTGAAGTCCATCCCAGGCAGAACCATAGCTACGTGTCCAATTCCTCGCGGATTCTTCCAAAGAACGACAGTTGGGAACCCTCTTGTCGCTCGTTCCATCGCCTTCTTCCGTCCACACATCATCCAGCCGAACTTGAGGCCATGAGTTGTGAACCAGTCACAAACGCCGTTTGCAGATAGTTCCTTGCCCTTTCCTACCGGAACCTTGACACCAGTTGACGGATCAACCCAGTGCGGCACTTCGCAACTCATTGCTTTGGTAGCATCCCAGAGGAAGATGTTGCAGTAGGTCTCCTGACCATTGGCACGTCCTCGAACGTATCTTGGATTTGTTTCGACTTCGAACTGCTTCAAGGTGCGAATGTAGTTCTCTGCAGATCGATTCTCGGGAGTGTTGATGAGGTCTGGAGTCACCTCGATCCAGGCTCGAGTTTCCCTCATCGTAGGATTCATTGAATTTCCTCCGGCGGGGCCATCGCCAAATTAGGATCATACTCCTGCTCAACCTCGTCTGGCATCAACCCGTCGTCTGGTGGAATATCGACAAGGCCGCGCTCTTCAAGCATCGTTTGAGCCTGAGCTAGTGCTAGACCCCAGTCTCCGTCGAAAGTGACATTGTTGTCACCGATGAAGATATCGGCATCCGGCTTTGTCGTACCAGTCCAGACCTCCATCTCTGGGAATCCAAGACCACGTAGTTCTGCCTCGATTGATTGTTTCAGTTCGTTTCTTCTTGAAGCAGGCATTGGTGCAAAGCGGGCTGTGAATACCGTCAATCGATGCCCAGCTGCTGCAAGCTCATGCATTGCTTCGACTGCCCCTTCGATAGGGACCGTAACTTCTTGACCTGTCATCGGGTCAAGTTCCTTTGAAACGAGAGTGCCGTCCAGGTCAATGGCGAACCAAGCCATATTCGATCCTCCTCATTATATTATTTCTCTCGAACTTGAGGACGTCCAGAGAACACGCCGACACTCACACCAGGCGCAATGACAGCGAGAATATCATCTGAGCTCATCAGGAAGTAGTGCTTCCGCTGTCCATCATCCCACGTTTCATCGGTATCCAGTCGATGCGCGTGCTTCAAGAAGGCGCGGTAAACGACACGGACGCCATTTTCAAGACCGAGTCGATGATTCTTTTCCCCACGGCCAACTCTGATAACAGTTCCAGACCCCTCTGTTACCTTTTCGATTCCCGTTTCCTCATCTGGAAGTACGATCCCTCCAGATGTCTCTTTCTTCCTCTTGTCATCGAGTACCAATACCCAGTTTTCACGTGGAAGAACCTTTTCGGGGTTCATCATTCACTTCCTCCCGAGCTTTTCGAAGATAGCCTTCTTGAGCCAATCGGACGCAGGACCTTGATTGGTCGTATCCGATATACCGAGAAGTCGACCGCTAATAAGGTTGACGTTGTTGTCGCCGACAATGGCAAGCTGGACATGCTGAAGGCCGCTGTCGTCCGTATACGAGACGAGAGCTAGGTCAACTAGTTTTACTGCTTGTACCGATCTCGGCAAGGTCCTCTCGGATGGATTCTGCTGAGTCTTTGCCTGAAGTGGAATTGCCATTTGATACTCCTTTTTGGACAGGGATGAGTGGTATAACCGGTGGAACTTTCCCTGTCGTGCATTTACACCGACGAACTACAACTCCTTTGGTCACGTCGATTTGATAGTCGATGAAGGAGCCGCAAGCTGGGCACACCTGACCTGGGAAATGCATTGGCTGAGTAGAGACATTGAGATGCCGAATGATGGCATCTACCTTGTGCTCCAACCTCGCCAGCGCCTCCGCAAGAACGTCGTCAGCCATTTATCGCCCTCGTCACCTTCAGAACCTGAGCTCCCTTTAAACCCGATGCTAGATGGAGGACAACACCATTCTCCAGATGAAGTTCATGAAGATACAACTTTCCAGAATGCTCCTCTATGAGCGTCTTCACGATTTTGTTCGCTCTGAGGAGCGAGTCAACCGTCTCCATCGATTTTGGCACTTCGTCAGGAAGGCCCATCCCAAGAACTGCTTGGTAAAGCTGACGACCTGTTACCGTCATCGGCTCTTTCATCCTGCGGTCCGTCGTCATTGTCTTGATGACTGGATCTCCGACAAGGTTGATCGAGCCACCACATAGTCTTGGACATGGACACGTCTCTCCTAGTTCGTCTGAAATTTCCTTGATGAGATGAACTTCTGACGGCTCAATGATGAGGAGAAACGGTTGAAGACAGGAGTTGCAAAGTGAGTTGACGATCATAGCGACGGGATGTCGTCTTCAGAGATTGGGGTTTGAGGATTCTTAGACACTTCCCGTCTAACGATTGCCGGTTTTGCAGCGTAAGCTGCTGGACCAAGATCGTCATCATCCAATTCATCGCCCTCCAACTCGTCCTCTTCTAATTCTTCAGATTCTGTTTCTTCAGAGAGGTATTCATCTTCCTCTTCGTGTCCAACCTCACTCTGGTCTTCAGAAGAGTCATTTTCTAACTCGTTGCTACTTTCTTCTGACTCCTCTTGCCCTCTGTCATAGAGCATACGTACCAACGCTTCAGTCGTCTCCTTCTGAACAGGAAGTAGAACTTCCTTTCCAGCATCTGTAACGAGCACAAGGTAGTACGTAACCTTGTCTGGATTGTCGAGATCGACTGCTTGATAGAATCTCTTCAGGGTCAATTTCATTTATTCCCTCTTCTTGATTCGCTGCTTCAGCTTCTGTTTGAAGTCGTCTGCAACTGTGACTTTCTTAACGGCGTTCCTCAAAGAATTCATAACAACTGGGCTGAAGAAGAGCGGACCCTTTCTAACTTCCTGTTGCATCTTCTCAATGAGTTGCCTGTCTCCGTCGTCTTTGGCCTTTCCAATGAATGGGAACATAACCTCCAATACTGCCTTGAAAGCCTCGGCCGT